ACCCCTGCATGCGTAAATGCAGTATTTCCGCCTGTCTTGTTGTGAGCCTGTCGGAAACGCCTTCAAGAATGCCCATGGTATAATGGTAGTCAACGATATTGTCGATATCGTAGTATTTGGTAACACGTACATAGTCAGTATCTATTATTTCACCGTCATCATTTTGCTGTAAGTCATCAACATATACAGACTTGATACTACCACGTTTATTACGGCTTTCATAAATGGCATGATATACGGCTTTATAGGCGGCTTTAATAGCGTTTTCGGTGGGCTGATACTCTTTGCCTGTGGCCTGTTCGCCGTCCGTTTCAATCATAGCAAGAGCGGCGATATTAACTAATTCGGCACTGTCGGATAGGGTGGATAATGTACCATCAAAGGGAATATCTGTGCCTTGCTTGTTGCTGTCAGCATTGTACAATACAGACAGCTTGCGCTTTTCTCTTGCGTCAAACGCAAAGCCATATGTAAGCTGACGCAATACAGGATTCTCGCCTGCTTTATTGCGGCATGTACGAACAGCGCAATATGCAACCTTTGAGGCGTGGCCGATTAACGTATTATCGTTGGTATACTCACGTTCAGCGGCGGCAATAATTTGAGGCTGTGCGGCGGCACGTTCGGCGGCGTTACGTGCGGCGGCACGCTCTAATTCGGTTGCTATGCGCTTTTCCCTGCGCTCTGTATCCATAGATACAGCCTTGCTTACAGTGGGCATAGCACGCATAGCGGCGGCAAACTCGATGATACTGATTGTGTTGTTGTTCTTCATGGTAAAAACCTCACTTAAAATTTAGTCAAGGCTGTGGTGTACCTTGCTAACTAATAGTATAAACGATAATAGTAATAAAAGACAACAAAACGCAGGGTTAAATATAAGGATGGATTATACGGATTATTTATGGCTTATATAAATTTAGGTTATATCTGATAATTTGATGGAATTGAAATGGAATTGATAAGGATATGCCTTTGCTTTTAAATATGAATAATCATTAATCCCTGCTTTCCCCCTGCATGGTATCCCCTGTATCATGGACGCAGTACAGCCACGCAACCGATACAACGGCCGATAGGCGAATTAACCGCCATTATATCGCCTATGATAGGGGGTGAGTTTGCACCTGATTGTAGCGCAGCCGGAGACTGTCGACCAGGGTGTTCTTTCAATTCAAGTATACAAATTCAATCCAAAATTGCATAAAAATCACCCCACAATCATGTCAAAACACTCCCATCTTGACAAGAATGGTATAACAATGGGTGATAATTTGTGCAAAAACAAATGAGTCAGTCTTAAATAGAGGTATAACCCCACCTTATCGCCAACTTGACAAAACAAGTCTTTTGTGGTATAATACTGACGTTGGCTGAGGACAGCCTTCCGTCAGTGATTTTCCCCAACGACGAGGCTTTGCCGAGGAGTTGGAATGTCATTGTTCGGTACGGGGAGGAATTTGCACTGTATCGCCTCGTCCCGAACTGCTGACATTGGCCTTGCTATGCAAGGCAATACGAACAACGAGACTATGTTGAAGTTGTGAGTATTGCCCACCTATTATCGGTGAGCGCAAAGTCCTAATTTATTGCGCGAACCGTAGTTCTCCTAATGCTCTTTCTATAGTAAAGAACTTAATTATTTTTTCTACCCCCTCTATTACGGGGTAGGTCGATTTTTTCCCTAAATACCTACACTTTTTTTCGGATTTAGCACCTCAAACGTGCTAAACCTTATTTTTTTGGTGCTAAGGGCTCGTTTTTGACTTCAAAAACTTCGCCCTTGGTTTCGTTTTCGCTCGCTTAAAACGGCGTCGCTTGGTTAGTTGTGTAATTGTAAGTTCGCCACATCACCACTGAACGCAGTACCACTGAACGCAGTTATCAGTGAGTGAGCAGCGCGAACGAACTTAGAACAAGTTCAGAAAGGATGATGTCTTATCAATTTAAAAGTGTGTGACGCAATGTGTGGGGCGGGTAAAACCCAAGCCGCCATTCATTTAATGAACGAAAACCCAGACCGCAAGTTCTTGTTCATCACCCCATTCTTGGATGAGGTTGACCGCATTCGCAGCAGTTGTCCAGCGCTCAAGTTTGTCGAGCCAATGGCACTTGATGACGGCGGCAAGTTCAGCAACCTTCTTTCTCTTCTGGAAAACAAACATAATATTGCGAGTACCCATGCATTGTTCCGGCGGTACGATAAATATGTAGCCTCCCTCATCAAACAGGGTGGCTACACTTTAATTTTGGACGAAGTTGCAGATGTGGTTGAACCGTTGGACGTGCATCCAGATGATGTGCGGGACGCTATTGAACGTCGCCACATTGCCGTAGGTGAGAATGGCAGGGTGTTTTGGATTGACGAAGAATACCGCGGGTATTTCAAGCGGTTCAAACAACAGATACAATCCGGCTACGTCATAATAGGCGACGACGATAAGTTACTGCTTTGGTTATTTCCAGTGGAAGTGTTTGAGGCGTTCGAGGAAGTAATCATACTGACCTACATGTTTGATGCCCAGATGCAGAAATATTACTTTGACTTGCACGGCCACACATACGAGCAGATTGGCACTCGCCGCATAACAGGCATTGATTACGAGTTTTGCGCCGTTGAAGATGCCGACCCCTCTCCTTCTCTTTCTGGAAAAATACACATATTGGAAGATGCGGCGCTAAATGAAGTTGGGGGCGGGTTTTACGATTTGTCTGTTAAATGGCATGAGCGTGAGCGGTCTGTGTTGGGGCACCCCACCATAGATAAGTTAAAAAAGAATTTGTATAACGCCTTCCGCAATAAGTTTAATGCGGCATCCGGCGACATACTGTGGACTACATACAAAGATTATACGGGGCTACTTAAAGGTAAAGGATACGCAAAGTCGTTCCTAAGTTATAACGCAAGGGCTTGCAACAATTACGCCGACAGACATTACCTTGGATATTGCGTTAACATATTTTTGCGGCCTTCACTAAAACATTATTTTGAATCACAAGGTGTGCGGGTTGACGAAGATAAATATGCGCTGTCCGAAATGATACAGTGGGTGTGGCGCAGCGCCATTCGGCGTGGCGAAGAAATTTGGTTGTACGTGCCGAGCAGTAGAATGCGCGGCTTATTTTGCGAATGGTTGGAGGAAATGCGGTGATAAATAAGATACAGGAAGCAATAACGGAATGCCTCACAAAAAAGCGGTTCCGCGCACTGGTTGTGTGCGCAGACTTAGATAAGGAAAGAAATTCAATCCTTTCTTCTCTGGAAAATACCGCATGGGTGCGCAATTGCAGAAACGATATTACGGTAACGTTCCTCAATGGAAGTATTTTGTGGTGTGTTCGGCCTACGGCAACAGCCCGAGGCACTCGCTGTCACATGCTGATAATAGATGAAGCAGTGCCGGAAGATATTAAGAATGAGGTTTTTGCCCCGATGTTGAGGAAATATGAAGATACATTACAGATTATTGAGGAGCTGCGGGATGAAAAGAAACTGTATTAATTGCGGCGCACCTATTGATATTGATGCGGATAGGTGTCCGTATTGCAAGACAAGCTATTTTGATATGACGGCCATTGACTTTAACAGCCGCGAGCCTGTGGCGTTGAAGATACGCAACGGCAATATGATAATCACGCAGCTTGTGCGGCCGGTGTGCGGCAACGTGGAGTACGGCTGCGACACAGTTGATATGATTGGGCCGTATGGCACTGTCGGTTACAGTGCGACTTTAAACCGTTATGCGGAAATCAACATACAATTTGAGGCATTGCGGCGTCCCGGCAAAGGTAGTTTGATGGAGGTAATTGTTTGTGAATAATAAAGAACTACTCTTTTCTCTTTCCAAAGAAAAAGGGGATTTTATAGTGCAACCGTTTAAAGGAAGTGGTAATGGCGGTCAGAAGCGCAATAAAACAATGTCGGCGTGCCGCATCACGCATCCCGCCAGTGGTACGGTTTCAGAATGTCAAGAAGAACGCTCTTTTGAACAGAACAAAAAGAAGGCATTTGAGCGCCTTGTTGAAAAAGAGTCTTTTAAACAGTGGTTTCGTCTGGAAACAATGCGGCGAACAGGCGAATACGCTGTGATGCTTGAAGAAGTAGAGCGTCAAATGTGCCCTTCTAATATTCGGGTCGAATGTGTGGATGAAAACGGAAGGTGGGTTGTTTATGACAATTAAGTTTAACCTTGATGAAATACCGGCTGAGGGCGCACCCGTTGTTTTCGAAGTCACTTTAGGAGACGGCACTAAGATAATACAAAAAGGAATTATTGAAATCGAGAAGTGCGGTTTTGCGGAATCATTGCTGTTCGATATGTTAAATGGAAAAACCGACACCTTTATGTTTACCAATAAGGATGTTATAAGTTTTACCCCCACGGAAGGAGCAAAGTATGACAATTAAAGAAGCAATACAGCAATTGGAAAGGCTAAAATTCTCTGCAGTTAGAATGGGAAATATCGAGTTATGCAATGCTTTATATATGGCGATACGGGCACTTGAAAAAGAGCAAGAGACTTGGTTTCGGTGGCCAATTGAGCCTGCGCCCGAGCCCGAATGGATTGTGCGGTTTCCCGAAGAATATGATGAATGGAAGTATAAGTTTACTTGTGGCGGAAAGGATTTAACACATGACGAATAGAGAAGCGATAGATATGTTGGAAGAGATGCAACATGACGCATTTATTAATAATGATTGGCAACAGCGTGAAGCACTCTGTATAGCGATACGAGCGCTTTACTGGTACGATGAATTTTTGAAGGCAATGGAGAAAAAGCGGGATGAATACTGGAAGTCGTTCAAGGTTAACACCAAATTGATTCCGAGGTATGACGAATGGAAGTACAGGTTTACCTGTGGTGGTGCCCCTTATGTGATATCCCCGAGTAGTTTTTGCGAAATAAGAAAGGACTTGACATATGACGAATAAAGAATTGTGTGAACGCTACCCTTTCCTCATTCCTTGGAAAGTGCGGGAAGGCCGTATTTCGATTTATGATTGGAAATATGAACGTACCCTTCTGGATAACATGGAACCTGGTTGGCGGAAAGCGTTTGGTATCCAGATGTGCGAAGAGCTGCGTGCGGCGCTGATTGCGGCTGATGCGCTGGACAGATATCAGGTGGGCGACATTAAAGAAAAATGGGGCGAACTGCGGTGGTATAGTTGGGGCGGTGCAAATGGTACTCATGAGATTGAAAAGAATTACCTGCTGCTGTCCCGCAAGATTTGCGGCAAGTGCGGCAAGCCTGCTACACACAGAGGAACGGCGTGGACATATCCCTACTGCGGCGAATGCGCAACACCCGATGCGGAGGAGATGCGGTGATGAATTTGTATAAAGAGGTAATGCGACACGATGTCATTTACTCAATACCGTATGCGCCGCACAGGACGCCGTGGGATGCTGATTTGGTCAAAATAAAAACGTCAAAACTCACATGGGCTAAAGACAGGCAGAAGTTCTTTTATCGGTGGGGTGGTCCTGGTCCAGACTTTAACGAATACGTTGCCGAGGAATATGGCGACACATGGGCATTTACGCCAGAGGAGGTGCGGAAATGAATCCCTGTGATGGTTGTGCGAATAATTGCATATATCCTTGTTGGAAAATTAGTAGCGGTATTTTGACTGAGCCTGTGCGATGCTTCCAATGTAAACATCATGTGGTAAGTTACGACCCTGCGGGTGGCAAACCCGACCATATCTGTAGGTTGCTTGGTATATACGTGGATTCCGAATTTTATTGTAAACGAGGCAAAAACAAATGAATATTTATATGGTTATATTTACGAGCTCGGAGCGTAGCGACTTCGAGGTTTTTATTGGCAGTTCCGTAAAACAGGTTGTCACAGATTTCTATAAATTTATTGGTGGCGGCGCACTCTCGCAGGAATTGTTTGAAAAAATGGTGCGCAATATAAGCATAGCTGAGGCAGTTGAGGCGTGTAATGCGCTCAGCTCTTTTTATAAGATAGAGGGTATATACGGCAACTTAGAGGAGGTTTGGCACGCATGATTTCAATACCGTGTTTGGTGTGTAACGGCTTTAACGAATTAGACGCAACTGAGTGTGCGCATTGCGGCACACGTTATGTGAATATTGGCAGGATTGAATTCGGTAAGCCTATTGTGTTGCGGATGGATATTGGCAACAGTGTTATGGCAAGCCAAGAATTCACCCCTCTGGAAATTAATAATAAGATTTTCATGGAGTCCGTATGAGAAGAAAATGTAAGCATTGCACCGAAATTGAATGGAGTTCCGGCATCGGGGATTATTACAGAGTGTTTGAGAAAAACGCTCTGTTTTCTTTTTGTCTGCACCACGATTACAACGATTGGTGGCTGATTTGCGAAACAGAAAATGATGTTGGAGCCGCAAAGATTAAGCATTATCCCGTGTGCGGAAGGAGATTAAGATGAGCGATAATTTCAAGGAAACTTCTATTGATTACCTGACCTGCGACAATCACGCCGTGTTTTATTCCGGCGAAACCAAATGGATAAATAAGATGCGGCGCTATGCAGAACAGTACCCCAACGAGGTACGTATCCAACAGGACAATGGTTGGGGTTTAATTGCACATATCCCCCGCAATTGGATGAAGGTAGCACCTCCCCGCAAGGTTAACTTAACGGAAGAACAGCGGCAGCAACGTGCGGCAAGGTTGGCTGCTTCAAGGAGTAACAATGGCTAATAAGATACCTGACGAAATTGTGTTTGCGCAACCTTGTTGGAAGTGTAGGCGTTCCACCAATGTCAACCTGTGCCCTTGGGTGCGGAATGGAACTCCTGTTCCTGGTTGGAAAGCAACGCCCACATATATAAAAAGTAACGACGGCTTTGAACATTCTTACATGATACACGAATGCCCACTATTTATTAAGGAGTGATGTATTACGGCGAACAACGCAGTTTATATAGCAAGCATTGATGCCAAGGATTTGTACCTTGCCACTATCTCTGGAAAAAAAGAATATACATTAAAATTCGCCGATGGTAATTATAACTATCGGCGTTTTATTAATACTCTGGACTACAGCCTTGACCTCATCAAACTGCGTGAGGTTTATTTTAAGGCATACCGCAACTCCGGGTTCTCTTGGTGGCATTTGAACAAGGAGTACAGCACCCGCATCATTAACGTAACCTTCAAGTATTCCATTAAACAATACAACCGCCTGAGCAACGGCCTGTATATACGGCATGGATACGGTTACAGCGATGTCCAGTTGGTTGATAATATCGACTACCGTGACGGGGTGCTGATTGCAGTGCAAACAGGAATGCCTGTCGAAAACCCTGTCTCCGCCGAAATACTCGGCAACCTTTTCTGGATGGAAGATGGTGTGTATGTCGCCAAAGATGTAATGCCCCAAGTAATGTCCCGCGCTGAGTTGCGTCATTGGATATACAAGAATGGTTTCAACCTTGACGGCACTCACTATTGTCGCTATAAGCGCAGCGCAGGCAGTGCTCGTGTTGGTAAGTGTAATTTTATAGACGAGAAGATGTATGGCAGAATGCATACGTGGGATATGGCGGGTCTGCCCATTTATCGCAATGACCCTGTGGACCTTGCGGCACTTGAAAGCTACATCTCCCTCACTTCTTCCTCTATCATCGACACGATGGAAATTCGGCCTGAGAACATTCTGCTCATCGACGATTACGAAAGTAAGTTTAGCGATGAGGCGGTAATGACCTACTTGAATGATAAGGGTGAGGTCATGACGGAACAGAAGACCGCCAACATCTGCAATAGCATCTTCGACGGTGAATCTCTACTTGATACTTCATTCTTTGGAAATTACCGCCAGTATGGATTTATGCTTCTGCGCAACCGCTTCTTCAAGAGTGCGGCGTTCCATTGCAACATACAGCAGTTCTTTGCGGATAACGGTATTACCGAGGTGTCACAGTTGTGCGGCAAAACCAGAGCGACCGACATTAAGGACATCAAGCTTATAACAACCCCCTCTTCTATAAAGTATTTAAAATTCGGTTCCTTTGATAAGTGGTTGGATAACCTTGACCCTACTTTCGGCATTGTTAAGCATGAGAAGCCTACGCACTTTATGGGCGGCAGACTGGTGCAGACTCACTACCAACTGCTCAACAGCCTGCAGATGTTCACAGATGAAGTGCGTGAGTTCCTGCAGCCCTCTCTGGACTATGCGAGACTGCTCAAAACCAATCCTGCAGTGTTCCGTCATCATGTTAAGTTTAACCAGAAGAGTGGTTTCCAGACCGAGAAACTGATGTCTCGCAACGAGATTGTTTATAAGTTCTTGGGGCTGAACGATGAGTTCACTAAAACCAAGATGTACGCAAAATACCGCGACGACAATATTAGCTCTTTTATTAACGACATGCGTAAGGGGCACGTGCTGGTTAACGGTACATACTGCACTCTGTGCGGCAACCCTATGGAGATGCTCAAGTCTGCCATTGGTCGGTTTGATGGTACATCTTGTATTGCCCCCGGCACCGTATATAACTCACGATTTGCGGACGGACAAACCCTGCTCGGTTCCCGCTCCCCTCATGTTTGCGCTGGAAATATTCTGTTGTGCGTCAATAAGTATAATGAAGAGATAGACCGCTATTTCCGAGCAACGGATGAAATCATTTATGTGAACAGCATTAATGAGAATCTGTTGGAAAGACTTAGCGGAAGCGATTAACACAATGGTCGCTTTGCGTAGCGATACGCAAATGAAAACTTGGTGAACCCACACATGTGGGGTGTGGTTGCGGGTTTGGCACCGTAACTGCTAACGATGGACTACTAAATGGCTTCGTATAAACTATAAAGAAGGTGATATTGTAGAAGAGATTTGGAAACCCGTTGTTGGGTATGAAGGATATTACGAGGTTAGCAATATTGGTAATGTTCGTTCTGTCGATAGAATAATAGAAAAAGCAGATGGGGTTAAACAACCTCGGCGATGCAGGGAAATGACAAAATATACAAACGAGGATGGGTATCTCATGGTTAAGCTGAGCCGTGATGGAATTAGCAGGCGTCATAATATCCATATCTTAGTTGCTCGTGCATTCGTCGAAGGTTATAACCTGGGGCTCGAAGTTAACCATAAAGATACGAATAGAACAAATAATACCGCAGAAAACCTCGAATGGTTAACACATGCTGAAAATGTAGCGTATTCTGCAAACCTTGGAAAATATAAGCATTATGGTGCGGACAATTCCAATTATGGTGGAACAAAACTTAAAGATTATTACGCTGCTCATCCAGAAGAAAAAGCGTTGCTTGGTCGTCCCGGGGCTCAAAACGGAAGAGCTACACCAATTATCATGTTTGATTTGGATTGGAATGAGATTGGGCAATTTAATTACATTGCAGAGTGTTCGAATTACCTGATTGATAAAGGTATTGCAAAGTGTAAACATCCCTATTCGGCCAGCAACTATATAGCAAAAGCCTTGAAAGAAAACGGTGTCGCTTATGGACACCGTTATAAATATGCCTAAACATGAAGCCACATGTAAACATCGTGCGAAGCCGGTGAGCCAAACACCGGAACGTGTAACGACTATTCCGAAAGGAAGTAGCTTTGCCGTGAAACTCGGCATTGCGAAGCGCCAAGCACGTCTCTGACGTGAAGAGATAGTCTACTCCGGCTCCTACGAGGAGCGTTAAAGTATGGCGAAAGCCACGGTATAAAGGTTTGACTCGGATACTGTACTTATTACCGACGACCCCATACTCATTAAGGCAGCTCAGCGCAACTACGACAACTTTGCAGTACCTACTCGTCTGATTGAAGCGGTCAAAATGAAAAGAACATACTGTGATGAAGACCTTGCTGACTTGGATGTTAAAACGTCCGTAAATAAGATTGGTGAGGTTATTAATTTATCGCAGGTGCTTAATAGCCGCCTGTGGGATGCCGTAAACAACGGCGCTGATGTACATAGTGAAGAAATACAGAGCTTGTATCGCGACATATCCTATCTCGACGTGCTGAGCAATCTTTCTATTGATGCGGCAAAGAAGCATTTGCCGGTAGACATACCGAAGGAGCTTACCAAGCTGAAGAAGAAGCATGAGCTTAGAGATGAAGATAACCGTGAAATAAAACCCAACTTCTTTAAGCCTGTCAGCAAGGCCAAAGGATACTACAACCCCCACCGCAACAATTACAAGAAACACAAGACCACTATGGATTACGTGCAGACTGTGTTGAACTCTCGCGGATATATAACCGTACCTAAATATGAGTATGTTCCATTCTCGCACATCATCTCCCCTTCTCCTGAGCACATCACTAATACTCACCGCAGACGTGTCCAGAAGATTGTAGATATGGCGAAAGAAACAAGTCGCAAGCTTAAGGCGGTTTGGGGTAGCGACATAAATGACAACATCTCCCCCGCTGAGAAATTTATGCTTGCAGAAGACCTTATGAACGAACAGGTTGAGTTCCTGCGCTCCGTTAAGTTTGACGCCACTACCGCCAGACTGCTCTTCCGCATAATGGAGAAGAAGGCTATTAACGTACCTATGAGTTTAATGGAAACTCTGTTCTCCGCTGGAAATGAAAGCCTGTTTAAAATCATCCGCGAATCCCACACTGCCGTACCGCAGTTACGTGCAAATAATGATGGAAATATCGTCCTATATGGTGCAAGTTACTCTCTTGTATAGGGAGTAATCTTGCATTTTTATACATTGCTTTGGAATTTTATACACCCCTCTATACAAGACGGGTATTCGAAAAAACGCCCTGTTTGCTTGGATTTTCCGCATGCGGCTTAAAGCGGCTTAATTTTAGCTTAGGGTGGATATACCACCAAATATGCAAGGAGAAAGAAACATATCAATGATAGAAATTACTAAGAAAGAATCTGAATTTATCCGCGAAAAGTTCCCCAATACTCATATCCATCGTACCAAGCATCGGTACTACTGCACCGAAGAATTCAGCGTAATGAAAGCGCTGAAGAGTAATCCGCAGGCTCGTGCCATTGTTGCAAAGCGAAATAACGGCAAGAGGTATAGCCGATGATAACAAGGTTCGATTATGAAACTTTTGAGGATTACATGATACGCCTTTTTGAAAACAAGGCGGAATACGGTCTGACCTGTGATAAGATTGCCGACATTCTTAATGACGAGCCCGATAATACAAACCCTCGCGGCTCCTGCGCTTACCGCAAGGAATACGCCGCATTTAATCGCGGCCGCATTTACGAACGAGAGAAGGGACGTTCCGGCATTGCGTTGCGTGTGCTGAGCATAAGCGACCTGCATGTTCCTTTCCAACATCCCGTTGAAGTGTTTAAGGATTACGTTGGTTGCGTAGACCTGTTGCAGATTAACGGCGACGTGGTAGACGGCTACTCTATCTCCAAGTTCCCCAAGGCGTACCGCAAGAGTCCCATGGAAGAAATTATTGCGGCGCGGGAATATCTGATATCTCTTATCGAATATATCCAGCCCAAGAAGGTTGCCGTCACTTACGGCAATCACGACCAGAGGCTTCAGAATTATCTGGTCAAAAACCTTGACACCGACATTTTGGAGCTCATGCCTCTGACGGCGCTCGAACTTATCATCGTTGATGGCTTCCATCATTATGATAAGGAAACCCGCACCAAAACATGGTACGAGCCTCTCGCAAACATATTTGATAATATCGAAATTGAATACGCAAACAATTGGTTCTGGCAGGTTGGCGAAGTCATCTTCGCACACCCTCTGGCATTTAAGTCTGCGCCAATGAAGACCGCAAACGATGCAATGCTGTGGTTCCGCAATGAGGGCTACAAGTTCTCTACCCTCGTTATGGCCCACACTCACAGGCTTGGTCAGTACATCGTTGGTAACACCGCTCTGTATGAGCAGGGTGCTTGTTGCAAGACCGATTCGATGATGTACAATGACGGCAAGCTTGTTAACAGCCAGAAGCAAGGATTCATATATCTTTGCCTTGATAAAGACGGTAAGGAGATGCGTGATTTCACCAAGCTTGTTTGCCTCAACTAAAAACAGCAAAGGAATGATACCAAATGTATTCAAAAAAGAAAACCATACGTGAGTTCGCAAAGCGTTACGGCTACACTATCGCATCGTCCGAAGAGCTGTACGATGAGATTTGCGATTACGTAAAATATAAGCTTGAAAGTGGTGACCCTATTTGGTTGGAAGGTGTGGGGCGTTTTGTTATACGTACCGCTCCTGCAACTAAACGGTATAACTTCAAGACAAAATGCACGCAGGAGTATCCGCCTCGCCGTTATCCAGATTTCGAGTATACGGAAAAGTTTAAGGATACCATTGCGGCACAAGAAGTTAATTCAGAGGTTTAAATCCCTTTCGAACCTCTTGCAAGTGATGATGTGGTCGTAGAGCGCGACCACCATAATATAAATAAAGCTCAATTGATGTTGGGGCTGCTGCGGCAGCCCCTTTTTTATTTTAACACGTTGCGAGCAAGAAATCCCCGACTTCATACAAAGAGGAAAGAGCGGGGTTATGTTCCCCGCTCTTTGATAAGGTCCCCAGGTATCACCATTATACCCACAATGATGACCCCATCTAATTATAAGACAAATATTCCCAGTATTCAACATTGAAAACTTGCTTCGCAAATGAAACAAGTTTGCAATGAGAAAGGACAAAGCGATGGCAAAGCAAGTAGATACGGTGCCGGATGGCCTCCTTAAATCAACACTAAAAAAGAAAAAGCCTGAGCGGGTTAATAGACCCGACGCTAATTACAGGCAAACACAAGAAGAAACCGAGTTTAAATGTAGCGCCTGTGGCAACGTATATACCAACCAAGATAAGAACTTCTCCCATTCAAACAGTCCTTTCTTTGCTGGAAATAACCACAGGTTGACTATTTGCAATAAGTGTCTGGAAAGCTTTATTACACAGTACCAGACTATCCTTGGCAATCAAGACGATGCTCTGCGGCGCATGTGCTTACATCTGGATATGTATCTGGACGAAAAGATACTGACCCAGACCCGTACTGCTGAAAGCAATAAGCAAACCCGTATAAAAAGGTATATCAGCAATCTTAATCTGACCCGTGAGGGAATAAAGACCTACGATGACTATCTGGCTGAACAGCAAATGCTCGGTATTTATACAGATGAGGAATTTGAGGAGAAGGTTGCTTCGCAAACTACTGAAATCACCAAAGAGATTTACGATTTCTGGGGTGCCGGTTACACGATTGATGAAATGATTTTGATGCAGAATCATTATGACCAACTTAATGACCAACGCACCACGGAAGACCCGATGCAAGAGGTTTATATCCGAGACCTGTGCGAGCTGAAAGTGTTGCAGACCAGAGCTTTTGCCAAGAACGATGTTGATTCCATCCAGAAACTTAAAAAGCTTTATCAGGAAACAGCAAAGAATGCAAACCTCAACCCCAAGAAGCAAAAAGACATAGATAAAAATAGGCAGGAAAAGGCGTTGGGTGAAAACCTTGCGATGATAGAGATGTATTGTCCTGCCGAATATTATAAAGACAAACAACTGTTCAACGACTTTGATAAGATAGGCGAGTACATGGAGCGCTTTATCCTGCGGCCTTTGAAGAATTTGCTGACGGGCAGCAAGGAGCTCGACGAAGAATACTCGCTGGGTGGCAATGACTCTTGACAGCAATCAGGCTAAAGTTCACAGAAACTTTGGCAGTGATTCTTGGCTTGGAAATGCTAAACATGTTGAACAGTTAATTATGTGGACGACGTTCTTTCGTCGTAACTTACACAGATTTGCACAAACCTATTTGGGCTTATCCCTGCATCCGTACCAACTTATATTGCTGTTCCTTATGGGTATCAGCGAAATGTTTGTGTGGATTGCTGCCCGAAGCTGTGCCAAATCATTTGTAATAGCTATCTACGCCTGTTGTAAAGCGATATTGTATCCCAACTGCAAAATAGTTCTTTGCTCAAGTACCAGAGGGCAGGCAAGGTTGATTGCCAAAGAAAAGATACTGCGAGAACTTATGGGCATGAGTCCTATGTTGTGTGCAGAAATAGATAGTGTGCGCGATAACCAGAACGAAACTATCATTACATTCAAGAGCGGCAGCACTATTACGGTAGTTCCTGCCATTGATTCCAGCCGTGGTAATCGAGCTCAGATAGTAATATACGAAGAGTTTCGCCAGATTGATAAGAAGGTTATGGATGAAATCATCTCTCCCTTCCTTATTACTCGTCCCGCAACTTACATGATTGGCACCGAGTACAGCAATGTGCCGGAACTGATTGAGGAACCCAAACAAGTTTTCATATCGTCTTCGTGGTTTTCCAGCCATTATATGTACGACATAATGAAGCAAGCATTGGGAGAAATGATGCGTGACCGAACCTCATACCTTGTCGGAATGGACTACGCCATCACACTCAAACACAACATTAAGACGAAGCGATTCCTGCAGGCTGAGAAAAAGAAATTCGACCAATTATCATTTGAAATAGAATACTGCAATTTTATGCCGCGTGAAAACACGTCGGCATTTTTCTCTTATGAGCTGCTCACACAACGGCAAAGATTGCGGCAGGCATTCTATCCCCGAGCGGCAAGCGACAACCCCCGCAGTAAAAACAGATTTGCCATTCCCAAGCAGGATGGCGAGGTGCGTGTCGTTACTGTGGACGTGGCTATGATGGATGGCAATATAAACGATAATAGCGTTTATTACTGTCTGCGGTTATTGCCGGAAACAACGTTCTCTGCGGAAACGAATTACAACCAGTTTGGCTTCCGCGTGCAGGCTCCGTATGTTGAGGCGTACACAGGCAAGGACACTTTGCGACAGGTTATACGTATTAAGCAGTTAATGTATGACTTTGAAGCGGACTATCTCGTTCTGGACGTTGCCAATGCGGGTATTTCTGTTTATGATGTCGGCGCTCGTGTCGTATACGATGATGAGCGAGGTATAGAATATGCTCCTTGGTGTTGCATGAATAACCCCGAGATAGCTAAGCGTATTAATAGCGGCGTGGACAACCCAAATGTTTACGCAGTTTCCGCATCTCAGAAATTTAACAGCGATATCGCATTTAATCTGCGGCAGATGTTATTTGATGGCAAGCTTGATTTGCTTGTTAATCCTAATGAGGCCACCGAAGAATTGGCCGCACGTGTGCCCGAATACATTAGTGCCTCCGCCGAGGAGCAACTTGTTTTTGAATCACCTTATTTGGAAACCATGCTCACAATTAACGAAGCCGCCGAACTGGAATGCGAAAAGCTTGAACAAACTGGCGCGGTTCGTTTGCGTGAAAGAAGTGGTGCCAGAAAGGATAGATATACGTCTCTGAGTTACGGTTGTTGGTTTGCATCCGAATTAGGACGTGACATGGATAGTGATGATGATTTTGACATCTCTCAAATGGAGTATTTTGTTGGCTCCTTTGAGTTTTAGTTTTTGTGGAAAGGAGGTTAACTATGGACGAAAAAAAGATTGATTTTGAAGTGGAGTTTTCCCAAGTGGATAACGAAACTTTTATTATGACTTCTGCTGAAAACGTGGAGAAAAGCTTGCAATTAGCTCTTTCCCAATATGACCCCGAAAACAAAATGTACAGTGCAGTCCTTACCGAGTCTGCCTCCGGCTCCACTACTACACTGGAAAGGCTGTCTGAACTCGCATCGGGAGCCCAGAGTGATTTAACCAAGATAACCGAGATAAACGGTATTATAAGCAAATACGTCGTTCTTGACGAAGCTATTGGTATGGTTGCTACAACTATATGGTCTAATGTCAATACCGACATGAGGCTGTCGTACAGAAATTTCGGCACTCAGAAAAAGAAGAATAACACTCTGGAAAAAGCAAAGAGTCTGATTAACGACTTCAACAACCAGATTAATGTGCGTGATTTTATCCGTAGCGCAATTCTTACCACATGGCTTGAAGGAACATACATCTCCACCATTCGTTCTGACGGCAATAATAACTGGGTTCTGGACCAATATCCTCTTGGTATTGCGGAGCTTGCTCAGTATACCCAAAACGGCCAGCCCATTGTTCAGATTAATATGGAGAGGCTTAAAAGTGCATTACAGAAAACCATCCTGAAGAATCGCAGGGGTAAGGCGCTTTACTTCGAGAACACTCTTAAGGAAATCGAGGCCAGTTTTGGCAAAGAGGTTGTTGAGGCATATAAAGCCAACGACAACTATTGCCGCTTGGATACAGACTATACTGGTGTCGTAAGGGTTAATAATTTCAACAAACTTTACGGCATCTCCCCTATTATGCGAGCACTTCCTTCTGCTATCGCTCTGGAAAAACTGCGCTCAGCCGATATGTCTCTGGCAAATCAGAAAAGCAAGGTGATAATCCATCAGAAGCTTCGCAAGGAGCTTTTAGAAAAGGTTAAAGACGGCAAATGGTATGAACACCTTGCTTGGGCTCACAATAATCTGATGAAAGCCTTCAAGCAGAATACCGTAATCGTATCAACTCCTCCCTACGTCGAGGAGATTTCTTATGTTGTTAAGAAAACCACCGAAGAAATTTCCAGTGATTCCATGGATAGCTACACCAGAAAGATTCTCTCTTCTCTGGGCGTACAATTCCTGTCTGGTCTGGATGATATTTCGGCGGCCGTTGCTAAGATTTCTTATACTGTTCTGCTGAACGTTATTAACGCAATAGGCGAATCCGTTGAGCGTGTTCTGTACAACTACTACAGGACTGTTCTGCGTGAGAATGGTATTGGTTCTGAGTATGTGCCCAGTGTGCGCATCATTGACACCGAGCTTCTCGATGCCGATGCTCGTGCAAATCTGGCAAAGCTTCTGTACTCCACCCTTGGCGCTTCTCGTGAGACCACATTTGAAGTCCTTGGCTACGACATTACGGAAGAAACTTCTCGCCGCGAGAAGGAGAATAGTGAAGGCTACGACGAAATTTTCCGTCCGTACGCCATCAGCTATACCACTTCTGGTGACTCCGAAGGTGAAGGCGGCAGACCTGCCGATAAGGATTCCAATGACCCTGATAAACAGATAGAAGACAACATCAATAGAGAATAAGGACAAATGAAGTATGGATAACAAAGAGGTGAGGTGTCGCAAGGTTGATTCCCCGCGCATTGCGAGGGAGCTTCTGAAAAGAGGACACCGAATACATGATATCAAGCCCCTTAAAGGGGATGTTACCCGTACTCGCACCAGTTTTTTGTTTGAATATACCGATGCTCTTCAGCAGGATTTAGATAGTCTTGTTGAAGAGCGTCAGCTTTCATACATGGAGCTGGCCGAGAGGGGTATAGAGGTTGGGATTATACCCAACGAGTAGCTCCAAGGGAGGAGGTGAGTGCTGTTTGGAGAAAATAAATATTAATTTCGCCAGTAAAACCATTGACATTGCGGAACACGAAAATTACATCCTGCTTACTAACCGCGTATGTTATCTCGATGAACCCAATGGTAATGGCGTATGTCTTCCTTATGATGACCCCGATGCTACGGCAGAAATGACTAAGACCCTGATTGATATGCCTGTTGTTGCTAAGTATGTTTGCGACGAAGACGGCGAACCCAATCTGGGCGGTCACGAAGCCTATATTGATGAGGAAACCGGTGAGATAGCTTTTGCTACCACCCCCATTGGAGTACACACCGACGCTTATATAAAAGAAGATACTGTTACCACCTTCGCAGGCGAGACCAAGACTCTCCCCTGCGTTTTTGCAACGCAGAAAATATGGAAGCGCAATAAAAACATGGTGGCCGCCGTACTTCGTCTTTTCGGCGAAGGCAAGTTGCATAACTCTTGGGAGGTTGCTTCCACAGAGTACAACTTCCGTGACGGCATTAAGTATCTTACTAAATACTCCTACCTTGGAAATTGTTTCCTTGGAGATAATGTAGCTCCCGCATTCGGGAATTCTGCAAAAGTATTAAGTCTTTCTCAGGAAGACAATAACGCTATGCTGATGGTTGCTGAGGCATTAGCTCAGGACATCGCCACTGGCGGAAAGGAGAATGAGGAACAAATGGATAATGGAAACATCGTAGCCGAAGTAGAAGTAACCGAAGTTCACATGGTTGAAGAAGCTTCTGCCGAGGAAGAAGTTGTTGTAGAAGAGGCGACCGCAGAAGAAGTTGTTGCCGAAGAGGAAGTTGTCGAGACTTCCGAGCTGACCGGCGAAGATATTATGAAGCGTATTTATAATAAACTTCGTGATAAGTACGGTTGGGGTTGGATTACTTATTTTTACCCCGAAGAGCATTATGTGCTTTGGCACGAATATGAGATGGACGAGCTTACTTATAAGAAGCACACCTACACCGTAAATGGTGATGATGTTGAAGTTGATGACGGCGAAGAGATTAAGCTTGTTGTTTCTATGGCAGAAGTAAACGCCAGGGTTGCTGAACTCAATGAGGCTCTGGTTTCTGCAAACAACACTATCAACGCACAGAAGGATGAGCTGAATGCTCTGGCTTCTTACCGTGATGCTTTTGAGCAGGCTGAAGCTGAGCGTGTTGCTCGTGAACATGAAGCCGCCGTTGCTGAAATGCGTCAGTATTGCGTAGATTCCGGTAGGTTTACCAACGAAGAGCTTGATGGCGAAGAGCTGTCTGCGCTCATCGAGAATCTGGATAAGGCATCCATTAACACCATGATTGCAGAGCGTCTTATTGCCGAGATGCGCAATCAGAAGCCTGAACCCGAAGTTGCCACTGTTAGTGGTGTAAAGGTTACTCTGGAAGCAGAGGAAAAGAGCGATGATAAGGTCGCTAAGTTCCGTAGCTTCCTTGCAAACTAAAAATTATAGATAAGGAGATTTTAGAATTATGATAAGGACCCTCCAGGCAATTACCCATAAGAATATTCCCGTAGTTACTGCTGCTGCTGACCTTAAGCGTGGCGCTATCGTAAACAAGACTGTTGACAATAAGGTAGACAATGCATCCGCCGCTGGTTTTGGTTTCGTAGATACCACTCCCAACTATGATGGCATCAATGCTGTTATTATGCCTGCCGACGAAGATTTTGAGGACATCAAGAAGGACGCTCTGTGCCTGTACATCCCCGTACATTCCGGCGAGCGCTATGCTACCTCCGAGTGCCCCGACGAAGGTCTGTCCGTTGGTGACAAGATTGGCGTAGGCGAGAACGGCAAGTTTGCTAAGGACGAGGACGGCGAGTTCGTATACGGCGGCACCTATGATGACCCCACCGGCATCAAGATGTATATCGTAGAGAAGCTGTAATTCTCTCTTTCTGGACATTTTAACGGCGGCTTATGGCCGTCTTTTTTATTACTCAAAAGAAAGGAATTTAGATATAAGATGAATACCGAATTTGCATCCATCCTCAATGAGTCCGGCCGCATAGTTGATTGGGCCGAGAAGGTTACCTATAAGCTCGACCTCAACGCTGATGATAAGGAAATCAGCTCTGTTACCGATGCTTGGCTGAAGGACGTAGTAGGCCGCACTGGTCATGACGCTAACCACGAGATTAGCCAGCTCATCGCTAAGGCTATTAGCACTCCCGTTGTAGAAACTCCCTCCGTAATTCTGGAGCGTGCTTTCACTCAGGCTTCCATCGGTGAGTTTGATGACATCGAGTTCGAGCGTGAGCCCGAAAACACCATTCAGGTGTTCGACTCCATTCTTGGTGGTAACGTAGACCGTTCCTACATCGGCACCAAGACTCTGGCTCCCACTTGGAAGAGCCTGCAGGCTGAGACCGAAGTATCTCTGCAGGAGATTCGTCGTGGTGGTTTCCGCACCGTTGCCAACCTCGTAACCTACATCCGCGAGGCCATGGAGTACAAGAAGCTCCAGTCTATGCTTGGCGTTCTGGTAGATGCCGTTGTTGCTTCCGAGACCCAGCGTTACTTCTCCGGCTCCGCCGCTACTGGCGTTGCTGATGCTGAAGCCAGGGCTCTGGCTCTGTACCTGCATGATGTAAGCGATGGCGAGACCCCCATTATGGTTGCTCAGAATAAGCACCTGATGGAGCTTGTTGGCACCGATGGTATCCAGAACTTCATGACCGATAAGGAAAAGAGCCTGTTCAATAACACTGGCTTCATGAAGCAGTTCGCTGGTTGCGAGCTCGCAGGTTTCTCCGGCCAGAAGAAGATTGGCGGCAACGTAGTGTTCCCCGCCAACGTAGTTCTTGGTATCGCTGGTAAGGTTGGCGAGATGGCTGTTCGTGGCGAAGCCAACGTATATCAGGAGACCGACATCAACTCCGAGAAGATTCACATCAAGGTAAATGGCTTTACCTTTGGTTATGCAATTACCCGCCCCGAGATGGTAGGTAAGATTGTTCTCGCCTAATAAAAAATAATTTATCGAAATCAGAAAGGACATAAAAAATGAAGAACAACAAAGTAGTAAAGGTTTTCAATCGTAATACTTTTGCCGTATTTGCAAAGGGTATTAATCGTGGGTATAAGTTCGAGGCTGCGCAGGGTGGACGTGCGGCCTCCATCCCCCTTGCTTGGGAAGATATCGAGTATATTAACGACAATACCGAACTGTTCCGCGAAGGCTATCTGAGCTTTTCTGATACTGAATCTGCCGAACTCCACAAGGAGCTTGGTAACTTCAACATCGAAAAGACCGTATATACTCCTGAGCGTATTCGCGACGCCATACTCAATCCTACCTATGACAAGATGAAGGCAATCATAGATATTACCTCTATGGGTATGATTGAGCGCTTCCGTGGTGACCTTATATACCTGCGTGAATCTGGCGACCAGCCTGTTTCCAGTAATGTCGAGCGCATTATCGAGGAAAGATATCGTGAGATTTATAATGGCAAGTATCGTTCCGCTATCAATCTGAAGCAGAACGGCAATAACAGTGATAATGCTGTTGATGCAAAGACCGCAGAGCTCGAAGCCAAGATTGCTCGTCTTGAGGCTATGATGACTGGGAAGACCGTACAGAGCGAGGAGGTCGTATCGGCTACTGACATCCCCTCTGCTCCCAGTGAACAGCCGGTAGTTGCTGAGGTTCCCGCGCAGGAACCCAAGGCAACCAAGAAGACTACACCCAAGAAGACCACCCCCAAGAAAACCTCTACTGCGAAGAAGTCTTAAAGGAGGTCGCTCATGGCTACTTCTTTCGACAGTGTAAATATTGTCTTTTACAATTTGATAGAGGAAGACGATGGTTTCTTTGACTATTACGGTCTTTCTCGTCAGGACTCAATAACGCTTGCTCAGCAGCGAGCAGATGTGTGTCTTGTAGAAGCAGCCGTTAAGCTTTCTCTGGAAATACAGGCGGATATTAATTTTTCCGATTACGACTATGAACAGCGCACTTTTGCCGCTGACTTAACTCGTGAGGAAATTTACCTGCTTGCGCGGCTACAATACGAGGCATACCTGTCTCGTGATGTATCAAAGTTGCGTGCAAACGCAATGCGCTTTACATCCGCCGAACAAACTGTGTTCTCTCCCGCAAACGACCGTAAGACCTTCATGGCTATGTACAATCAGGTGTGTGATGAAAATCGCACCCTGATAGATAGATACGTAGCCAAAGACCGTCTTTCCGGAGCTCCGAAAGAACTGACTTATGATGTCGAAGAGTAGTGGGGTGATTCATTATGATGTATTCACCTTACGATAAATCTCGCATCATTAACTACGCTCGTTGGGCTGAATCACATAAAGAAGCTGAGATAAATAGGTTACGGGCAGAATACGCCCGTAACATGTCTCAGTCTTTGGAATATGAACCTGACGCCCTTATTAACGGAGAATCCCGCCGAATCATTGCGGCAAAGACAAAGGGTAACCAACGCTACAAGATTTCGTCTTATCCCGGCGAGACCTTTTATGCAGGAGACATTGTTGAATGCTATGGTTCTCACTGGATAATTATCGAGGTTGAATCCAACAAGGATATTTGTACGACCGGCATCATGCTTCGTTGTAATCACTTGTTCCGCTTCCAGAATGGTACGAGTGAAATAATTGAGCGTTGGGGCGTTCTGGACACTGGTGTTTACTCTACCACCGTAAAGGAAACCGAACTGCAGACTTCTCTGAATAAGCAGTACAAGATATATCTCCCCCTTGATGATGAGACCCGTAAGCTGTATATCGGCAAACGTTTGGCTACATCTACCATGAAGGACAACAAGTATAACGACGTGCTTGTTTGTTGGAGAACTACTGAGTTTGACGACCTCAGCGAAAATTACGGTGATGACGCATTGCTCATTCTTAAGTGTATAAGCGACCAGTACAACCCGAACACAGACAGTATTGAGGAGCGCATCTGCGATTATATTGCAGTTGGCGACGTTCCTCCTATCCAGAATTATGTTGCAGAGATAACGTACGGCGGTGATGCCGTAATCCGCATCGGCGGTTCTGGCAAGACGTTTAAAATTGTATATCGCGACGCCCAAGAAAATATCATCGACGGCGTTGTTACTTCGTGGTCTATAAATGGGGCGATGGCTAAGGATGTTACTTTAACAGACTTAACAGATGGCGCTTGCCGTGTAGTATTTGGCCCCTCTGTCCCCGACGCTTCCCTGTTCACTCTCGTGGCCCGAGGAGAACTTGGTGATTTCAGCGCCGAGGCTAATTTAGTAGTAGAGGCGGTGTTGTCATAATGGTGCAAACCAGAGAAATAAGTGAAATCAAAAGACAGATAATGAACCTTCTTGTTCATAATGACGATATTATTGCAGCCATTGACAATCCCGAAATTGTAGACCCCGACGATTTAATTGATAACAACCTTTGGTATAGTTTCCGTATACCCGAGGTTGAAACTGAAAAACAAACCCATATCTGTATTCGAGGCGACGCACACAAGAGTAAAAAATCCAATTTAACCAACGACCTCACAATCTACTTCCTCATCGTAACGCATCAGGATTTGATGAAGGTGCCCCGCACAAGTGTTGCGAGGGGTTGTACCCGCATCGACTTTATTGCGGAACGAATAGAAGAAATGTTGGTGGGGCGTCGTGATTTAGGTTTTAAGGAAATAGAACTTTTGTCCAGCGTTGAAGATTTTACCGATGCACGTCATCCCTGCAGGATTATGAAATTTAGGGGAGCTTGCTCCAGTAAGAGTTGCTGATGGTAGACAACTTTAAGCACATAGTTGGCGGACAAGATTATCCTATCAATGAGCATATCGTCATTCATAATCCCACGTTGGGTGAAATACGTGATTACGGCGAAGAGAAGTATCTCGAAGATGTTTATTACGCAACATTGCGTCCCTATGATGCCGCCGTCTTTTTAGACGATATGAAGCGTGATTACAGATATGTTGAGGATTTTGAGTTATTTTATACGCTATGCAAGCATCTGATTAATCCTGACTCCCTCATCTTCTCTGGGTTGGACATATCTAATATGACGGTGGGTGTTAACCCGAACACAAACGAATATTACCTGTATTCGGACCAAGTTGTGATAGACAAGCTTCTGTACACGAAGATTGTCCAAGCAATAAGGTCTATTAATTTTGTGTCGGATAAGATTTTTATCAACCCCGGCAGTACCTATGCGGTACAGGTTTGGATAAGACAACAGAGAGACAAGATGAAAAGAGCCGCTCGTAAACCGAAGGAACCTGCAGACCCATACAGCAGTATTGTCTCAGCATTGGTTAATACGAGTGGTTTTAAATATGACTACACATCCGTAATGGATTTGCACATAAGTCAGTTCTTCGATGCTTTTTACCGTATCAACAAAATTCAAGACGCTCAAAACATTATGACTGGAATTTATTCCGGTTGTATTGATTCTAAAAAACTGAATAAGGACGTGCTTGACTGGACATCTCGCATCAACATCAACAAACAAACCGTCGATGATAGCAAGATGGTCGAAATCCCGTCCAAATAATTTTATAAAGGAGTGTAATTCAAATGAGTGTTAATGCAAAGCGCTGGCTCGTTCAGACTTTCGATGACATTATGTATTTTGATAATGCGGACGATTCTCTCACCTTCCGCATGACCGACCTGCAGGATGTTACTTGGACTAACGAGCAGGAGACTTACTACGCTCTCGGCCTGAACGGTGCCCGTATCGGCTCTGCCGACAGGAATAAGTATTCCCGTCTGACTGTTAATAACGGTGCTATCGTTGATGGTGTTATCGCGGCTCAGACTGGTTCCGAGTGGGTAAATGGCCCCGTTGTAATGGAGAACTATCTGGATGACCTCGAGGCCGCTGCTGACAATACTGTAAAGCTGACCTATAAGCCCCAGGGCGAGGCAGGCAACGAAGTTAAGTACATCTATGCCTGTGGTTCTGACGGTGTGGCAAGCAAGAGGTATACTCAGGGTGCCGCTGCTTCCGAGGCCAACTTCTCTTATGCCGATGGCGTAATCACCCTTCCTACCAACCAGTTTAAGGCTGGCGACAAGGTTGTTGCTGAGTACGACATCAAGATTAACGAAGCTAAGAAGCTTACCAATATGACCAACAAGTTCTCTTCTCGTGGTCGTATGCAGGCAAGCGCTTGGGTTCAGGACCCCTGCTCCTCCAAGAGCTATCCCGCTCGTCTTATTATGGACAACGCAAAGGTTTCCGGCAACTTCAACATCACCACTGGCAGCGACTTCGCCGCTCAGAATGTTGAGTTCGAATCCATGCAGTCCTGCTCCAGCGCAAAGCTGTGGGACTTCATCGTATTCGACGAGGAAGATGTAGAAAAGATTGCGGCTGAAAATGCCTAATATCTCGTTGGGGCTACCCGAATAAGGTAGCCCCGATTTTTATAAGGAGGCTATATGTCCAAAAAGCCTAATCGTTATTGCCCCATTTGTAATGCACATTACTATGTATGTCTGTCCTGTGGCGACCGTGGCACATGGAAGAGTATGTGCGACACTCCTCAGCACTATCAGGTATATATGACCCTTATTCAGTATACCCGCAAGGAGATTTCCAAAGCTGAGGCGAAGGGCTATCTGGAAAATATCGGCATCAAGGCCGAAGATGTGGCTACTTTTAAGCCCGAGGTTCAGAACCTCATTAAAGAAATACAGTATGAAGAACCGAAGGCAGAAAAACGTCGCAAGGTAGCAAATGTGAAGGAATCCGAGATTGAGGCAGTCGTTAATGACGTCGAAATCGAAATTAACGGGGAGCTTCACGATTAACGAAGCTCCCTATTTTTTTGTATTTTAAAGGAGATTTATGAAGTACGTATCGGAAGTTACGGGAAAAACCTACAGGGATACCGAATCTATATGGGTTAAGAATCCGAGGCAGGCCGCAAGGTTTATTAAAAACGGCGCAACCATCCTTGATGTTGTTGTTGCCAGAAATACTGATGACCTCGCTATCGTTTTCGATAAAGAGGAAACCGAAGAAATGCGCAGGCTGTGGGCTAATTACGAGCTGAGGTAGGTTGTCCAGCGATGAAAATAATTGGATTAGACCAGTCCACCAGACGCAGTGCATACAGCGTATTTGTAAACGGTAAACTTAAGCGATATGGGATGTTTGTGGCGGATGAAAAAGAGAAAGACCCCTATGTAAGAATGGAACAGATGCACGAATCATTGTCTGCGTTTTTGAAGAAAGAAAAGCCTGATGCTGTTGTTATAGAGAATATACAGTTCCAGAAAAATCAACACGCATACGCTGTTCTTGGAAATATGCAGGGTGTTGTGTTTGCTATATTGTACACTCTTCACATTCCATTCTTTATAGTAGAACCATCAAAGTGGCGTGTTAATGTAGGCATCAACCCAACCAATAAAAGAGAAGTATTAAAAAAGAGCGCTATTGAAACTGCTTCTGCTAAATACAACATAGACGCATCCGAGGATGAATCAGAAGCGGCTCTCATAGGGCAATGGCTCGTTGATATGATAGCAACAAAACAAATAATTATCGAGAGGAAATAAAAATGTCCAGAAATAATAAAGCATTTTTCAAAGGTCTTTACGAAAACAACATCATTGGCGAAGATTTTGACGTTAAGATTAAGAGCTACCTCAGCCTGTCTGAGCAGGCGGGTTTCTGCAATTGTGTTCTCAATCAGGTGTTCACCGACAACGGCTATGTGGCCGCCTTTTTTGATTTTGCAGTAAAATATGCGACCATTATATATTACACCAACGTTGGAGATTTAGAACTTAACGACCCCGAGCTGAGCGAGAAGTTCAATAACGCTATTTACGGCAGCGATGTAATTGCTAATATTCTGGGTGAAGTTAATATTGCTCAGTACGAGGCTCTTTGCTCTGCCGCTATGCGCCAGATAGAACAGACCCTCGCCATGTCTACTTATTCCGATAATCTGTCCGCAACTCTCACTTATTGGATTGACGAGTTGGGCAGGAAGTTTAGCAACCTTGCCGACGACAAGGATATAGTGGAAGTAGCTGAAAAGCTGAGCAAGGTTGAAGAAAAAGATGTAGTAAGCGAGCTTGTAAAGTATCTTAAAAAATAAAGAGAATTGAGGATTTTATATAGTGTTTAGGAATAACGAAATATGTCTCGATGCCCTGATTTCCAACCCTATGGAGATATCCCCCGAAGCCTATCAGTATTATGCGGGTTTACAAAAGCGCCGCATCTTATTCAATGACACCGTTGATGCAGGTATCGTTGAAAGGGTTATTATACCTCTGATGGATATGGATTCTGATGGGTCAGGAGACCCTATCGAAATTATTCTGGCTACCCCCGGTGGTTCGACCTTTGACTCACTCATTCTTTGCAATATTATAGACAATCTTAAAACCCCTACGACCATCCGAGTAATGGGTTATGCTTTCTCAATGGGCGGTCTTTTTCTTTGCGCAGGATATAGCAATCCTAATGTAAAGAAGGTGTGCTACCCCTTCTCCGCCGCTCTGCTTCACGCAGGTAATGTTGGTCTTGAAGGTAGTGCAAATGCTGTAAAAGACACCATGAAGTTCAATGATGAAATGAATGAAAAGATTCGTAAGTATGTTCTTTCCCACTCCAAGATTACCGAGGAAGAGTATGAAAAAATGGAGCGTTGTGAGTGGTATATGTGTGCCGAGCAAATGCTTGAACTCGGTCTTGTCGATGAAATAATTGAGTAGTTGCCTATGTCAAAGACTAAGAAGATACGTGTGTCTTTCCCTGGTTATTCGGCATTTCAAGTAACTGGCTCTATGACCCTTATCGAAGTAGACGACCATAAAATATTGATTGAGGCAGGTTTGGTACAAGGTGCCTCTGTGTTGCAAGATTGGAAGGCCAACACCAGAAAACTGCCGTTTAAACCGAGTGAAATTTCTTACATTTTTATAGGGCATGGTCATGCCGACCACATGCTCTTGATTCCGAGACTGTACGCTATGGGGTGCAATGCGACTATTGTTGCGCCCTGCGGCACTGCCGACTTATTCCGAATAATGGCGAAGGATTCTTCCTTTATTATTTCCAAAGATGCTGAGATGTTGTCTAAGATGAATGGCAAAACCTTCGTGCCGTTTTATACCGAGGCAGATGTAATAAATGCGGCGGCTCACTTTTGTGAATATGAGTTTGGCGAAATCTATACTTTGTGCGATTGGCTCAACTTCCGATTCACTCCTTCTGGGCACATCATTAATGCAGCGCAAATTGAGCTATGGCTTAGCCACGGTGCAAACACGGTTAAAATTGGCTATACTTCAGACTTGGGTTCCGGCATTCCTAAGAGGTTTGCCAACACTTTTAAGCCCATGGAAAAGTGCAACCTTCTTATCGGCGAAAGCACTTATGCCCGAGAATTGCGCCCCATCACTATCAAAGACCGCCACAAGGATGTCGAGAAAATAAAGACGGTTATTGATGAATGCTGTATTAAAAATGGTGGTCGGGTTCTTATTCCAATATTCAGCTTAGACAGGTCTCAGAATCTTCTGTCAATTCTTTATGACCTGTTTGGCAAGGATTCCTCTTTCACCTTGCCGGTTCTCATAGACTCCCCGTTGACTATCCAGATGTTTAACTATATGCGGACTCAGTTAACAGGTGATGAGCTCGAATATTATGAAGAAATGCTGTCTTGGCCTAATTTGGTATGGGTTGAAGATTACGCCGATTCAAAAAAATGGCAGGAGTCCGATAAGCCTGCCGTAATACTGGCGGCATCCGGCATGATGCAAGCTGGTCGTTCCCGCAGGTGGGCGGCGTTACTGTTACCCGATGAAAAGTCTCATATATTGTTCTGCGGCTTCTCTGTGGAACAGTCATTGGCAAGCAAAATAAAGAATGGTCGCACACAAAAGACTATAACGATTGACGGCAAAAAGATAAAAAACAGGTGTGGTATAAGCGACTTACATTCATTCTCTGGACATATGAACAGGGAGAACCTTATGAAGTATTACAGCGATGTGCAGGCTGATAAGATAGCGCTTGTGCATGGCGAGTTTGAAGCTAAGGCTATATTTGCCAAGGAATTGCAAAATGAAATATATAAGAAAAATAAAACAAGTAAAGTTATATGCGTTAATCGCAGTACGGAGATTTTAATTTAACGGAGGAAATATAGGTCATGGCCGATAATTCATACGGATGCCCCAAACACGAAGAACATGAGAGGCGGCTAAACGAGCTGCACGAAGCAGTTGAAGAAGTGCGCGACAAAATAAACAAGCTCGACAAGGAAGATAGCGTTCGGGACGAGCATTATAATATGATAACCAAACAGCTTATTAGTTCCAATAAGGAATTATCGGACACAATGAAATCCGTTGCAAAAACAATGGTAGACATGCGTGAAGAAATGGCCGGAACCAATGCTAAGATGGAGTCCTTCACCACCAAGATGGATGATTTAGAAGCAAACGTTGGTGCCGTACGCGAGAAGATAAGCGCTTTTGAGAAAAAGGATAGCATTTCCATTCTGGATATTATTAAAAAGAATGCTGTAGGTATCGTTCTCGCCATTGGTGCCATTATATATTACCTTACAGAAAAGGGTGTTTTATAAATGGCTGATTTATTGATGGAGCAACTGAAAAAGCTTGCTCAATCAAAGGAGTTTCATCAGGCTGTTCAAAAGAAGGTTAGCGCAGGCGAGATAAAAGTTCCCAAGGCCGTATTGCTTGAAGACGCTACGGATTATGCCAATGCGTTCCAAGAGATTTTGCAGGAATGCATGAATGAACATGTCATGGCATGGGGTACAAAACTGGGAGACGATTACGGATTTCTTGAAGTAGAAGAGATTAATACGGATGGAACGAACAGCGTTAATGTATCTCTTACGTTTGATAATGGGTTGAATTTAAGTCCTTCGTTGGACGAAGAAACTTATGGAAGCGTCATCCTTCCCCGTCTGCTTAACGTGGGTTTTAACACAAATGACCAATATGTTTACGGCTATTGGAAAAAACATAATTATAATGGCGCTCGTTCTATTTCGTTCCGAGGTCCGTTGAGATTTATGGAAGAGGCCGTAGAACGTTTTAATGAGAAGTATAGTGGTGCAGCTGAGGCGGAATACACTCCGCAAGATGCATATTAGTAGAGAGACGATTTTACACCGTCTCTTTTTTATTTTTACGGAAAGGACGGTGTTTATGTGGCGTCTGATGTAAATATAACCAGTAGCGCTGTTAATGTTGTAGCGCAACTTGACGTGGAAAAATCGTATGCGGCTATATCTCAGCAATTAGCCGCCATATCAAAAAGGATAAACGAGACTGGAGCTTTCCAAGTTAAACTAAATATGTCTGCCGCCGACATGGAGAGCATCAACAAAATGGTTCTCCTTGGTGAGCAGAAAAAGCTGACGGCGCTCCAAGCCCAAAAAGTAGAAAACGAGCGGCTTCTCGGTATAAAGAAGCAGGAAACCGAAGAGGCAAGAAAGCAGAAAATTTTAGCCGAAGCTCAACGTGCCGCATTAAAGGCGGCGGCGCAGGAAGCAAAAACAAAATCGGCGGACACTCTTGCCGCATCGAATTTTAAAACCAGAACCGACAGTTGGCTATTAAGCCATAAAGACGTTAAAAATTATAGCGATGCAGCATATACAATACGTGTATTAAATAAAGAGTTAAAAGACGGAAATATTACAGTAGCCGAAGCCAATGCACAGTTTAACAGGCTGAAGCTTGAAACAAAGCGTGTCGGCATAGAGGCTGATACATTTGGGCATAAGTTTGCAACTGCGGCGAAGCGCATGATTGGAGTATATGACTCGATTGGTGCGATAATCTTAGCTCTCAGGGCACTTCGCACAGCGGTGCGGTATGTAACCGAACTTGATTCGGTAATGGTTGACTTGCAGATAGCAAGCGGTAAATCCGCCGATGAAGTTGGGCGGATGATGGAAAGTTATCACGAATTAGCCAAGGAAATTGGTGCAACCAGTGTTGAAGTAGCAAAAGCTTCTGATGGATGGCTTAATAAAATAGGTCTGCCGTATAGAAATATACGGTTACAATTCTCTTAATTGCTGGAAACCCCTTAGAGCCTTATAACCACAACGTAGCGATGAAATAAGCGCAAGCGTGAAGGTTTAAGAATTATAAGGATTGGGCAATCAGCAGCCAAGCCTTGAACAGAGGAAGGTTCAACGACCAACCGAAAGGTGTACGGCGCAAGCGTTTGGCGTCGGAAATGGAGAACCCCTAACGGATGATGCCGAGGGTGAAGATATGGTCTGTGCTTGCGGGAAACCGTGAGAAACATTCTTGTAGGCGTAGCGAGCCTATAAGTAACACTACAGTAGGCAGGGTTACTCTGCCGCAGAAGCAAACACACTAATTCGCAACAGCACCATGTTGGCTAAGTTGGGCCAGATGGAAGCCTCCGAGGCTACCGACGCTCTTACCTCAGCAATGAAGGCGTACAAGCTTGAAGTTAATGAGGTCGAAAGTGTTGTAGATAAGTTTGCGGCAACCGATATGAGCGCCGCTGTTTCCGCTGGATATCTGGCAACAGCTATGGCTCAGACTGCTGTTGGCGCAAACAAGATGGGCATCGACTTCGATACCTTGACTGGCTATATTGCAACAGTTGGTGAAGTAACGCAACAGTCAGCGGAATCCGTTGGTAACTTCTTTAAGACCCTTGTTGCCCGTATGGGTAATATAAAGGCGGGTAATTTATACGACCCCGAATCCGCAGAATCTCTTAGTGATGTTGAAACCGTGCTTAAAGGTGCCGGTATTGCATTGCGAGATTCACAAGACGAGTTCCGCAACTTTAAAGACGTGCTCGATGATGTTGCAAGAGAATGGCATAATTATAGCTCTGTTCAACAGAGAGCAATAGCCGTTGCGTTCTCAGGAACTCGTCAACAAGAACGGTTTTGAAATCAGAACCTATACGTGGCAACATGTATAGCAAACCCATTGAATTGCTGGAAACCCCTTAGAGCCACATCGACCACAACGTAGTTGGAAACGACAGGCGTGATGGTTAGAAAACAGATGTGGATTGGGCAATCAGCAGCCAAGCTCCGCTTAGGAGAAGGTTCAACGACCAGTCGTAAGACGTACACACAAGCGTGTGGAAGTGGTGGGCATCCCCTGTGGATGATGATATGGTCTGCTCTTTATGGAGACATAAAGCGGCGAAAGCGGGTATAACGTAGCGACTTATACCGAACATATAGGATGGTTCTCATGGAGAACTATGACAAAGCAATGGAACTGGCAGGTGTTTCTGCCGACTCCGCAGGAACTGCTGTTGAAAAATACGGTGCGTACTTGGACTCCATTGGTGCAAAGAGCGCCGCATTTAAATCTGCCGTATACGACCTTGCAGATTCTTTTGTTGATAGTGGTCTTGTAAAAAACATACTTGATATTGGTACGGGCGTAGTTAATATAACCACTGGTGTTATAGACCTTGTTGGTGTATTGCCTACGTTGTTAGGCTTGATTGGCGCAATAAAAGGCGTTAAAGCAGCTTCTGCCGTATTTAAGTTTTCTAAGGCTCTTCTCAATGGAGAAGAAACTTTAGGCAAACTTCTTATAAAATTCCCCACCCTTCAGTCTCATTTAGTTAAGACAATTGCAAATGAGGCGGTAGCCGCAGGTTCGACCTCGGCTCTCGGCTTGTCATTCGAGATTCTTTCGGCGAAAGTTCTTGAAGCTACTGGTGCGATAGGCGGTTTTCTGGTTGCAAACGCTGGAACAATAGCGGCGATAGGTATAGCGACTGGCGCATTAGTTCTGTTAGCTAAATATCATAAATCTACCATTGAAAAATATGATGAGTCCGTAGCAAAAATAGCCGAGATTGATGAAAAAATAAGTTCTTTAAACGAGGCGAGAGAAAAATCAAAAGAAGCGATTGAAGAGCTTTCTGAAATTGAAAGAAATCGAGCTCTTACGAGCGGAGAGAAAGAGCGTTTTAAGGCAGAGCAGGAACATCTCAAAACTCTTAACACAGAGTTGGAGTATCGCAAACAGCTTCGTGAAGAAGAAGAAAAAAGGGCATCTGAAACTGCCGAAAAGATTCTTACTCGTGGTAGCAGTGGAAATCTAAAAGACCTATCCCCCGAAAGTCGGGCTATTAATTCTGCCCGTCTTATGAAGATGAGCCAGAATGGTGAAGCTGTAACCATAGAGGATATGCTGTCTGGATACATTGATACCTACAAAAATATCAATAGCCAGATAGAAGAAGTTAAGCGCAAACAGGCAGAGGGTTACACAAATATTTTTGGTGTAACGGTTCATATGTCTGATGAAGCGGCAGAAAAACAAATAGCGGCGCTCGAAAAGCAAAAAGATTCAATCAAAAATTTTGTAGAGTTTGTTAAACCCTATGTAGAAGCATTAGAGGATGGCGATTTAAAAACAAATCTGTCTAACCTTCTCAACATCTTTTATGAATCAACGATAAGTTCGGAGACGGCAGACACCGCTAATGATTTAAGCAGCTCTTTGGATGGAGTTGCAATAGCTATTGGTGAAATCGCCACTGAGTCTGATGTGTTGGCGGACGCCATATCTAATCTACAAGATGGCTCTTTCGAAGAAGTGTTTTCCAATTCGGAAAACGTTAACAACCTCTTAGAAGTATTCCCTGAACTTGAAGATGAACTTCGAGCGTATCGCGATGGCCTTATGTCAGCAGAGGAATTGCAAAAGCAGTTCAACGTTGCCATTGCTCAGTTCCGTGGGGACCAAATAGCCGACGCTCTTCAGGATGTTGTTGATGCGGCAGAACGTTATGGTGACGAAAGTAACGTTGTTATCGAGAAGATTGAAGAGCTCGATAAGATAATCCCTGGACTCAGTCAAGCTCTTATTGATGAGAATGGTCAACTTCGTGACAATGCGGCGGCGGCTCTTAGTAGCGCCGAAGCATTAAAGCTTGTTGCAGAAGGTAATATAGACTTAATTACTTCTGTGAACGGTATGGATTTATCCAAAGCTCGGGAAGAACTCAGCCTCCTCAAAGAATATGCTACAGAGTCATACATGAGTATTGCTCTTTTCAAAGAAATAGAGAAAAGAGAATTAGCAATACAAGAAGCTGTTAATGCTATTAAAGAAGCTTTTGGCGCAGTTAAAATTCCTTCCGGGAGTTCTTCTACCTCTTCCCTCCCCTCCGCATATGAAAAAGCTATAAAAGAGCTCGACCACCTTCGTGCGATGGACCTCATATCCGAGGAAGAGTATTACCGTCGCTTAGAAGCTCTGGCAGACAAATACCTTAAAGGCAAATCCAAGTATTTGGACGAATATCGTTCTGTACAGGAAAAACTTTGGGCTTACCAGAAAGAACTGTACGAAAGACAGCGTGACGCGGAAATCGAGGCCGCCGAAAACCGTGCTGATGCGCAGAAGAAAGCGCTCGAAGACCAGTATGACGCCGAAAAAGAAGCACTTGAAAAGCGCAAGGATTTACTTGAAGACGAGAAGGACGCATACAAAGACCTTATCGACTACAAGAAAGACCTGCTCGACGATGCTTCTGATGAACGTGCTCACGACCAAAGGGTTGCCGAGCTTAATCAGGACATAGCCCAGATTGAGGCAGAACTTGCCGCTCTCGCTCTGGATAATTCTGCAAAGGCAAATGCTCGCCGTGTTGAATTGCACGATGAGTTAATGGCAAAGCAGAAAGAACTTGAGGACGAGCAGTGGGATTGGTCTGTCGATAATCAAAAGGATGCTCTGGACAAAGAATACGAGCGTTACGAGAAGACTATTGATGCCCAAATCAAGCTTCTCGAAGACCAACTCGATGCTCTGGAAAAGAGTTATGACGCACAACTGGACCACATTGATAGCATGTTGGAGGCCAACATCAATGCTATTAATTCCAGTTTTGATGCTCTTATTAACAGGGCGGCAGATGCGGCTGCTCAAATACAGGCTATTTTCGCAAGTATTGATGTGTCCACTTCCAGTGGTATAACCGGCCTTCAGCAAGGTCTGGTGAACTCTGGATATGACATCGGCAATTACGGCGCAAACAAAGATGGCGTTGACGGTATTATGGGCAAGATGACCACCAAGGGACTTCAGCAGTATCTTAATGATTTGCAGAACAGTGGTGTCATTAATTTTGGCGATGACCTAAAGATAGATGGCAAGGTTGGTTCAAAGACCCGCAAGGCCATTGATGCCGCTATTGCCGCAGGATATCTCAATGCATCGTTCGACAAATTGCATACCGGCGGTATTGTCGGCCAGAAGTCCAGTCGTAATGATTTGGATATCATTAAGGAACTTGTACCCCTTAACGACAATGAGGTTTGGGCCAAGTTGCTGAAAAAGGAAATGGTTCTTACTGAAGGTCAGCAGGAAGCTGTGCGTGAAGCATTCCGCTCCATTGCGGCAATCAAGTCCGCAACAAATACGGATGTAAGCAAGTCTCGCACGTTGGCAGGTTCTGTCGTACAGAACAACTCCCCTGTCTTTACAATACATAACGTATTTGAAGGCGATGTTGATGCCGACACTCTGCGTCGTCTTGACGAATGGGGCAACAAGTTCAAGAAAGATGTCCAGAACGGTGTGTTCAAAACAATGAACCAACAGAATAAATTCGCAGGCAAAACGCCTGTAAAAACAATATAAGAATAACAACGGGGCGCTGCGTTAATCGTGGCGTCCCATATTTTGAAGAAAAGGAGGTGCGCTTTTGGCGTATCAAGGTTACAGCTTTATATTCGATGGCGTTCCGTCTCAGACATACGGCTTGCGCATCGTCTCCTTTGAGTTAGCGTCATATCGCTACGAAGGTGGTTCCTCTATGGAAGTCGTTCGTAGCAGGGCGGCGCGTAGTCTTAAAACAAAAATACTTAGTGCAACTCCCGCCAATCCGCTGGAATTCGAGATAGAGGTAATGTGCGAATATGAGCTCAGCACCGCTCAGGCTGTTCTGGTAAAGGATTGGCTGTTCGGTCATCTGGAATATAAAACCTTCCAGATTATGCGGGAAGATTTGAGCGGATATTACTTTAACTGTTTGTTCAACGACCCCGAGGATATCCAGATAAACGGCAATAATGGTTGGAAGTTTAAGGTTATTTGTGATGCAGGTGGAGCTTGGGAAAAGCCCCGCACCCTGCATTTTGTGCCTACGTCTGGCGGCACCATTGTGGTGAATAACCAGTCCGGCAACAACGATTATACCTACCCTTCCGTATCTTTTACTCTGGCGAATGATGCGACGGAAGTTGTACTCACAAATGAATCCGACAATAACCGCCAGTTCTCTTTTACGGGGCTTACTGGCGGCGAAACTATAACGATTGAAGGTAACACCAAGATAATTCGCTCCTCTTTGGGTGCGAACAGGCTTGGCAACTTCAACAAAAAGTTCCTGCGGTTGGTGCGTGGAGCAAACATCATTAAGGTTGACGGCAATCTTTCTTCTCTGGATATTACCATAGAGAATTTCCGCAGACTTGGAGGTTAAACTATGTACTTCTCATTTGATAAGTTTAACCGTTACGAAATTCCCGAAATAGTGTTGTGCAATCCCAATTTTGATGAGCTTGACGTAATCGTACCGAGCGCCGCATTTAAGATAATTCCTCGTTTTAATGCCATAAGCGAACTGTCCTTCGAGATTAATAGCGGAGACGACGTGCCGTACTTTAATCTGATTACCAAGAATCGCGTCATACATGTTGATGGCTTTGGTTATTGGGTTATTGACAGTGCCGTTGTGGAATCCGAGGGCTTTATTGAACGCAAGTCTGTGCATTGTTTCTCTTACGAGTACACACTGACTATGCGCAATGCGGACATCAAGGCGGGGACTTATAATTTCTACGATATCACATCCCCTGATGATACCCTTATGGGCACAATACAGCGGCGTTGTCCTTCTTGGAAAATCGGCAAGAACATAAGCAACGAGCTTATCGGCAAATACCGCACCTTCGATATGCCGGATACCACAGTTTACAACTTCCTCACACAAGAAGCCTCAGAAGCATATGAGGCTATTTTTGTGTTCGATAATGAGAGTCTTGAAATAAATGCGTATACGGCATCCGAGGTTATTACACCCACCGACATAGTGTTTACGTGGGATAATCTTATGAAGTCGGTTGAGATTGCGGAAACTGATGACCCTGTAATCACCGCTCTGGATATTTACGGTGCAGGCAATCTGTCTATCGCAAGCATCAATCCTTTGGGCACCGCAACAATTTATCGGTTCGACTATTTTGCTGAGCAGATGACCCCTGCCCTCTGGACTAAGGTTAAGGCTTGGCAGGATGAAATTGACGAGCAAATTCAGGCGGGTGATGATGATGCTGACGGCACAAGTTATCGCGGCCTGTTGGCTCGCAAACTTGAACTGAGCAATAATGTTATTGAGGTTAATTCCGAAATAGCCGATGGTTTGGCAATGCTTGATTCTGGCAAACAAGTACAGGATGTAAGTACGCCGTACACCATGGCTGAGAGCAGCTCCAATGCCGTTAAGGATATCAAAGGGTGGGTTGATGGTCTTTCTTATGACCAGAAAAGAACTATGGTTCTGGACGCCACCTCCTATCCTGTTATCAATCTTGGGTTTGGCGTAGACGAGACCGCAGTAACTCCTGGTGTAGAAGAATACGCCAAGAATATAGTTGTGGATGATGGCGGCATTGCCGAAGCATTGGTTAACATTTATTTGTGCGAGCAGTTCATTGCGGCAGCCACGCAGAATAAAAATGCGCTTATGCAGGAGATTGCCGAACTTGACACCGCAATTTCCGCAAAAAACGAAAGCCTGTCTATGGCGGCGTACTTTACGCGGGAAGAACTGCTTGAACTGGATAAGTTTATCTTCGGCACCACGTATACCAATGAGTATTTTGTACTGAGCGAGAACTACACCTTTGCCGACATGCAGGAAGTTGCACGTCAGTTGTATGAGCAGGGCAAGAATGCACTTACCCGCATTTCTCAGCCCAATTATAACTTCTCTCTGGAAGCTATGAACTTCTTGTTTATGAAGGAGTACGAGCACTTTGCATTACAGTGTAAACTCGGCTGTACCGTTAATGCCGAAATACGCGAGGATGAATGGGTTTCTCCTGTTCTTTTGGAGATGGAGATAGATTACAGCAACCCCGACAACTTCTCTATGACTTGGGGTAACAGGTATCGTCTGCAGACTGCCGAATGGACTTGGGCTGAACTCAATAACGAAGTTAGCAAGACAAGCGGCGTTGTGTCGGCGAATTTCTCCGACATGATAAAACCTGTTCGCAACGGTGACCTTGATAAGTTTGCGGAGTTTATGAATTCCGCTCTGGATACTTCTCGCAACGCTGTATTGGCAGGTAATAATCAATCTATGCTTATTGACTCCCATGGCATACTGGGGCGTAAAGAGATTGCGGCAAATGAATACGAGCCTGAGCAGATTAAGGTGCTTAACAATGGCATTTATCTGACTGACGATAACTGGCTTAATTGCGCTATGGCTATCGGTAAGGTTAATGTTGGCGGCATAGATAAGTTTGGTGTTATTGCTGATGTACTTGTTGGCTCAATGCTAATTGGTAATAACCTTTCCATTATGAGCGAGTCCGGCAACTTCTCTGTTGATGGTGGTGGCATGTCCTTTGCCAACGTGTCTGAGAATGCCAAAATCTTTATGAATCCATCTCAAGGGTTCCACATGCAGGCCAACGAGGATGGCGAATGGGTTGACAAGCTTTCTATGGATATGGATGGTAACGTTACTATCGCAGGAGCCCTTACTTCCGTTGGAAATATTGCAGGTTGGGAGAATAAAGAACAGTCTGGGTTGGAACGTGTTTTTGGAAAGCGTGTTTGCAGCGCAGAAGTAACTTACTATTCCGACCCCGATTTGCAGGTTATTGCAGGAACTACTGATTCTATAAAGAATATTGTTGCCGAAACTGAAAACACTTCTGGCGGTACTACGCCTACTATCGAAATAGTTGACGAAACAGGAACAACCATACCTTATTATGTTGCTGAAGCAGATGTTTACGAAGCTTCTGATAGTAGCTATGCTCGTCTTGGTGGTGGTCAGTATGCCTTTTCTGCAGGTGTTAACCAGAATAATGCGCAGTTTAGCGTGGATTACAATGGTAACCTTATAGCAAACAAAGGCACATTCCGTGGATTCCTTGATGCTACCTCTGGTTCGGTTGGTGCGCTTGTTGCAGGAAATGATAAAGTCCTGATAAACGGAGACCTTGAAATAACTGGCTCGTACCCTTATGTGCCAGTCACACCGTCTGGTGCGGGATTAAGCAACACCGGCAACTATTTAGTAACATCACACTCTGCCAATAATTTTGGAACGGTGGTATACAATATGTTGGATGTTGCTGTTGAAAACTCATCCGCCACATATAGGCTGTTTTATAGTACGGGTAGTAATACCGGTGGTTCTGGTAGCGGTAGTTCCAGCGCAAGGACTATCAATATTATTAGGTCTACGTCAGGTAGTGTAAAAATACGAGATGGTGTTAATGGGAGTCAGATTGGTAGCGCAGAAACAACTGTTGGTTTCTGGTATGCTTATAGTTCTCAATCTGGTGATACTTGGTATCAGATATATGCACGAGCTATTCCAAATATTGATACTTCCGCAGGTACGACCTATACATTGGATACCGATATACAAAAGGGCTGGGTTAATCTTGACCCGAGCCGTCCCACGGTAGAGAGAATAATTGGGGCTCCTTTGGCGTAAAGAGGTGAAATATGGCGGTATATTCAACAACAATAAGTGCATCAGGAGATAACACATATAATTCTACCGCTGAAGGTTATCAGATTGGCGGCAACGACATGTCGGATGCGTGGATAGTCGTAAACTTCCCGGATAATTATTCTTCATATGATAGTTGCTCCATTACTTTTACCTTTTACTCGCGGTACAGCCCCTCTTCTTGGGATGATGATTGGTGGGCGAGTTCAAATGCTACCATGGTGCCTGTTTACATGAAATATAATACTGGTGCTAAACAGCTTATATGGTATTTGGAAGCATCTGAGTTTAGTGGTTATTCAAGCTCAACTCGAAACAGCACGTTTACTATAGACTTAGATAATGATTTAGGAGCTCCCGCTTTCAGCCCAGGCGATACTCTGACATTTACTTTTGATGGCTCCGATGGTATGTTTATTGACTCATCTGGTGGTCGTTGTTTGTATTTGGTAGAGGCTGAGTTTACATCGTATAGCGCCACACCCGTAGCACAAAAAAAATACCTCCTTGTAAAATCATATTCTCCCGTAAATGTATCTCAATATTCTTCCGGCACATATTATGTTTCTTGGGCTGATTATAGAAAATATTGGGGCTTTAGTTGGGACCCAAGTGATTATATGCAAGTTGCTTTGAATGGAAGTGGCGGCGGTTATTATAGCGATGTTACTTATTATACGGCTTCGCAACAATACTTGACAGACAGTAGCGGTAGACGTCTTTACATACCTGATTAAAAGAAAGGCATAACAAATGACAAAAGAACAAAAAGAAACACTGGCAAATGTGTATAACACACTTGTTACTATGATACCAGCACCTTCCGAGGAGTATTCTACCAAGCACGCAATGTGCTTGCGTTCCATTAGGTTGCTTCTCGCCGAAGATGCTGAAACTGAAAAGAAGGCGGTGGGTAAATTTGACTGAACTGTTCACGAAAGCTCCTGATGTAACCGTCATGGCTGGGCACCAGTTCACCCTCCCCTTTGCCGCCAATCGTGCTGACGGCGGCAGTGTGGACTTCTCTTTATCTGGCACCGAAATCAAATTTCTGCTGACTTATTGGGGGCAACCTGATAGCGCAGCTCTTACGCTGTCCCTTTCCGCAAACCCCGAACAGGTTGTTGTAGGAATGCCTACTAATAATTTTGATGTAACCCTGCTGTCTGCGGATACGTATAACCTGCAGGGTTCTTTTGATTACCAGATAGAGTTGACAAGTCCCGACGGGGATGTGTTCAGGCCCATCAGGGGTACTCTGATTATTGTCCCCCGCAATGCGGAGGTGAGCTAAATGATAAGCAAGATTCATGCAGTACAAACTATGAATGCTGAGTTCGGCAATGTGGCTTATGCTATACCTGATACGTATTATATTGGTCTGTCTACTACCGAGGTGGATTTTGAGACCGGCATTGGTTTTACTGAGCCTGATGCGGCAGGTTATTCTCGCAAGGCTATTACTAATGATTCTACCAAATGGGCGGTTACCGAGGACGGCATTATTGTAAATGCCGCCACTATTGAGTTTGACTCTTTTACCGCAACCATTTCCAACACTGAACTGATGTATTGGTTCATATCTTCTTCCGCCACTGGCGGCACAGCACTGTATTACGATAGGATTTGTGACCCCAATGGGAACCCCATCAACATTGCTATTACGGCAGGCGGTAGGGTTATTGTTCCTGCGGGTAATTTGCGTTTGAGTCGTGCTAATTAAGCTATGAAGCGCACATCCTTTGAGATACACAGCGTAGTACAGCGCATACCTTTTCTTATGAACACCATCGAGCGAATATCGGTGGTGTTCGGCATTAAGCCTATCAACTTCGATTTAGAGGTTTTACCCGATAGGTTTTCTTTTGATGTCCAGAAAGAAATTGAAAGAATTCCTCTCACTCTCGAAACTGACGTTAAAAGAATAGTAATAATGGCGGACAACACAACGCCTCGCATAACGGCGACTGTCAGCGAACAGAAAACAACGCCTCGTGTATCTTTTGGGATTAATAAAACCATAAGCCGCATATCAACATCAATACGGCAAACAGTATTTCGGCTGTCTGCGGACATTGATGCTTCTATCGGTAGAGTTGTTGGCGAAATATCTCACTGGATTGATGTTGCGGGTGTTTTGTTCCGGCACAGGGAGTCTGCCATATCAAAAATGTTTGTTGACTTCTACAACAACGTGTTAATGCCATCCGTGCGTGAAGCCGCCGTTACAAAGATGATGGTTTCTTTCTGGGCAAGCATATTTATGACTTCCGTAAAAGAAAAAGCTTCCACAAATATGGCAGTACAATACTGGCAGAACACATTGTTCCCTTCTATTAAGGAAACATCTGTGGGTAAGATGCTGACAAGCATTTACCAGAATGTGTTAATGAAGTCCGACAAAGAAACAACCGTATCGAATATGTGGGCTACCATCTATAATGATGCCCTGTTGAAATCTGTCGACATAGCGCAAACCTTCTGCGCTTTCGTTGGTACGATGGTATTCAGTTTTCGGCATAAAGAAACGGTGCAGACATTCTGCTCGGCTGCATATGACCTCGCCACTCTTCTGGAGAGCACCGATGTGCAACGACACAGTATGGCATTGGGCACCGCATACGATACGATATTCCAGAGCGTTGATATAGCTCTGAACGAAGCCCGTATACGGTATACGCGACCCGTACTCCTTGAAGATTACACCTTTGCTATTGGCGACCCCGGCATTAAACTGAGCGATTGGTGTTATACGGAGCTTGATTATTCCTAAGAAGGGGGTCTTTGATGAGCGTAACTACAGATTACATGGGGTTAAAGCTGTTTGACCCCTTTGGTGAAGATGCGTCTGTTGAAGGGCGTGTCTACGTTGACAGTATATCGGGAACTGGCGACGACAGCAATTTTAGAATAATAGAAAAATACATGAGCGGTAAGGCGTCCTTGGTGGTTAAAACCTCCGCTGAGTGGGGCACCGACTCCGCTACGATATTGAGAGCAAACGATATCGGTCTTGCATCCGACACAGGCATTGTCAAATTTGGCGACGGTGTTAATGTGTGGGCTGATTTAATTCCTGCTGACCCAACCTATAACAATTTTGTTGCTTCTGGGTATGAAGGAACGATAGCTGAGTTTTATGCTCTGCTTGCGAACGTGTTAGCCGGTGCAGGAAGTGGTTCTGATGTCGTGGTAAATTTTGAAAAGGCCGAAGAACGTAAGAACATTGAAAGCGGAGAAACATTATCTGTTCTTTTTGGAAAGATATCCAGAATGGCGGATGATGCTGTCTTTGCGGATTCAATTATTGACTGCGGTACTTTTGGAGAAGGAGGTAGCGAATAGTGTATCAGGGCGACCAATACTCTATACCTATTTATATAACAAGTCAGGGCACATATCTCGACCTTTCGGAAATTAGTGCCGTAGAGATTACCCTGCATAATATCACTAAAAAGTATCCGGGCGAAGTCACTTACGACAGTAATTCGGGTGCTTTTTTAATGCCTATAACTCAGAAAGAATCTTTCTCGATGCCCACGAAGAAGAGGCTGTACGCTCAGGCTCGCATTCTTTATAGCGACGGAACTGTGTTCGGCACAGACCCGTTGGATTTCTTCATAGGCGAATCATTATCTAAGGAGGAGCTCTAATGTTACCTACTATTAATTTAAATGTCCCCAACAGCTCTCCTTCTATGAATTTTGTGCCCAATGGTGGTTCCTCCACCGGAGGTGGGGATAAAACTTATGTGCATATTCAGTCTTCCGCGGCAAACGTTTGGCAGATAAATCATGGCCTCAACAAGTACCCCTCTGTTACCGTGGTTGACAGTGCTGGTTCCGTTGTTGTCGGAGAAGTTGTTTATAACAATACAAACAAAGTGACTATCACGTTTATCGGGTCTTTCTCTGGAAAGGCTTATTTAAATTAAAGGGAGGATAACTATGGTTTATTTAACTAATGTTAATCTGAACGGTAACGAGTTGCAGAACGCTGTCATACAGCCCCTCGCTACCGCTCCTGCCAATCCCAAGTACGGTCAGATTTACACTGACAGCGTATCTGGCAAGATTAAGCAGTATAACGGCGCTGAATGGGTAACCATTGGTGCTATGGTGGAAGATTCCGAAACTAACGGTAATCTGGTAATCGACGGCGTTGAAATGACCGTGTACGAACTGCCTACCGCATCCGCTGATGTCGTTGGCGGTGTTAAGGTTGGCGGTGGCCTTTCTGTGGCCGAAGATGGTACTGTGTCCCGCAATATCAACTACTTCAATGGTGTTCGTGAAGTGAGCGAGGACAACGTGGCCGAAACTGACAACGCAGCTATCGCACGTATCGTTGGCGATGCCACTCCTTACGAGGGCGACATTTGTGTTATCCGCACCCTTATTTCCGGCACCGCTTACTCCTACATGGCTTATGTATACGAGAACGGCACTTGGAATGCTATGGATGGCAATGTTGATGCTACCAACGTAATTATGCGTGCCGACATTGTTACCGCTGGTGATTACACTCAGGTTGGCAATGTAACCAAGAATAAGACTGCCACCGGCTCTATTTCCGCCGCAGGTAAGAGTGTTGCAGATGTATTTACCGCCATCTTTACCAAGGAACTCAACCCCTCTGCGACTGACCCCAAGGTAACTGTAACCCTGACCGACGCAGGCGCAAAGGAAGTTGGTACTGAGTTTACTCCCACTTATTCCGCAAGCCTGAGCGCAGGTAGCTATACCTATGGCCCTGCTACTGGCATTGTTGCAAATACTTGGGCAATTTCTGACTCCAATGGTGCAACTGCAACTACTGCAAGCGGTAGCTTCACTAAGTTTACCGTAACCGACACTACCAGTTATAAGGTATCCGCAACTGCAACCCATGACGCAGGCGCTATTCCCAAGACCAATCTGGGCAATGACTACGCTTCTAAGCAGATTGCCGCAGGTTCCAAGAGCGGTTCTTCCGGCACCGTAACTGGTTACCGTAGCTTCTTCTACGGCTCCAATGTTACTGCAATGGCTCTTACTTCCGCAAATATCCGCGAGAAGCTGACCAACAGCGGAATGGCCGTAGGCACTTCTCAGACTTTCGAAATGAGTATTGTCGAAGGTGCAACTCAGGTTGTTATCGCTTTCCCCACCAACATAAACAAGACCCTTTCTGCCGTTCTGGACGCAGGTGCTTTCGGTACTGATATTGTTGGTAAGTTTGAGAAATCCGAGGTTGATGTTGAGGGTGTAAACGGCCACACCGCAATCTCTTATGATGTTTGGGTTTATTCTCCCAGTACCGCTCTGGGCGCTAATACCTACACCGTGACTATAGCGTAAGGAGGATAGAACATAATGGCAAGTTTTGTTGATTTAGGCAATAAGTCCAAGCTCGACTGGGCGTTGATGTTCCAGAGAACGGGTGCATTCCCTCTGGACAGAACCGACCTGTTTGCAACTTATGCCGATGCTGTAAAGTATGCCGCTGGTAATACTACCGACCCCGATAGCCGTGGTCTGTGCGGTGCTTCTTATGTGGGTCAGATTATTACCGTATACGAGAACGATACTGTAACCGTATACAAGATTGATGCTGACCGTTCCCTCAAGCCCATTGGCGGCGCTGTTGTTGGCGACGACGCTTCTATTGTAAACGCTGACGGTGTTATGAAGCTGTACGGCTTTGCCGAAGCTATTGCCGCTGGTAATTTTGCAGGTAAGCAGCCCCGTATTAATGCCGCAGGTAAGATTGAATGGATTCTGCCCGATACCACTACCGTTGATGGCCTGAATACTGCCGTAGAAGGTCTGCTTGAAGATGTGGGCACTATGTCTACTGATATCAAGAACCTGCAGGATAATAAGGTTGATAAGGTTGACGGCATGGGCCTGTCTTCCAACGATTATACCTCCGACGAGAAGACTAAGCTCGCAGGTATTGCCGCAGGCGCTCAGGTAAATGTCCTTGAGTCTGTCAAGGTAAATGGTACTGCTCTGGATATTACTAACAAGGCGGTTGACGTAACTGTTCCTGTTAAGCTGTCCGAGCTTACCAACGATGAAAACTTCATCGACAACACTGTTGCCAATCTGGTTAACTACTACACTAAGACCGAAACTTATACCAAGGAAGAAGTCAACGGTCTTATTGGAAATATTTCCACTATTGATATCCAGATTGTTGAAGCTCTGCCCGAGGCTGACATATCTACTACGACCATCTACATGGTTAGACGCACCTCTGGCAAGAACAAGGATATTTACGATGAATATCTGTATGCCAACGGCGATTGGGAACTGATTGGTAACACTCAGATTGACCTTTCTAATTATCTGACCAAGACCGGCGATGCAAGCAATACTACCGCCGCCTTTACCGCCGCAGAAGCTCGTGAGAACATTGCAACTGGTGAAAGCCTTGCTGTAATTTTCGGCAAGATTGCAAAGTATCTGGCAGACCTGAAGGACGTTGCGTTTAGCGGCTCCTACAACGACCTGTCCGACACTCCCACTGTTCCTGTTGCTATGGAAGCCAATATTGCGGCGGGTGACACCACTTGCACTGCTACCGTTGCAGGCACCCTTCTGTCTTATCATGCTCGGGACGTAGTGACTGGCGAAGAGGTAATAATCGACCACCTCTCCCCTGTCTCTGGTAATGACCATACGTTTAGCATCTCCGAAGCATACGCAAACAACATTAAGCTGAACATCCTTTACGTATAAGGAGAACCCATGAAATATCTGGGTAACATCGTCGAAGGCAAAGACTTAACCAATAAGGATTATGTCGATAAGGCTGATGCTGCCTTAGACGAAATAAAACTGGAAGAGTCTGACCTTTTGGAAATTTCCAACACCAGGCTCCAAGAGCTCTGGAACCAATATATTGTTGATTAAACAGGAGGATTATATTACAAATGAGTGTTAAATATAGTGGCGAAAATGTCTTAACTTATTTGCTTTCCCTGCTGAACACTAAGTTCGGGACCAAGGTAGATAAGGTTGACGGCAAAGGTCTTTCTACCAATGATTATACTACTGCTGAAAAGCAGAAGCTTGCGGGTATTGCCGACAACGCTAATAACTACAGCCATCCTGCGTATACCCAGCGCAACGAGGGTCTGTATAAGGTAACCGTTGACGCACAGGGTCACGTAAGCAATGTGTCTGCCGTAGAAAAGGGCGACATCACTGCTCTGGGCATTCCCGCACAGGATACTACTTATAGTGACGCGACCGAATCCGCCGCAGGTCTTATGCCTGCTTCTGCGGTAACTAAGCTGAAGGGCATCGAGGCAGACGCTGATGTAAATATCATCGAATCCGTTAAGGTAAACGGCTCTGCGCTTACTGTTACCGATAAGGCTGTTGATATTCCTGTGCCTACTGGCGCTTTGGCTTCTAAGTCTCAGGTTGCTATCGACGACCTTAATACCGAGCTGAAGGAAAAGGTTCTTGCTTCTTCCGAGGGCAATCACGGACATACCAATAAGGAACTTCTGGAAACCTACACCCAGACCGAAGCCGACCTTGCCGATGCTGTAGCTAAGAAGCACAGCCATGCTAATGCTACCGAGTTGGATAAGATAGCCGATGGCGACGTTGCTAAGTGGAATGCCGCTGAGCAGAACGCTAAGGATTACGCCGATGACCTCGACGAAGCTATGGACGGTCGTATGCAGATTGTTGAAGGCAAGGCTCATGAACATGCAAATGCCGCTGAGCTTGCCAAGTTTGTTGACGGCGATAAGGCGAAACTTGATGCCGCAAAGAGCACCGCTGATGCCGCCGCAGCCGCAATCGAAGTTCTGAATGGTACTGAGTCCACTACTGGTTCCGTAGCTAACACCGTAAAGACTTATGTTGACGGCAGACTTGCTTCTGCTTACAAGGCCGCAGGTAGTTCTACCTTTGCCGCCCTGCCCACTCCTTCTGCCGCCAATGAGGGTTATGTTTACAATGTAACCGATGCTTTTACTACCGACGCCAAGTTCGTTGATGCCGCTAACGGCCAGTATGCCGCAGGCACCAATGTTGTTGTTGTTGAGGTAAGCGAGGGCGTTTACAAGTTTGATGTGCTGGCTGGTTTTGTAGACCTGTCCAATTACATGCAGAATGATGACTTTGCCGAGCTGACCAATACTGAAGTTCAGGCTATTTGGGATAGCGTATTTGCCGCAAGCTAAATAAATATGGGAGGTGGAGAAGATGTTGAACTATTCTGGGCAAAACTCTCTCTCCAAACTGATTGAGTTAATTAAGAATAAATTCGACACCAAATTAGATTCCACCGCAAATGCCGTAAGTGCAAGCAAAATTGCTGAGCCCGTCACTGTCTCCCTTACGGGGGACGTGGCGGGTTCTGCTACTTTTGACGGCAGTGCGGATACTGAGATATCTACAAGTGTTCAAGAAATAGACTGTGGTTCTTTTAACTAATAAGGAGGTTGAGTATCGTGGCAACCATAAAACATAAACGCGGCACTCGTGCCGCACTTGACGCCTCCCCGGGTCTACAGCAAGGTGAACTTGGCCTCTGCACTGATACCGGGGAGCTTTTTATTGGAAATAACGGGAATCATCCGATTCTGGAGCAGGTTGCGGCCAAGACTTTAATGGGCAATACCGGCTCCAGCAAGGCATTGCCGTCGGCTATTCCCGCTGCTGATATTTTGGAAATGATTGGTGGTCAGGCTACGGTTCAGTACGAAGTGATGCCTTCTACCGTTACCGAAGGTGCTGTAATTCAGTACGTCGGCGAAACTAACGAAAGCTACATAAAGGGCTCGTGGTATCGTGGTGAGAATAGCAAATGGGTGTTTACATCTACTACATATACCCCCGAAAAAGGAATTGACTATTGGACCACAACTGATAAAGAGGAAATAGTGTCGGATGTTCTTTCATCCTTGCCGACATGGACGGGTGGTAGTTATTAATAATTACAAACATCGAAAGGATTAATAAATTAATGAAGAAACTTTTTGCAATACTTGTATCTCTTGTACTCATTTGCGGCATGTCTGCCGCTTTTGCTTTTAACTGGAATGACGTAGACGTTGTTGAATGTGATGAATACGTTCTTTCCGCAACCAAGTACGTTAAGATTGATTCTGACCTTGGTGTTGCTTACGAAAAGGCTCCTAACGCAATGGCAAAGGTTGGCGATTATGTTTACTTTGACCTGTTTGCCGCTGATGCCGCAGGTGAAGAGGTTGACGCCGATGTTGAGTATCATCATCTGAGCGACCTTGAAGCCGTCGGCAAGATTTTCCGTGCAAAGGTAATTGGCGCTGAACCTTGGGTCAAGATTAGCATTACTGAAAAGACTGCAGTTGCCGACCTTAAGTATAAGAATGAACCCATTGTTGCCGAGGGTGCTACTGTTGTAATTGGCGACCTCGTATTTACTCGCAACGCAGATGGTGTTGTTGTTGATGTAAATAGCGACCTTAATGTTGCGGACATGCTTGCTGAACTTGCTGAGCTCGGCATTGATATCCAGAAGCTGTATGATGGCAAGATTTGTATGAATGACGATGTGCTTATTGCAAACTTTGGTCGTGTGTGCGAAACCAGTGCAACTATTGCTTGGTATGTGCAGGCCGAAGCTCCTCAGCTCGGCATTCCCAAGACTGGCGACGCTGTATCTATCGTCGCTCCCGCACTTGTACTCGCAAGCTCTCTTTATATAATTTGCCGCAAGAAGTAAATAAAACAACAAAATGAGCCGTCAGGGGTTGATTCCTCTGGCGGCTTTTCTTTAGAAAAAACGAGGTAAAAATGTATACGTTATACATACACACCACACCTGATGAAAAACATTATGTTGGCGTCACATCACGACAATCCGAAATTCGCTGGAGTAATGGTTGGGGTTATTACGGCCAACCATTTTTTGACGCTATCAAACAATTTGGGTGGGATAATATTAAGCACGAAATAATTTTTGAAAATCTCACAGAAGAAGAAGCTCATGAAAAAGAGCGTGAATTGATTGCGTTTTATAATTCTACCGACCGGAAGTATGGTTTCAATTCTTCTTCTGGAGGTAATTGGGGAACCACTATTTCCAAAGAGGCAAAGCGCAAGGTTAGCGAGAACCTGAAGTCCCAAGGTATTAAACCTCCTTCCCAAAAAGGGGTTCCAAACAAACATCGCAAAGGTGTTAACCAATACACACTTGATGGTGAGTTTGTAGCGACCTATGAATCGGTTAACGCCGCCGCTCGTGCCGCAGACGTAAGCCCTTTGCTTATTAGTAATGCTTGTAATAAGCGTAGGAAAAGTCTTAACGGATTCATATATGAATTTGTAAGTAATGCTAATGACCGTAATGCTCGCCCTGTGGCTAAGTACGATTTGGGTGGAAATTTTATTGCTGAGTATCCATCCATGAGAGCTGCCGCTTTAGATGTTGAAGTAAGCATTAATCAGATTAAAAACGTCTGCGAAGGTATATCCAAATCGGCAGGCGGTTTTATTTTTGGATTTATTCATAGGAGGTGTGTTAATGAGTCTGCTTAATGAATTTATAGAATATCTCGAATCCCACATTGGTGATATTTATTGCTGGGCTGCGCAAGGCCAGTGTATTTCTGACATGGATAATCCTTATGCGTGGATTCGTCGTATGGAAACTTCCACGAAAAATGCTGACCGAGCCATTGCTTTTGTAAAGAAAGCAACCAAGAATCCTCTTTACGCTTTCGATTGTTCTGGTCTGGGTATGTACTGGATATACAATCTTAAAAAGATATCCAGTGGCGACATTAGTTCTAACGGTATGTACAGCAAATGCGAAAAGATTACCAAAGCAGAACTTCGCAAAGGCGACTGGGTGTTCCGCCACAATGGAAATAAAGTATACCACATTGGTTATGTTGTTGATGATGACCTCAACGTAATTGAATCAATGGGTCGTGATGTTGGTGTTGTAAAGCGTCCTCTCAATGCAAGTGGTAGTTCTTACTGGAATAAATTTGGCCGTCCCATTTGGGTGTTCCCCGAATTGAGCAAAGAACCTGCGGCAAACGACGAACCCGCATATACCGCATATGCTACTGCTAAAGTAGGCGTATCTAAGGATACGTCTATTTATATCCGCAAAAAGCCTGCGGCTTCCACGGCTTCATATAACGTTGTCGCTAAGATTTCCAACGCAAAAGGTAAGTCTTTCTCTCTCCTTGGAGAAAACAGCGACTATTATTACGCCGCATACAACGGTTATAAAGGGTTTGTACGCAAGCAGGACTTTGAGGTTCAGGTTGCACTTGCGGCGGAACCCTTCTTCGCAGTTGTAACCGGCGGCAGTGTTAACGTGCGGTCTGGCGCAGGTTCTGCTTATGCCGCCATTGGTGTGGCGCACAAGGACGACCGTGTGCTTGCTTTGCCCCACAACTTAGATTGGAGCCGCATATCTATCGTTCTGGACAACGAAATGAAGTGTGGTTTTATTTCAAATAAATACATAAAGAAGGTGTGATGGAGTATATGCGCAAACATACTACGGAGTTTAGCAAAGTTATACTGTTCGCAATCTCCGCAGTCCTTCTTATTGTCATTATCTTTTCAATGATAATGATGGCCGTTACAAGTGATTTAACCCCGCTCGATTGGATACTGGGCGGGTTATTTTCTTTGGCTGATGTGGCTGTTGCTTTCTACTACTGGAAAGCTCGCAAGGAAAATGAGATTAAATTGCGTGTGATTTACGGCAAAGAAATGGCTGACGGAACTGAATCAAACGATGAGACCGATGTTGAGTGCGTTGGTTAGAAAGGAATAAAAAGATATGGAATTTACTGTTGATTGGACTGCTGTAATTATTGCTTTTCTGGAAAATGTTGTGCCTGTTCTTCTTACCGCTCTTGGTGCTGTTGTTTTTAAATACCTGAAGTCCAAGGGTACAAAAGACGAGCTGCTTAAACTGGCACAGGAAGCATACACCATTTTTAATAAATGCGTTCTTAACGTAAACCAGACCTTCGTTGATGCTCTTAAGGCCGAAGGTCTTTTTGATGCAGATGCTCAGGCAAAGGCACGTGAAATGGCAAAGGAAATGTTTATGGAGATGATTTCTGCCGAGATGAAACTTGCTCTGGAAACCCTGTACGGTTCCGCAGACAAGTGGATTGAAACTGTGCGTGAGGCCGATGTTTGGGCCGCAAAGAAGGTGTAATGTATGGCATCAATTTTAAGAGTTAGAGATAATGACGGGAATATTGTTGAGATTCCCGTAATGCAGGGTCCTCCCGGTCCTGCGGGTAGCACCCCTGAAAAGGGTGTTGATTACTGGACTGAGGATGATAAGTCGGAAGTAGTATCGGACGTTCTTGCTGCCCTGCCCACTTGGGAAGGGGGTAGTTATTAATGGCTTACGACAAAGTTGTTGATTCCGCCAAGCTTGATGCCGATATTGCGGTGGTAGCAGATGCAATACGTGCAAAAGCGGAAATAACTGGCCAATTGGTATTCCCCGAAGGAATGGCTTCTGCTGTATATGCCATCTCTGGCGGCGCATCCCTTGATGTTATAACCGCCGCTTCACTTCCTGCCACGGTAGTGGAAAATCAGATAGTAGTTATCACGGATACTACACCCAACACAATATACGTTGACACCAACGAACCCACCAACCTTGTTTCTGGTGATTTGTGGGTTGTTATTGCAGAGGGTGATTACGGCATCAATTTTACTGAGGATGCACCGTATTTCAGCACTAAGTTTAGTGCAGCAAAACAATATAACGGCAGTTCATGGGCGGGGTTAGACGGTTACATCGGCGTATCCGGCACATGGCAACAGTTTGCACGAAGTCTCCCTGCGATGGGAACCCCTCTGGAGCAGTGGACATGGGAGCAAATTGTCATTCTTGCCAACAGTGGTGAAGATGTGACCCAGTATTTTGCTGTAGGCGACCAGAAAAATCTTGTGTTAACTACTGGCGAAGTTGTACCTGTAGTAATCGGTGACTTCAACCATAACACCATAACGAATAGCGGTGGGGCGAAAGCATCCATTGCCTTTACATTTAAAAACTGTTTAAACACCACCTATGCGATGAATGATTCCAGCACTAATGCTGGTGGTTGGAACAGTTCAAAGATGAGAACTACGCACATGGTGAATATCTTTAACACATTCCCCGCTGAACTCAGAGCAGACGATGCGGTTAAATATGTTGACGTTGTAGCAACCGCTGGCAGTCAGTCTACCTCTCTTGTTACTTCATCCGACCGACTGCGGCTCCACAGTGTTACAGAACTTGGTCTGACCGCTTCATACGCAGGTACAGAAGGCACCAAATATGCCTACTATACTTCTGGAAATCGCGTCAAAACTGTCAACGGAACCGCAAGCTGGTACTGGACCCGTTCTCCGTATACCAACTACTCCTACGATTTCTGCATTGTGAGTTCGTCGGGTGCGGCCGGCAGCGACTATGCCTACTACGCTAACGGCGTGGCTTGCGGCTTCGATATTTAATCTAATAATCTAAAAAATCGCCGCCCCTGTGTGGGCGGCGGAAAGGTAAGAAATGAGCGTACTAAAATCTGAAAGAAGCGAAAGCTCGATGCAGTTTGTCCAAACAGCAAGAGAGCTTGCGGAAAAAACAACTTTGGTGTGCAAGAAGCTGCCAAAATCCCTAACCTTTTTCGGCGGGAGCCAATTGTGGTCTTACGCAAGAGAGATACTTGGCTGTGTAATTAGGGCTAATAGTATATATCCAACGAACGAACACGAGGCTCAAGAACGTAGGGATTATTTCATTCAAGCAAATTGCGCAATACAGGATTACCTTACCCAGCTCGATATGCTTAAGCCAAATGTCGAACCAAATAAACTTTTGGACTTGGTACGCTTAGCAACCGATGAGGCGTCTTTGGTGTCGGCTTGTAAAAAGGCCGACGCCAAAAGATATAAGTTTTAGGTTACGCACTGATACCCGTTCTCCGAATACCAACAACTCCAACAATTTCTGCAATGTGAGTTCGTCGGGTACGGCCAACAACAACAATGCCAACAACGCTAACGGCGTGGCTTGCGGATTGTGTGATGTGAGACCAAGTAGCATTAAGTGAAAGCAGAACAAACACATAAGGAGCGTGTAACCTTCCTGATATGGGTAAATTAAACCTTTGATGCGGTTGACTGGACGCTGCTTGCATGGACGGTAATTCCGTTTTCATAGTTAACCCGCTATACACGGAGGTGTTTTTTATGACGAGCGAAGAAAGACATGAGGCTCGATATCAAAGAAGAAAAGCAAAGCGAGAAGAGCAAAAGCGTAAACGAAATGCTATGACATACGAAGAAGTGTTTAGCTTTGAAAACATATACTCTGCGTTTAATAAATGCAAGAATGGCGTTATGTGGAAAACCAGTGTGCAGGGTTATGTTGCCGGACATCTCGCCAAAGCATACCGCACACATAAAGAACTAATAAACGGCGCATATAGAAGCAAAGGGTTTGTTGAGTTTGATATCATGGAACGAGGCAAACCTCGACACATCCGCAGTGTACATATCAGCGAAAGAGTCGTGCAACGTTGTTTGTGTGATAACCACCTTGTTTCCGCATTAAGTTGCACTTTTATTTATGACAACGGAGCCAGTCTTAAAGGTAAAGGAATTCATTTTACAATGAATAGGTTGTGCGAGCATATGCGCTGGCATTATCGGCGATACGGCACAGAGGGTTATGTGCTCACCTTTGACTTTTCTAAATACTTTGATTTGGCAAACCACGACGCTATTTTTAAGGAAATAGATAGGTGTATCTCCGACGAAAAGCTATGCGAACAAACCAAATATTTTATTCGCCAATTTGGAAATGTTGGTTTGGGTTTGGGTAGTCAAGTGTCTCAAATAGCCGCTTTAGCTCTGCCTAATCGTCTTGACCACTATATAAAAGAAAAACTCCGTGTGCATTGTTATGCCCGTTACATGGATGATGCTTACCTTATTCACCCAAGCAAAGAGTATCTGCAGAAGTGTTTGGTCGAAATACGCTCCATATGTAATGAGTTAGGTATTAAACTTAATGAGAAAAAGACTCAGATAATAAAGCTTTCTCGCGGCGTAAATTTTCTTAAAGGCCATTTCTTTCTTACCGATACAGGACGTGTCATAAAAAGAATTAATCCTCGGTCGGTCACTACTATGCGTCGAAAACTCAAGAAATTTAAAAGATTTGTTGATAGCGGCAAAATGACAATCGACGATGTTTGGACATCATGTAAGTCTTGGGTTGGGTACGCCAACTATTATAATGCTTATAAAACACGACAGAGACTAAATGAACTATATAAGGAGTTATTCTTATGTATGAAATAATAAAGGATGGCGAGAGGTTCATCTTGTGTGATGAACTCATTCTTGTAAAAAAGAATAGAAATGATATATATATCCCCGTTGAACAAACCGAGGCAGAAGGTGTTGTTATTGGAAATGATATTGTTGAGCCCATTGGAAATGTTGATATTTATTGGTTCGATGGGGCAAATAGAATAAACCTTTTGAACGCCGCAGGAGCGGAAATTGTGCAAACATCAGCAAAATCATCTGGCACTGAACCTTCGGCAAACGCAGGGGTGTTTACTTACGATGAGTGGCACGAGAACACTGATTATGAACAGTACGATATGTTTATATACAAGGGCAATGCTTATTTTGCAAAACAGAAACTTACGTCCAGTTCTGTATATCCCCCTGATGCACTGGGCGTAGAAGCACTGTACGGAATAAGGCCCACTCCTGATTCCGAAGGTGTTTATCCCTATATAAGAAATATGGCGGTTACAATAGGCATGAAAGTGCGTAGTGCAAAAGATGGCAATATTTATGTTTGCTATGCTAATGCAACTAACACACTTGTTTATGACCCTGCCGACGTATCTGCAATATTTAATAAGGCAGAGTAAACTTGACTACCGGGTTGAGTATTTTTAATTTTGGGCTAATAGTAAATATGCTATTAGCCCATTTTTTACGATTTAAAATTCTTCCTTGGTGCCGTCTTCATAAACTATCATTGACACATCGTATTTAAAGGATAAATTCTCATAATCCTCGCTATACAATCGAACATGTTCTGTTCTAAACTGGTTAACATCTATGCCTATCCCTTCATATGTAGCCGTTTCTGTTGGTTTTATGATATGTTCAGTAAAATCGGCACTAACCACAATTATTTCTTGGTCAAACATATCATAAATAGTTAAAGTACCATCAACCCCTTTTATTGGTTTATCGGTGTTATTGCTTATAGAAAAATCAAATTCAACACGAGGTGAATACCGACCCCTATCCCAATTTTCCTCAAGACTATGTTTATCAGTAACAGTGACCGTAACCTTTTCGCAGGTATTCGTTTCAATAAAAGTCTCTTCCTTACGCTGTTCTACCTCATCTTCAAGATAAGCAATATCTACAATATCATAATTAATAATGAGTTGGTCGAAATCCTTGTAATATGCATCCCATAACTCATCACTGAACATATATTGAGTCCCTACAACTGTAATGGTCTCGCCAGCCTGTATCTTTTTCTGCGCAATAGTAAAAGGTATATATGCAATTTGCCTATCGTATAAATCAGATATTTCTACATTGCCATCAATACCTATAACGGACTTATCTGTGTGGTTTGTAATCTCAAAAGTAATCTCAATATATTCAAACAGCTCATCGTCCACAGAGTTTTTACCAATAGCAACAACAGTAACTTCTTCCTCTTTTATGGGTGTAGCTTCTGTGTAACTATCCCCGCAAACAGAACAAGTATACATAACCTCACCGGCCTGAGTGTACGTTGCTTCTTTTATGACGGTTTCGGAATATTTATGCCCTTCTCCAACACTTATTTGATGAATGGTGTGTCCACATTTTGTACATTCATACACCACTTCTTGTTCTTCGCAAGTAGACGGAATACTTTCTTTCTGGATATATTCATGCTCACATTCTCCACATGCGGCAGTGGTAAAGCATAATAGTAATATAATAACCAAAAAGAAACGGCGCATCGGCAAAGTTCTCCTTTAACGTTATACTTTCATAAAACATGTTATCATATTATTAAAAAATCTACAATAAAAACAAAAAGGCTAACGGCATAGCAATACAAAACATTGCCACATCGTTAGCCTATTATTTTACCTTCTTTATGTGCCCTATTCTGTCCAGCATAGGCTACAAAAAGAACATTAATTTACCGATACAATTTTATAGCGTTCTTCTGCGGGAACATTGCCGTCAACAACTTCCACAACATCCTTTAACATATCAAGCTTAATAGTCACCTTGTCGCTGTAAACTGTAACGCACTCAACGTGGTTCATTATAGTTGCAACACGAGCTTTTTTATCATAGGTATTTTCTATTTCTTCTTTTATCTTATTAAGTCTATTCTCTATGCTTCCTCTCTTCCTATTGGTTTCTTCCAGTCTGGCAATCTTTTCTTCCAATGCCGCACAATCATCTTCAAACTTAGCATTTCTTCTGGCGTACATTTCTTTACTTATTGTACCATCTAACAGATTATCCAGCAAAAGCTCTTTCTTATGTTCCACTTCCTGTAACCTTTGCCGCAATTCCGCAATCTCTTTTTCTGCCGCGCCGGAACTAATTGCAGCCGCAATAGCCTTCATAGCAACCTGCAGGCCACGCACGAAGTCTTCCTCGTAATTCTCCGCAATTTTAGCGAATATTTCATCAAGGTAATCTTGCCGCACCAACGGATTGTCGCAACCCATTGTCCGCTCAGGTTTTCCTTGCGGGTGCTTCCTTCCATAATTCTGGTAGGTGCCGCAAATCCAACAGGGCAAATTCTCTCCTCTGGCAAAAATGCGGTATACGTGATGATATTTTGCGCCGCAATCGCCGCACACTATTTTACTGGACAGTGGATAAGAACCTCTCTTAATACCACGCCGCGCAGTTCCGTCACTGGTTGTGTTTCGAACTCTTTGTTCGTTCGCCTTATCCCACAATTCTTTTGATACGATAGGTTCAACCCTATTCTCGTGCCATACCCACTCCTTTTCGTCAACACGATTAATCTTCTTTGTGTCAAAATCAAAGTGGAGTTTATTTTGAACTACGGTGCCATAATAAATAGGATTGCTTATCATCCTCTTTAATGTAGTAAGGCCAATTTTGGTTCCTCTTCTGGAAACAACACCTTCTTCATCAAGAGTAGCCTTTATTCTGCGTGCGCCCATACCGTCGGCATACATTTTAAATATGCGCCGTATTAATTCAGCTTCCTTGGGCACAACAATAAGCTCTCCGTCTTTCTGCTCGAACCCCCACATAGAGCCATTCGTTATAATACTCGACCCATTCTTTTGTCTTGTGCGAGTTGCATTATTTATCTTTTTGGAAAGTTCTCGGCTATAATCTTCTGCGAGTATCGCCTTAATGCCCGTAATCAAGCTATCATCAGACTGATAGAATTTGCGGTCAATAAAAAAGTATAATTTCTTCCCATTTTCAACCATGCGGCTGAGGAAAGTATACCAGTCTTTTGCACTACGCATCAACCTATCCTGCGACTTAATTACAACCACGTCAAAGATATCTTCCCCGAGGTCATTGTACAGGTTTCGATATTCATCTCTTTTCTTTATTGTTGTGCCGGACTTACCTTCATCAACATACTCCCGCACCAATTCCCATCCCATTTCCGCAATAAAGTCCCGCAACTCTTGGCATTGTATTACCAGAGCGTCAGCTTGCTTTTCTTCTTCTGTGGAAACTCTTGCGTAAAAACAGGCTCTCATGTTTCTCTCCTTTTGTGTTCTATGCTATCATAATACACCTGGATGTTTGCTATAGCAAGACCTGTTTCTTCTTCTGTTAAAACATAATCATCACACAACAATTCTAATAATGTTTCCGCAAAGCTTTTTTCAAACATTTTCCTCCAAAATAAAAAAGGCGGGGTTGCCCCCGCCGTAATGTTACTTTCCACTACTGCCAACGCCGCCTGTACGCTCGCTCTGACTGCAGTTGTCTTCATCCATTACGTTGTAATTCAGTATTATGCCCTGAGCCACACGCTCCCCTTTCTGGATATAAACAGTATTCTCTTCTGTAAGGTCAATTATTACGGGAATAGGAATTCTCTTAATACCAAAATTTATGTAAACATCACGAACATCTATTTCCATATCTCCGTCATACTTAATCGCAGGAGCGTAATTGTACAGGCTTATAATAATATTACCCTTGGTATCACCGTTAATAAAATCACTGTCGATTACACCAACTGTATTGGAAAGCATCAGATGACGCTTAATGCCGATACTGCTGCGAGGCACAATCATCAGGAACTCATCATCGTTAATGTGCGCCGCAATGCCAGTATTAAACTTAACGGCGGTCTGCGGAGGAATTTTTATGTCCTCAGTTGCATAAAAGTCATAACCACAGGAAGTTTTTGTAGCGCGGATAGGCATTACCGCATCTTCCTGTAATACTTCAAATCTTGTATTCATCTACTCTTCAAACTCCTTAACCAATATTGCTTTCTCAGCCTTACAGCTTTCATATACGTCAATAATCCTCTGGTTTGAACTACCACGATACGGCAGGTTTACGCTACGTTTGGTTATATCGAATTTGCCGTCAACAAGTACATTAACCAAGGAAAGCAACTTCCTACCTCTGTCAATTTCGCCATAAAGCTCTTCAAACGTAAAACCCGTGTACAGCCACACATCTATGTCAGGCAGTTCATCAGCCACCATGTCCAGAAAAGAAATAGTATCGTCAATGCTAAAAACAGGGTCTCCTCCGCTCATAGTAATGCCGCTGATATAAGGTGTCTGCCGCACGTATTCAATTATTTCTTTTTGGATATCTTCGGTGAAAGGCTTACCTGCTGTGAACGAATGCGAATCAGGGTTGTGGCACCCTGCGCAGTTGTGCTTACAACCTGCGACGAATACTACAACCCTTACGCCTACGCCATCAGCAATAGATTCAAAATCTATGCCGACAATATTCATTATTACTTAAACTCCGTGTATTTAGAATGTTTTACTCTGTCGAGACACTCAGCAATCTTGCCATCGTTAAAATTACGATAGTCCGTAGTAAGATAACCAGTTACTCTGCGCAGTCTCTCTATGTTTGTACCGTTGCAAGCGGGACAGTTTTCTTCGATTTCGCCCTGATAGCCGCAAGCAAGGCAGGAATCAATGGGGAAATTGAATGCGAGGTAAGGGATATCCAGAGACATAGCGTAGTCAATAATATCCTCAATAGCCTTGTGGTTATTTACCACGGAACTTTCCAGTTCAATGTAGGTAATGCAGCCGCCAGTGGGGTACTTACAGAACTGAGCTTCGATTTCAAGCTTGCGGTAAATAGAAACCTTTTCCCACACAGGAACGTGATGAGAATTAGTGATGTATTCCCTATCACATACACCTTCGATTACGCCGTACTTCTTTTTAAGGGATTCAGCAAAAGTCTTGCACAGGCTTTCTGCGGGAGTGGCATAACAGGAGAAGTTCAGGTTGTTACGTTCTGCGGCTTCATTTACGTAGTTTGCAATATGTTCTACAACACTCACAGCAAACCTGAGCACATCTTCATCCTCATCGTGGTACTTGCCAAACAAAGCCTTACACATTTCCGCAATGCCGATATAGCCGATTGCCAGTGTGCCATGCTTCATAGCTTCGTATATGCCCTTCTCACGAGCGGCTTCGGCATCCGCAATAGTACCGTTATCATACATGAAAGGCGCGGACTTAACACTCTGGCTGCAAATGTGATAGAACCTGTCGATGAGCGCCTTTTCGGTGAGCGCAAGCACTTCATCCAGCTCGGCCCAGAATCCGTCAAGGTCGGGTTCAGTTCTTTCACCAAGGCAAATACCATGGTTAATGCCGATTGCGGGAAGATTCATTGTTACAGGACACACGTTGCCGCGACCAATCTTGGAATAGCCAAGACCGTGCCTATCCTTGCCGAGCAGAGTGCGGCAACCCATAGTAGCCATATAGGTGTCGGGATTGTCGGGGTCATCCACGTTGCGGCTCCAATCACCGTTAACAATATTAGGATAAATGCGCTTCGACAGAGACTTGATGGCAAGCTGTTTCATGTCGTAGTTGGGAGTACCGGGCTTATCATTAACGCCCTTCTTGTAGTTAAAAATAGATATAGGGAAAATGGGGGTTCTATGATGCTTGCCAATGCCGTCCAAACTTGCTTCCAGAAGATGTTTAATAACCATCCTTCCCTCTGGAGAAGTGTCGCGCCCAAAGTTAATAGAGGTGAAAGGCACCTGAGACCCTGCGCGGCTTTCCAGCGTGTTGAGGTTGTGGAATAAACCCTGACAAGACTGTGCCAGTTCCTTTTCAAGCATACTCATAGCATACCTGTGTGCCGCAGGATGGCCTTCGCTCCAAACGGGGTCGGCAATATCCACTTCATCGGGAACATGAGGCTCAACACCTTCTACCCATTTGATACCGTCACGCAACTTCTTTGCAAAGCTCTTGCGAACAAAAGAAGCAAGGTCATAATCAAGGTGCGCAGAAGCACAGCCGCCAAACTGTACTTGACTCTGTATCTGGAAAATAACAGCCACAAGCTGACATGCCGTTGAGAATGAGTTTGCGGGACGCACATCCCCGTTTCTGGTGGTAAAACCATTGTTGAGGAGTTTTGCTACGTCTGCAAACAAACAGTTGTGGGAACCTACGTCATACTCGCTCAGGTCATGGTTGTATAAACGGCCTTCCCTGTGGGCCTCCGCTACCTCGGGCGACATGTATTCGTTGAGGGCAAAATCCTTATGCATGGCGTTTGCGCTCTCAAACTTTCTGCCACTATAAGAAAACTCATCTACATTGGCATTGCTGTTCTGGGTGTTATTGCATTCCAGAATATTCTTAATCTTGCGGTGCAGTTCGGCATTACGTTCACGCACCGTGTTACGCCTATCACGATACTTAATGTACGCTCTCGCCACATCCTTGTACTTAGATGCCATCAGGTATTCTTCAACCCAATCCTGTATCTGTTCAACACCAACATCCTTATCGGTACATTTCTTTTCTGTCTTTTCTGCTATGGTTTCTGCAAGCTGCTCGTCATTAACACCACACTCATTCATGGCCTTAATTACCGCCGCATAAACCCTTTCACCATCAAACTTCACAACCCTTCCGTCTCGTTTTACTACCATAACTACCAATTCCTCTCATCATCAACAATCTTAATTATTCGCTCAACCGCATCCATTACGGATTTGGTGCGAATAATACCATGAATTTCATCAAAGTCAGATTTGCGCCTATTCCAAGGCTTGTCTACAAGCACGCGATACGTCCAAGAAGGAGACCTCATCACGGTTTCCAGTTTATCCTCGAGTATAAAATCACATTTAACCAACCATTTAGGATAGCCATAAATGATGTTCTCCTGCTTTATAAAAGGAAAGCATTTTGCAAACCATTTTGAGCGCCCTTCAACAATGTCGGGCGTACAAGCAGTCATAATAAATACCTCAATTCCGTTCTGGATAAGCTTGTGCATTGCTTCAACTGCTCCATCAGAGGGAACAAGATTACCCCAGAATGATTTGTCGGCCCAAACCTTTTCCATCTTGTTGTAAACATCGGGCGTCACACATTTCTTTACCTCGTACTCAGTAAAGTCATCCAGAGATAATTCGTCATCTCCAATTGCAAAGCTTTCTTTAAGGTGGTATATCGTTTCCGTCATAAGGTTGTTCAGCACCTCATCAACGTCTACAACCACCGACCAATTTTTGTTATATATGCTCATACACTACTCCGTATCAACAATCTTAATTACCCCCTCCACCGTTGGAAGGGTTTTTGCTGAAGTACCGTTGGTAAGGGTTTTTGTTGAAGTACTATCAGTTGGCACGTATGGAAGGTTCGTTACTGAAGTACCATTGGTTATGAGAACATCAGGAATCCATTCTCCTGTGATAATTTTTGACATTTCAGCATCAATTAAAGTCTCTTCTTCTGACTTTTCAATAATTCTATTGCAGTACCAGATGGCCTTTTTAATATCCTCGATACCGTTCTTCTTTTTCCAACGCCACAAATACTTGATGGCGTTGCCGGTGTTAAAAGCTTCTTCCCCGCTAAGGTCGTGGGTGGCAACTGCAATAGCATCAATACATTCTATTGCGCCGCCGTAATGCGCAGGGTGATTTACTTTTTCGGCCATAATTACTTCTCCTCTCCTGTAATCCAATGACTGTTGGGTAGGTTCTGCTTAATCCATTCACAAAACCATCTCCATTCCGGCAGCCTATGGTTGTGCCTCTGGGCGTATATCGTTTTAAGCTGAAGGTAATTGGTTGTTATTCGTGCTGTAAGTTCAAAACCTGCAGGGTTTGAGTACAGGATGTGCAGGTACTTTAACGCCAACTCCTCGCCCATCCTTTTCTTTTCATGCTCATCCTTTACGGCCTTGCTATACTCAAATAGTTCGTTATAATCATCAACCAACTCTTGCATAATCGCAACAATGCGAGGGTCTACATACGTATTGTATCCTTTGCTTAAATCAAATTTGGTTATGCGGTGCATTGTAGATTGTGAGCTTACGAAATCAAACCAATGATAACGCTCCGCCTCAACCCATGCTTTATTAGAAAACGTTAAATCAAATGCAACTAACACACCTTTAAGAAAGCAGTCGTGGCCTGACCCTCTTGGGGCAGCCGCCAGCGATTCAGTTCTATCGGTTATTTCACAATTACAAAGCTCTGTGTCTGTGGACATCGGATACTTACTGGCCCGAATGCTTTCTTCCATATCGTACACTTTTACATTTGCTATACCCGACATTATTTCACTCCTTTATACGGACACGCATTTCTACCATCGGGCAGGATGCAACGCCACCACTCATCACACTCATCGCGGACCAATTCGGCGTTCTCGCACCCCACGCACTTATCTTCTTCTTTGGCAATAAAAAAAGCCAACTGTTCGTTGACCCATTCCATATCTACTTTGTTTATCATCTTCTGCTCATGCGGCTAATCAGCATCCAACTAAGAGGAAGCTTACTCTTCTTTGCGATATCCTGCCCAAGCTTATCCAGAGTTGCGGATGCCTCCATATACTGACTTATCATCCTATCCAGTTCTTCCTTATCTTTCTTAGCTTTATTTCTCGCTTCGATATGCTTAGCCTCACACACCCGTGCTGCTTCTTCTGTGGGGAAACTCTTGCCGCATTCTTCACACATATACTGAATCTTCATATATACATTCTCCTTTGGAAATTTATAGATGTGCGTCACAACTTATTGTGTGACGAAGGAATCATATTATATCACAAAATGTGATTTGGGACATGGATTGACGGGGGATACTGGATTCGTAATATCCTTTTGTTACATAAATTGCGTATTCGTCCTCGTACTTTACTGCAAACACCAGTGTATTGCCAGAGCCGGCAAGAGCATACCCGCCATAATCCTCCTCTCTCTCTTCCAAGCTATCTATACACTCTCTTATGTACTGATTAATCTTTTGGTTAGACAGATTAACCACATTGGGGCCAGCTTCAAAGAAATGCTGAGGAAACCGAATATTATCTTTGGTGAGGATAATTGAATGAACTTCGCTATCTAAAAAAATTAGCTCGCCACACTTAGGGCACTTAATGTACGCACACCCACATGCCCCAACTTGTATATCCTCAACGTCATATTCAAGCTTAACCTTGCAGCCAGTGCATTTTATTATGTTAGGTTCGTCATTTATAATCCTCATACGCTCTCCTTCTTTATAGGTATTTCTTCCATTACGTACACCCTGTCTGCCGTTGTACTGCCGTGGAATAGAGTACCGAGTCCACGAGGTGTCACATCGCGAGCGTCCATAATAAGCAATTTCAGCATTACGGCACCCTCTTTATCACTATACTGACACGTCTCCTTGCCACTTTCGCCAACCATGTACAGGCCGTGATAGCAGTTCTTTGCCTCAGCCACACGTCCAAGTTCGTACACAAAATCGGAATCATAGAAGCTTCGATACAGACCATCGCCAATCTTCTTCACACACTTATACTTAACCATTGGGAATTCATTTACGGTGAAACCTCTATCCAGAACAAAATTCTCGTCTATGGCGTCAGGTTTTATCCGCCGCAGTCCAGTCGAGTTGCGAGTGTAATATTTATTGTCTATCTGGATAATGGGAATTTTCATGCCGATTCTCTTGGCTACATACAGCTCATAATCATCTTCGAAATAAACTGTAGGTATTTCTCGTTCGTCTCCTTCGACGGTGTACTCTCCCATGCGCTCAATTATCTTATTGAGGTTAAAAGGTTCGTTCTCGTCAATCTTGATATGCGCTTCAATGCTTTCGCCGTACATACCACCAAGATGCCGCCGCAACATTTCCAGACTGGTAATCTTCAACATAGATACAGTAAGCATAATCCGCATAAACTGCCGCCTGTCGATTTCGTACCCCTTCTCTTTGTACTTAGCGATACGAAGCGCAGATATTATGGGGAATGCGGTGCGAGGATTAAATACTAAACGCCTTGCCGCAATGTCCTTGAGGAAGTCTTCGTGCAACACAAATTCTTCTTTCTGGAAATCAAAAGCGCCCATGCATACGGTAAAATCAAATGATTCAAATATCTGTTCGGCGTTGTCAAAGTATCTAAAAAAGATGGGCTGCACAATAAGTCCGCCCATATTCACCGTGAATGACTTATCTGAATCCGCAATTATCCAAGTTGAACTCGGGGATTCTGTCATAAAACCATATAGGTCTTGCTGACTGCGGAAATACAGGTCGTAATCATTTATTTCGGCATGGGTAAAAAGACTGTTTATCGCTCCACCGGCCAAGAAACAATCATGTTTTTTGAATGTTTCATAAAACGAGCCAAGCTTCTTTTTCAGCAAAGCTTTTTCATATTCGTACATTTATTCGTTTATCCTTTCCGCACATTTGAATAACAATTTGGTACATTCCTGAATAATGGCTTTTAAATATTCGGGGTCATTTGTATTCCTTGCTTCATATAAAAGAAGCCAGGTCTTTTTCCTGACTTCATTAGCCACTCTTCCCATGTTATCACCCCGCTTGCTGTTCTCCCTTTCCTTCCGCAAACAAGTCCATTATGTCCTCATATACTGTTTGTACTACATCGGTTGCCGTTTCTACTCGTTCGTATGTGACGTTTTGTGCTACTATCATTTTGGTAATGGTATCTGCGGTGGGAATAAAGACATCCAAAACCATAAGGATTGCCAGTATTACGCCAAGTCGCTTTGCAAGCTTAAAGGTTTCCTTGCTTTTCTCCTCGTCATGCCAATCTTCTTTCTCTGCAAAGCCTTTTAATATAAAAAAGATTGTGATGAGTCCGCAGCTTATCAGGAGCGTTGTAAGGACGCCGCCTATGCCATCACTAACCGATAGCCAATAAAATACCCAAGGGTTAATTACAGGTGTCATGATTTCAACTCCTTTTCCAATATCAACCTAATCCCTACGCACAACCAATACAATAATTCGCTCATACCACTTGTGCCGTAATTCTGTACGTGTTCCTGCAGTTTTATCTGGCCATTCTCAATTTCGTCGATGCATTTAACCATCTTTTCACGCCTTGTCATTAGGGTAAAATTCCTCCTAATTCGGTTCTTCTGTTTTAGACGACCAAGTTATCAAACGAAGCACAAAGTCGTCTATTTTGTGCAATTTTTTCTATCTGAGTTGTAGAAAAATAGAGTAGGGTTATGAGCTTTCCACTCATTCCGCTGGTTTGGTAGTTGTCACGCCCAACTCACAAAGCTGTTTCACAGTCGTTACTTAGAGGCTCGCCGACCTCAGTGCACTTGCCTCACGACCAACCTTACGGATTTGTTTCCACAGACTATTGATATGTAGTCTTGACCTCAAGGGAATTTTAGGACCGCGTATGGCCAGCAGGGTTTTCTCCTAACTCGTTGGGCCACGTAATACTTGTGCTCGTCAGCACAATCCAAGTCCGCCATACCGTCTTTATCGGGCTACACACCTCAATGTTTACCTACTCTACTATGCGGTGTCATAAGGGACTTCACAGTTTGCCGCAGAAGTTTAACCGTTGGTGGAGAGCGGTGGATTCGAACCACATTATTACCTCAGAGGAATCGAACCTCTCTTTGGGAGCGACCCATGACAGCCAGTCTCACTCTCCAATTAGTGCTCCCTTACAGTATTCCGACTGTAATTTAACCGACGAGCCATCGGAGCAGTTTGTCTCACCAGAGATAGGTTTAATAAACCACATTCATAAGGAATCGAACCTTACTCCCTTCACGCCAGTCCTCTGCCAACGAGACGGAATCGAACCGTCCTTTTGGAGCTGGTGATAGGAGTCGAACCTACAACCTACTGATTACAAATCAGTTGCTCTGCCATTGAGCTACACCAGCGTTTGGTGCGGATGGCGGGATTTGAACCCGCAAGCTTTCGCCGGCAGATTTTAAGTCTGCTGTGTATGCCGTTCCACCACATCCGCCCACTGTACTACTCTTCCACCTTGGCCATCAACCTTAATTCACTCAGCATGTAATACGTTATAAAGTCGGAATATTCTAATTCTTCTTTACCTTCATCCCAACACTCTCTTATACCGAGCAACCATTCGCCGCCGCCAAGGTCAATGGCTTCAACAATTTTGCCGTAGCTTATAATTGTTCCATTCTCGTAGTAGCTTTCATCTATAAACTTCGCATCTTGTTCATACGGTGTGAACATGCGGCGGTAAACATGAAAGCCCCATATGCGGTCACTTTCATCCATCATAAAAGTTTCCATATCTGTAATCATTCCTGCAGCCATTCCTTTTCAAATTCTGAACCTATACGCATCTCATGCTCTTTCATCAGCCATTCGCGGCGATGTTTTTCACATTCCCAACTACAATATACCAATTTATCTTCAGGACAATCAGAACAAATCCATCTGTAGTAAGTTAAAAATTCTGCCATTTCTTCTACGGACAATCCTTTTATCCATTCTAAATTCGTCATAATTTCCTCCAAAAAAATAAATGGCTGCCCCACACCGTACCGACCGGTGGCCTTCTGCTTCAAAGGCAGATGTGCTTCCATTACACCATGGGGCAATGTACCCTTACTCGAGGCAAGGGTCTAATACTATTACTTCGCCACGAAAAACGGTTGAATCGCCCATAAAATCCCACTCTTCTGCCGTGGTTATTTTCATGTAGCCAAGCAACGCATCGGCAAGTTGTTCTCGCAGTTGGGCGAGGGTTTTATCTTTGGCCGCCTCGGGAGCTACGGCAATTACCTGATTTGATACCTTTGTTTGGGTATAAATCCTATGCACCCCCGGCTTGATGACCGTCTTCTTTATTTCTGGGTTTGGAAACGAATACTGTGTTTTACAGTACGGGCACGTCATTGTAGCCCTATTGATGGGAGCTCCGCAGTTTGAACAAGTTAATGCTCCAGAAATAATCATATGCTCTCCTTTATAACCGACTCTTCATAATCCTTTGTATAAACACACTCGGCTATTACTTCCATATCGCCGCATATAACCATTTGCAAAATTGTTATGGCGTTTTCAGGGTTTTCGACATTGCGGTAATAGTCATACCCTCTGGAGTCTGTCCAACTGTGTTCCCTTTTGTTGCCTTTGTAGCCGCCCTCTGCCATGAGTTTTTTTGCTCTTTCACTGTCAAGGTGAAACCTTTCAAACCAACTCTTAGGATGATTCTTCAAAATCGCACCTGTGACGGCGTTTATTTTTGTGGAAGAACTGTAACTTTGGTTTCCTGCATGATAGGTATTAAACATTATTTTTCTCCTTTGGTAATTCGGGCAGCTCTAACCAGTGTGTTACATACTTTGTTGGAAGGTCATCGCTCAAACCGAATATGGAAGTCAGTGCATTGATTGATTCGTGAGGTGTTATCTCCCATATCTTTTGTGTGCAATCAAAACATGCTGAATCAACCTCTACTACTTCATCACGCTCTCCAAACCAATCGTTCACACGATGTATAACAACAAGATACTTGCCGTAACTCTTTGGCAAATCTTGTACGCCATCAATGTTTACCCACTCCATCACCCCCACTCCCTTTTTTATCAATTCATCCGCCACATATTCCACATCGGCAGGAGTATCCAAGCTGTATCCAGTTAGCTTATCAATCAGCCTTTCTCTCACTTCTACTATCACACCTCCAAATTTCAACTTCTATGCCTTTATCGCACAAAGTTTCCTTAATGATTGACTCAACAATTTCCCAATCACCACCACCAAGACCGCACCCCATCTTATACGGAATTCGAATAGTGTACTGGGAATATGCTTCTGCAAGATATGTAAATGCATTACGCAAAGCTTCATAGTCCGTATGACGTTTTTCTGTGCCATATCCCCACTGACCAAACACATTCGCCACCAAATAACCAGTGGTGAGTATGGCACTACATACTTGTACCTGCCCCAAACGAGCAAATCCCGCATCACACTTTTCCTTATAAACCTCGTATACACCAGGAAGTTCTGCTCGCACCTGTTTTGCCAACCCAGACCCCATAACACCCTTGCAATTTACCTGATGACAAACAATAGTCGGTCTGTCATCTGTAACAGGTGTTAAAATATCACCATTTACATAAACCATACTCTACCTCCCTGTATACGGAGTGCCGTCAGCGTTAACCATTACGCAAACATCATCGCCAAACGCAAAATAATAAACACCAGTAGCCCTATGTTTACAGATAAGGTAATTTAAACCTCTCTCAACCGCGACCATTGTTTGTTCGTTATCTTCCGTATATTCCATATCCGAAGGAGCTGCACATCCAACACACAACATCATTAACACCGCAATCAGCAGAACAATTCTCTTCATCGTCATTTATCCTCCTTTGGATTAATCCTCTATCTGACACCACTCATTATCTAAAATGTAACGTTGTTGTCTTCGCCTTTTGCTTTCTTCCGACTCTTCAAAGTATCCATTGAAGTAACACGCTTTCGGAAGCCACGCAGCCTTATCCCCACGTTGGTTTATTCTCACGAGGCGTATTTCCTCACCGCATTTCTGACACCAGTGTTTTGAAGTGGCAAGCGGGTTGGGATATTTGTGGTATGGCTCATAAAATTTACAATCTTCGCACTGAAGCCTCATGGTTGTATCGCCGCCAACTTATCACAAGACTCGCCATCACAAAAACGACCGTCGATTGAACAATTTTGCCAAACATATAAAGCCCCCGAATAATCGTCTCTTGAGCTTTCTATTTTATAAAATAGACAATTCTCCTGTTTGTCTGGTAATTTATCGACTAAGATTTTCATATGTCCTCCCTTCTATCAAACATTTCACATCGACCATTAGGAGAAACCTCGTTATGCTTCAATCTCGCAAAATTACGGTTACTTCTCCCGCCATCCATCATTGAATTAAGAGAATCATCAGTGGATGTGATAGTTAGTGTGTGAATATTGGCACCGAGCATTTCTCTCATCAGGTAATCAAGAACTTGCTCTGCGTCATCAACAAGAACATCTCCTTCGCGTACCTTATGTCCGCCGCTAAAAACTTCTCTTGCGGTTAACGGCTTAGGAATTGCAACACCAAGTTCTTTTGACATCTTGATTATATAATCCTTGTTGTACGCACAGATTATAGGGATTTGCATTACAGCCGACAGCTTAACGAGATTATATGTTTTGCCGAAACCTCGGCCCATTATTATTTTGTTCATATTCAATTATCAGTATCCTTTCCAATGCCCTCAAACTCCTTTTTCATTTCCTCCAGGCTGAGGTCAAGACTTTCCATGATAAGTTTTACTGTGTCAGCATTTACGGGTATATCGGCATAATCCATCCAACTATTTTGAAAAACCCATATACCTGCCTTACCCCGTCTGTTTGTGAGCCTGATTGTGAAGTTAGGATGATTGGTGCTTAGAAACCTTTTTAGAATCCCTTTGTTTTCCTCGTAGAACTCAATTTTTTCTTTTAATTCAACGGCTCTTTTAAATTCTTTATCAGTCATTCTCCAACCCTCCGAGTATTTTTTTGTCAACTTTCCAAGTTTAAAATTGATTTGCGGGTGAGGATTTGCACCCCACATGCCCGTATCCATCTTTTGGCCGAATGGCGTCCCTATCGGTGACAATAGGGCATACATCCAACAGGCTCGCCACTTGCGTCTACTATTGCTACTTCTGCGACTTACTGTACCTTGGTCACCTCGGCATTGCGCTTTTCGCTTTACCACCTCGATGATAGTGTCTATTCCGCCACCGCAAATCAAAAACTATAACGCTACATCTTTCAAAAATAGCTCAAATTCTTCCTGCGTCATATTGTTCGGGAAAAAACGTTCTTCTACCATGGCAAACGGCAGCAAACAATTTTTGAGCACGTACCTCGCATCCTCTTCTGCTTTTTGTTTGCACAACTCGATGTAATCATCTTCCGTCATGTTCCAATCGGTAGGACAATCCATAATCGTGGAAAAACGGCAGTATAATCCGTTTGGTTGCTTTGATATAAATCCACCCATATTATCTATCTAAACTCCAATCATCACGCCGCAGTTCAAATGCATCGCCGTGATGTATTATTTCGGGGAAATTTGCCTTTGCTGTCTGGATACAATACTTATCTATTTCGTATGCGTCGTACCGCACCACGTTACAACAGAGTTCCCGCAGAGCAATCATGGCACCGGCCATACCGTCATACATTGACAGAACCTCAATTTCTTCATTCTGGATATTGGGAATCTGACTCAAGATGTGCATTATTACTTCATTTGTCCAGCCGTTGCCAAGCATCTTGTAACTCTGTGTTGCCGACACAGGCATCTTGTACCAATCAGGTATAGTCTGCAGTCTCCGGCATTCATTCACCGTCAGCTTGCGGATGATGTAATAACCGTCAGGCAGATTTATCGGATACCAAATGTCCTTATACTTAATAGCTCCATCCCGCACCTCATAAACAGGTGTCATTGTGCCATCAGCACGTTCAATGCAAACGTTGTATGGCACACCTTTGTGGATATTGGCGGTAAGACACTTTCCTTTATCCTTTGTTGCGTCCTGTATATATCCAAAATCAAAATGAGTGCGTCCATCTGCCAGGGAACGCACCATATAATCCATTTCTCCTTCGGTTAACATCTTTATTGGAGTGGCGTACAATCCTGTTTTAGCTCCCACGCCACCACCCTGTCCGCAGAGTGTTGTTGCTTTACCTTCGGGTGAGTAAACTCGGTACTGTTTACTGTCGAAATCCTCACGCTGTGCTTCGTTCTCTATTGTACCTACACGAATAGGCTCAAATGCTACCTGAGTGTGGTTCTTCTTGATATAATCACGAGCATTTCCCTGCTGATGTTTAAGGGCATAACTCTTTTCTCGGTCCACAATACCGCTTTCCAGAATGTCACGCAGAAGAATTCCTCTGTCTTCGGGCTGAGGCACATCAAAGTTTGTCCAGTAACAGCGCTTTCTCTGCTGTGCCGACACCTTTGCAGAGTCAATCATAGTATATCCAACACCGAGACATTCGCTTACGGCATCCTTTATCGGCTGCGCAATGCTGTAGTTGTTTTCAAACAGTATATAGTCGGGCTTCCACTTTTCTTTGGCAAGAAGGCCGTTGTAAAAAAGCTCCCATCCTTCGCCACTGCAAGGATGGGTTTCTCTATCTTTGTTATTGGCTATGCTGAATTTGGTACATGGAAAACCGCAGAACAATATCTTTATCATCGCCCGTCGAACACCTCTTCAAGAATACCCGCCATTTCAGCCATACAGAATAAATAGGCGAATGTTCTGAACACGGTGCCTTCGCCCCAGACTGCAACAACAAGACAACCAGCAATACGAAGCACGGACTTTATAATAGAAATTATAAAATGTTCTTTTGAATTCATTTTTCCTCCAAAAATTAAAACAGGGCTGACAACTCAGCCCTGCCATCATTAAGTTTTTTGTTAATAGCGTTTAGTATTTCTCTTGGAGAACACAAGGAATCGCTTATGCCATTGCTTAGAAACTTCGTCGTACGCCACAGTTTCACCCTGTACAGCGAAGATTTTGCCGTATGGCAGTCCGTGCTCATAAGCTATCTTACGGTTGACCTGTTGCACGCTTACTCCAATGGTATCATACCGGAACTCATATCCTGCTCGCTCATAGTCGGCCTTGATTTTTCTTTCATAATCGGTCATATATTGCATCCCTCTTTCAGTCGTTTTGCCCACTTTGGGTCACATTCCTGAATCGTGCTCCACTCTACAAGCGGTGCCGCCAGATACTTATCGGTAATGTCGCCAGTTACGTCCCAAACTCTACCTACTATTCGGGACACAAAATGTCCTTCGATTGCGTCGTAAACAATCTCCCCACCGAACTTATTGGTAAGAATGTGCGCAAACCAGTAACATAGTCCGCTTGTGAATACCGTTTCTGTTCCCGCAAACAGCTTTATGAATTCTTCTATATCTCTACGTCGAATGCTATCCATGTATTGCCGTACTCCTCGGAAAGAAAATATCCGCCCTCATCGTCATCCAAAACAGCAACGACACTGTTATTATTCTCGTCGTAGTCCAGAATCACTTCTGTATGCAGACATTTGTTTTGGATATCCACCACGATTATTTCGTCAGACACACCCGCATCAGCAAGTGTAAACAACTTTTCCTGCGTAATAGGTTCTATTCTCATATCAAACTATATCTGTCGAGGTTGAAATACTTACCGTTGCGAGACCACCCGCTCTGAGAAGTCTGCAGTACGGAGCCAACCTTTGTTCCTTCCTTGAAATTTTTATTAAATATCGTTGCAGTGCCGGACTTACCGCTACCAAGTGAAATGTAGTTTATGTTGTATCCGAACTGTCTGCCATCGGCCTTGCGACACGCAGGACGAAGTTCTTTAATATATATCTTCCATCTATCTTCGGGTTTTCCAGAACCCTGTATAGAATTAAGATATTCCATTTGCCATGCTACACGGTCGGCATATGTAATAACATTCTTGTCGCTCTCAGCAATATCCTGCTCTATAGCTTTAAGCAACCCTTTGCAGTCGGCAATTGTAAACGCCTTAAGCTCAGCGCCTTTTGCGTTTTTGTCGCTCCCGTATGCGGCAACAAATTTTATATACGGGCATTCTTTTTCCTTGCTTACCTTTTTTGCTTTCCCGCTCTTGAAATAATCAAAAGCCTTGGCAACCTCAATAAGCTTCCCCATTTCGCCAAATTCTGCGAAATAGTCTGTGTGTATCAGAATGTCACGCTGTCTCGTATCAATCTCCGTTTGTTCTGTAATTGCATATAAAACATCTACAAAAGTATCCAGTCGATTGTTCTGATAGGTTTTGTATAGCTGATTCGCAATCTTTTTGCTAAGGAACTTAATTGCCGAGACTCCCATCGCAATAATTTTGCCGTTCTTATCAAAAGTATAATTATCTCTGGACACACCAAATCTGGGAGATGTTAACCTAATCCCGTACTCTCTACACAACGAAGCTCCATTTGCTATATCTTCGTCGTTATCTGCATTGTTGAGAAACGCAGTGATAAATTCGTATGGATAATAATGTCTAAGATAGGCACAAGTGTAACCAATAAGACAGTATCCAATCGAATGGTTATAACCAAACTGATATGAAGCGCTATCCTCAATTATTTTCAAGAACGCCTTTGCCTCTGTCTCGGCTACTTCTCTGGGGCTGCTTGACTTGGAACAATATCCTTCAAGAATTTGCGGCAAGGCTTTATCAAGCCTCTCCTTATCTTTTCTGCCGATGGCTCGGCGGATATTATCAGCTTCACTACCAGTAAGTCCGCACACTTCTTGGAGAAACTTAATAGTATCTTCCTGATACACCAAGAACCCAAGGTTCTTCTCTAACATGTCGTCAATAATCTTTGAAGGATTTTTATTTATTTCCCTACGCAAGAGTGAGTCTCGATATGATGTACCGGACGGCCTTATTGCCGCCGTTACAAGAGACATATCTTCTATGCTTTTAGGTTTCATTTTACATAGCGACTGGAAAGCAAAAGCACTTTCAAACTGGAAAATACCAACAGGAGAACGTAGCATGTCCGTCCAAACTGCCTCGTCACACCAATTGATTTCGTGCGATTTAGGATAAGGTATTCCTGCCAATTTGCAACAATCGCGGATAATCTGTACGTTTTTCAATCCCAGAATGTCGTACTTAACCAGACTGATTTCGTGAATCTCTTCCATATCAATCTGAAGGATTGACTTATCTTCTTTGGTTAAATAACCATAATTATCAGGCAGTGAAATAGGGCTAACCACGATTCCTGCGGGATGCATTGATTGTGATATTGCCGTATTAACCATGCCGTCAAAATAATAAAATATGTCAGGATACTTTTTACGAGCCGCCTCTTCGTCCGTTTCATACAAAGCCTTAACTTCTTTTATAACTTTTAATGAATATGGATTTATTTCGTTGGACGTACCCTCATGCTCGTCTTTCCAACGTTCAGCTAACGCTCTGCCGATTTCATCAATAGTTCCTTTATCGGAAATGGTTCCGATAGCCAGTATGTAAGCGGCTCTATCTTGACCAAATCGGTCAATTATATATTTATAAATCTTGTCTCTATCATCAGGACTCGCATCTATGTCTATCTGTTGTACCCCCGCTTTCGCGGTACTTTAACAACCTGCAGGTTGGGCATAGACTATATCTTCACCCTCGCCTTTACGTTAGGGTGGGCGGTACTTCGGGTCTCCCCTACTCCGTGGCCGGATAGTCGTTGAACCTTCTTCTGTACGAAGCTCGGCTGCTGATTGTCCAATCCGCACAATTTTCTAACCGTCGCACCTGCAGTTTCCCGCTATGCTGTGGTTTGTGCGGCTCTAAGGAGTTTCCAGCAATTCACCGCCTAATAATTTATAATGTTTCCACTATAAACGACTATATGCTAACGTTTTTAAACCGTCTGCTTTTCTAAGCTTCCTTTCTAAATAAACTGAGGCATCAGAATACAAATACATCAAATAATCAATAACAATATTATTTCCGCCAAACTTCCACTGCAACACATCACTATCTGGCCTGCGGCGGCTCATGGGATATTCACGGGTCAAAATTCTTCGGCTCATTAACTCCTGCTGTATAAATTCAAGCATGTCTTTTGTGCCAACAAATCCCACGGAATATTGAGTGTCTTTACCGCTCTTATTCGACTGACACCAGATACTTCCGTCCCCATCATAATAACCACGTATAAAATGTTTTATAAATGTTGGCGGCAGTTTAGGTGGTTTAAGCACATTTGTTTTATGCTCTAACACACCATGCCTTATAAGGTCGGACGCCATTTTTTCGCTTGTTATTAAAATTCGGCAATAATCACCAGAACCTTCATAACCACTTTTTGACGGCTTATAAATCTTAATAGGCATGTCGCCACTTACAAACTTTCTAAATTTTTCGAGATGACCTATATCGTTCACGCTCAACGTAATCCCCACCTTGGGATTACCGTTCTTTCTACGAGACATAATATAGCCATCGGCGTATAGGAAACCAAGCCAGTAAGCCTTTTCCTCGGTATCTATTTTTTCAAATACGTTTTCGTTGAAAACATACTTCCTTGATTTATCCGAGTTATTTCTTACAGGTAGCCCAAGTTTCTTAAACCACCTCGAAAAATATGCGCTACTTACTTCGTATTTTTTACCGAGTTTAGTAGTGCTTATCCCATTCATATATTCTTCTTGATGTATTCTTATGATTTCTGACTTTGAAATCGTCATTTTGTATTCTTGATTACTCATAGTTGTTAGATAAACGTTAGTTTTAATCCCCAATTTCTTTTCGTGAGCTATTAGCAAACCGAGAAAAAACAGTATGCCAAGTTTCTGGATTCATGTCCGTTATATCCAGAATGTAAGCAATTCGGCTGCCGCCGCAAGAACCACGGTTATACCCGATAGGAATACCATTTTCCTTGCACCAACAAACAAACTCGCTCATTGAAAGCATAAAGCCCTTCATGTTTATTTGCTCAAATACGGCGCTCTCTTCGTCTATCGCTTTCTGGAAATTTATTATCTGGTCTTGGGGAATAACTCCTGCCTCAACCTTTTCAGCAAACTTTTCTGCAACCCTTTTCTCATATACCTCGGCGTCCTTTTCATAAGAACCATAAAGCATAGGGTATTTGAAGGTTGTATCTAATTCAAAGTCCTCTACACTTTCAGCCATTACTACTGTGTTTCCAATAGCTTCTATATAAACATTTTCTTCAAAACAATTCTGACGCCTAAACGCATCAACAAGTTCGTCGTATGATTTATAAGTTAGGTCGAAACTATCTTCGTCGGCATAAGCAATATGCTTTGCTTTCTGCAAAATGCTCCGGCACTCTGCTTTATAATCATTAAGACTGTGGGTATCAGTTCCTGCAATAAGCGACTTGCGGTATTTTCTTGCAAGCATTTTAAGAAGCTGATTATACGCTATTTGTTCAGGATGGTTGTGTGGCTGAATTTCATAGTAGGTATATTTTTCAGCTAACCTTTCATAGTAAGGATGACTAATATGAAGTTTATTAAGTGGTCCTGCCAAACAGGCAGATGTACTTATTATGTTATCGCTTATATTTAAGAATTCATCGAAGGTAATTCTATTTTTATAGTAAAAATGGTCGGGTTGCTCCGATAGAGTCAGCAGAGAGTTAATTTCCTTAACACCCTCATAGTTTTTAGCAATCAGGATGGTATGGTAATTATCCCTCACTTTTTCTTCCAATGTTTCTGTAAGGTATATTTCAACACCATGGATATACTTTATACCCTTTTCAGCGCAATACAATTTCTTTGCTACCCAGTTCAAGACCCTTCCGTGCTCAGTAAAGCAAATAGCAGGTTGTCCCAATTCAACCGCCTTATCTATATAATCCTTATAATGCGTACAGCTATCCAAAAGGCTTCTGTCGCTATGCAGATGATAAGTTACATAATTCATCGAGACTCCCTCCTTTACCTAAGCAATGTTTTGTTTTTAAGAAGCTGTTCCCACACTTCTTTTCCTTTGTCCACTGGTGCGTCTTTCATATTAAGCAACGAGCCTTTATCAGAAACCGCATATACCCTACAAAACTGTTTCAACTTACTTATATTTTTGTCTTGCCGCACATCTACACCTTTGTCCAGCGCAAACACCACGTCGCAGCCAAGCTGTATTAAAAGCTTTAATTGCGAATCAGACAGATGGCTTGTAAGTAAAGCAACGCCATTTTCATATCCGTAAGAGCGAAGCTTCATGACGCTTTTCGCCCCCTCTACGACGTATACAACACCCCGCTCTTTTATCTTATCTTTGTTCTCGTACAGTCCGTATAAAGTATCGAGCTGATGGATTTTCGTTGTGTAAGTATATTTCCTTAACCCCTTGCTTTTCCATTCGGGGTCTGTAGTTCTACCAGATATCGAGATTATATTTCCGTTCACATCACGGATTGGAAATACAATTCTTTGCGTACGAGCGTCATACCTTACTTGGTAATGCCTCATAGACTCCCAACTTATTCCTTCGTCAGCCCAATCCAGAAGTTCAACAGCATCTTCGTCATACCTTCGCATTACACCTGCATCCATTATGGAATGCGGCACTACTTCTTTTTCTGTGCGTGGCTTAAACTGCCGAAACACCTTCATCACATCGGATGCTCCGCTGTTCGTAACCTCGCCCGTATACCCAACAAACTCTTTAAGCAACTCCACTGCCTTTGGAAATCCAACTTTGTGGTAGGCTTGCATAAAGTGAAGTATGTTGCCGGAGGCACCGCAACCGAAGCAGTAATATACATACGGGCTGCTTTCACTGATGGAGAACGAGGGGTCTGTGTCTCCGTGGAATGGACACACACCAAACCACTCGTCTCCGTCCTGATTCATTTCAATATATTGTCCTACATAATCAAGCAAACTCGCTTTCTCAACCAGTTCACGTATATCCACATTTAAGCTAACCTTTCTTTCGCTACGTTGAAGTAATCCTCGTCTAACTCCATACCAATAAAGCGTCTGCCCGTATTCTTACAAGCAACGCCCGTGCTACCACTCCCCATGCAATTATCGAGGACGATATCATTTTCATTTGTGTATGTGAGTATGAGATTTTCCAGAAGAGAAATGGGTTTCTCTGTTCTATGAAGTGCTATTGATGGATGAGGTTTCTGGAACCTCAAAATACTTGTCGGATACTTTTCTGTACTACCCTTGCGGGAATCATCTGTGGTTTCAAATTTGCCGTAGTTTTGGTTTTTCGTTTCTTTATTCTTATACGCCGAACCCTTGCCATGCAGGGGTTTGCCCTCAGTGAATTGCGGGTTGTACGTGGGCAACCCCTTATAGAATACCGCAATCTGCTCGTGCTGTCTAAGCGGCATTCGGTTGGCATTTAAGAAACCAGAAACCAATTCTTTATCCCAAACCAAGTCGTAGCGAAACAACTTTCGATTGCTATTCACAAGGTCCACAAAGAATAATCCCTGACCAAAAAGAAGGATTGCCGCCCTGGGTTTTATGATTCTCTCATATTGTTCCCAGAGCGGCTTGAAAGGGATTTGAATATCCTTCTTGTTATTCGTTACGCCATACGGCAGGTCACACAATATCAGGTCTACGCTTTCGTCTGGAATATCCTTCATTAGTTCCAGACAATCACCACACTTTATATCAATCATCCGTTGCCAACCTTTCAACCTTCTGCCATAAATACTCGTCGTTGTCGGGGGCTTCGAGTGTATATCCCATACGAAACATTTCAAGAATAGCTTCGGGTGTAAGGCCGGAGACTGCATATATTTTTTCGTACAATTCAACAAGCTCTCTACATGTTGATGCCCTACTTTTATGAGCCCTTATCAGGGCGTTGCAAACATCTATATGTCCCATGGGTCACAATCCTCACAAGGTGGCTCAATGTCACCATAATTCCACTTACATAATGTGCAACAGTATAGCGCTTCCCAAACGTCGCACCCACCTTCTAAACCGCAAGTTTCACACGGACAAACCTCTCTTTCATCATCCATCGTCATATCCTCTCCTTACACGAGTTCATGCCATGCATCGTCCATATTTTTAAAATTGCTTTGTATCTGTTCCTCGTTGGCGTAATATTCATCAGCAACAGGGCAATAACAATACTCAGCATCATATGAAATCTCATAGTTTTTATACACATTTTTCTCTATTACTTTGTGTATTTGCACCTCATGATTTTCCATACAGCAGGGGCAAAACATATTAATTAAGTCCAACCGCCTTTCTCATTAATTCCAAAGCCTCTTTGCAATTCCTTGTTTGATTATATAATGCGGCGATTTCTTCTGCTGTATATTCCCTAACTCCATTATCTATGGGGTCGATTATTATCGCCATTTCTATATACTCTATCGCCTTCAATATGTGGTTGACATTGGGTATATACATTAAACAGGTTCCTTTCGCTTGGGTTGTTCCTTCGGTTCAGAGAACCGTATGCTTATGGGGTCAAATTTCAAACTTATATAATCTTCACCCCGCATCTGTTCACCATTGCGATTTCGGTAAACAATCAATGCTTTTGTTTGCGTTGGGTCGCCATCATCTTCTATTTCGTCGTCCGTCTTATCCCGCAGAATCAGAATCGAACTGGCAAACCTTGCGATGTTGGCACTGTCCGCAATCTTTCCACCAGCAGTAAGCTGTACTGCTGCCAGACCTGCAACATGATACTGGCCGCAAATAGTATTCTTTATCAGATTTACACGGTTGCCGAGTGCAGTGTAATTTTTACCCATTACGTTCTCAGTAACCTTGTCATCGCTTGATGACTTAATGTAATCCAAAATAAAAACATCAACGCCGCGTTGATGCATTACTTTCTTGAAAGCCATATAAATATCATTGTCGGTCATTATCGGCATATACAGATGTGTAAACTTCCACGTCTTCATTTCTTCTTTTGCTGCCAGAAGACGCTCTCGTTCTTCCTCATTGTACTCGACGTGCTTAATCTTGCGGTACGGTATGCCAGTGAGATGTGTGAGCAATCTTGCCGTGAACTGAACTGAGCTAAGCTCGGAATCCAGATACAGAACTGACGCTCCCTTCTTCAATAGATTAACGGCGTTCTGCATCAGAAGCAAACTCTTGCCTGTTTTTTCTGTCGCCGCAACGATACAAAGTTCTTCACGGTCAATAGAAAGGTATTCGTGCAAAGAAGGAAACTCAAATTCCCAACCAATGTTGCGGTTCTTTTCCTTACCCGCCTCTATTTTATCAAACAGTTCATCGACCACATCCTTGTATTCGGGAATATCTTTTGCATTTGAATAATCCAACATGACAGAATCCAGTGTGTCATACACCTTCTGCTGTATCTGGAACTCGTTTGCGTTGCCGCACAATCCTTGGCACTCAACCAGTTTGCGGCGCAGGTCACGGCGGAAAGCCTTGTCCGACACATTGCGCACAAGCATCTTGTATTCCTCGGGGCTGTGACGAGCCACCAACTGACTGTTTATGATGAAGTCGTCTATCTCGTAGGTGGTGGGCTGATTCTTTATTTTCAGCGTGTTCATTGCTGTGGATATATTGTACGAGTCGATTTCTTTTATACCTTCTCGGCCCAGATATCCAACAGACTCATAATAAATTCGGTTGAGGTCGTTGCTAAAATGATTCGGCAACAGCTCGTCACTAAAATGTATAAATTCGGGATGACATATTAATGTGCCAACCACACCGGCTTCGGACTGGATATCGACAATCTCTTCTACTGCCATTACTTTTTCTTCGCCATCAGCACTACGTTACTAAGGTGGGTGTAATATGTGCCGCCGTTCTTTATCTTCACCTGTACTGCGTCACTATCTTCCCAATCCTTCCATGATTCAACTTCGCCGATTACAACGGAGCCGTCTGGCATATAAATCCAAGCCTTGTCAAAACGGTAAGTTGTATCAAACCATGTTGCATTGTAAGCCTCAGCCTTTGTTATAAACATCAGCGTGCCTGCCAGTATGAATAGTGCAAGCAGTATGCTCGCAAATACCTTCCATGTGTTGCGCATATTAAATTTCTCCTTCTATCTTTTTCTTTTCTGGACAACTGTTGCAGAAATTGCAAAGGTTGCGGCAGAAGAATTCGTCGTACTTCGGCGGAAATTCTTTCAGCATTTTAATGCGGTTGAGCTGAGTGTACATCCATATGTTTGCCTCATCGTAAGCCTCTTCATTGAACGGAATACGTACCTTATTCTGTTTACGAAACATGATAAATATCAACTCTTCTGGAAGTTCGCCGTACCGTTCAAAAATATAACGGCTGTATAAGTAGAGCTGCCTTGCGTAATGAGCCTGTTCTTCTTTGCTTTTGAACTTTGCCTTAGATTTGTAATCACACACTACAAGTTTATTAGTTTTTTTGTTTCTCAGCAGAAGGTCTATAAATCCATGAAGTGAATCTTCTTCGGTTATCTTGATGGTAAAATCAATTTCACTTCCGACAACTTCGTAATCATCTCCGAACCCATCAAATTCACTCAGATAGACATGACTTCCAGTGAAGTAGCTTTCCCGCAGGTCTGCAAATTGATTATACGGAAATGGCTCGGTCACATAATCGTCGAAGTACGTTTCAAACAGTTCGGGCAATTCCTCAGCGACAAGCCATCCTTTTGCATAGCCTTCCATTAACTCGTGGACCAATGAGCCGCTCTGAGCAAATGCATTATCCTTCTGTTCGAGCTTTTTATATTTATTGCAAACATTACTGCTTGCCATTTCCTTGCCAAAGTAAATGCACTCGGTGTTGTCGCAAACACCGTAATCCCTATCGTAGTAACGGCAAGTGCCGCATTCGTCGATATACTGTAGGTAGTAGCTGTAACAGCAATTATCTACCGTTCCTAATCTGGAAAACGAAACAACCATGTTTATAATCCTTTCTTCTTCAATTTGCTTAAGGAAGTGCGAAGCGCGATACCGAATACTTTTCTTGCTGATGTAAGTACCATACTGACAGGCTATGAGATGGAAACCGAGAGCATGAAGGAGAGCGCATAATGGTAACAATTCACTTCGCACAACCTTAATCAAATTAGAGAAACCATTCTTTTATTTCAGGAGACAAAGACCTCGGACAATACGTGCGCATCTCGTGTTGCCGTTCCGCCTTTTTCACCTGGCCCAGCGTATTTTTAAGTTTATTTATCGCCGCTTTGTTTTGCGGGTCGGCCAAAAATGATACGACAGGGTTGGATTCCTCAACCCTGTCCTTATACCATCTTCTTTCTTTGCGGCAAGTTTCTAACTGTGCCGCCATTTTATTTCTTGCTTTGTAACCATCTTCGTTCATTTCGATGGCATGAAGCAAATCCTGCTGTTTCTTATTGCAGTCCTCTAATGCTTCAACCAGATATCCGTGATGTTTGGAAATCTCGTCAATGTAATCAAGGAATTCGGCTATTTCTTTGGAGTTTTTATACGGGGAGTTCATCGTCTTCGTTGTAGTCGCCATCGTAGCCGCCGTCATCAGCACTCTTATTATTGGATTCGGGAAGGCTAAAGTCAAATACGACGAAGTTGGTATACCATTTGTTGTTATTACCGGGCTCCACAGTAACTCCGCAATTTTCAATCTTTATGCGGCTCTGCCTGTCGAGCTTATATTTCTTGGCTTTGCTATGAGCCTGACCAACAAATCGTACAAACTTACTGCTAAAATCAGTTTTGTATTCACCGCTTTCCTTATCCTTTCTACTGGTAGTCATTTCCAGAACGGAATAATTACCCTTGTCCTCATTTGCCCAAATAGTTGCGTAACTACCATTACTAAACATTTCTACTTCTCCTTACACATTAAGCTTTTTTACAGCTTCCAGAGTTTTTTCCAGAAGCTCAACATCAGTTACTTTGTTGTAACTCTTGGTGCCACATATTTCCTCGACCACACCGTAGAATGCATCCCTATCTACACCCTTTGCAAATGCATCCTTTGCAACAGCGGAAATCTTATCTACAACATCCTTGGGATTGGTGGTGGCAACAGGCTTCTTTACCTTGGGGGTATAGCCCTCACCGGAGTTTGCCCACTGGATAATCTTGCGGCCATGGTCTTCGGTCAGCAGGGTGCCGATAGAGCCTTCGAATAGGTGGGAATTATCCTTCTGAGTTTCGGCCATATGGGTCTTCTGGTCGATAAGGAAGGTGCAGGAGAATTCATACTCAAAACCATCACGCTGCTTTGCACCAACGCCAAGCTTCTTTACCTGAGTCTTATTCTTATCGTCGGATTCCATAACATACTGGTCTTTGCCGCGCATGGTTGCAATTATGTGAATAGGACTGGACGCAATAGCTTCAATGAATGCATTGTGGCGAGGAGTAACCTTTGACCAAGCCTGATAGTTGCCACCAGCCTTCTGCTGAAGTTCAAGACAACCACCCTGTCCTTCCCACTCATGGGATGTGCTGTCGATAATCAGAACATCATAACCCTCGTCAACCGCAAAGTTAATAAGTTCGACGTACTTTTCGGGGTTGTGGGGAGGCTCAATATCAACGATATCATACTCAAATTCATCGGCATAATACCTGCCACGAGAATCCTCGGTGTTTGCCAGAAGGATGCGTGCTTCCTTCTTGTTCATTTTTTCGAGTTCATCAGTCATACCAGTTGCAAGCTTGAGTGCGCTGTATGACTTACCTGCTCCAGACGCACCCATCAGTGCAATCTTAACAAATATCTTTTCTCTAACCGCTTTCTGAACTTTAAATGCCATATTTTATCCCTTTCTATATTCTTTCGTTGCCGCCAATTCTTCAGGCCAACCATCGTTGACTCTCTTATAAAATACCCATGGTGGTACGCCGGTGATTTTTAACCACTCATGCAATATTTTTGTTTCTCCGTTTATGGTTACAAAATGGCTATTGGTTTTATTTAATCTTTGCTCACTCATCGGAATCCATGTGCAGTTATCTGGACAATAATCGCCGTCTACATTTATGCGTTCAATAGATAGTGAGTCATCGTACCCGTTTTCCACCGCCCAATCATAAAAGCTTTTAAAATCAGATAGCCAACCATCGCATATTTTAATGCCCCGGCTACCATAATTTTTAAACTTTTCAACATTTGGGTTATAGCACCTCGCTTTCATCCCCATCCAAATTGCCCATAGTCGAGTATTTGATTTGCCGTGTATTGTATGAGGTTTAATCTGTTTTACCCTTTCTCCTGATTTTTCACGACACAAACATCCACAAGATTGTGATGCGCCAGACATCAAGCAATCTGCCCTTACGTCTACCTCTTTCCCGCAATCACATAGGCAATGCCACACCGAATTTTTTCCTTTTGATGGAGCCTTACTTATAACCAACAGTCTGCCAAATTTATTACCCGTTAAATCGTGAATTCGTGGCATCTATTTAATCCTATTTAATCTACTTTTTAACCGTTTTTGCAAAACAAAAAAGAGTTGCATTTCTTTATCGCACTCTTCCTCGCTCATTTCAGATATTGATTTTTGTAATCCTTCTGGATATACCTCTTTTTCAAAACATCGCAGAAGGACTTCTGTTTCGGCAATCGCTTCTCGGTATTGCCCGAGACGACTTTGCTTTGCTGTTAATATGCTACCACATCCCCTCTACTCAAGTCCATTCAGAATCAGGGAGCCGTTTCCACCGTAATAAGTAGGATATTCGCCATTCCAGTTATTTGCCTGAACATAGTCAATAAGGGTGTTCGTAATACTGGATGCAATCTTTTCGTTGGCGGCCGCTTCTGCTTCTGCCTTAGTCATAATCTCAAAAGCTTCTGCCTCTGCCTCTACCTTGCGAACTTCTGCGGCGGCGTTGGCTTCGATAATCTTCTGTTCAGCTTCGGTCTCGGCACGCAGCTTATTCTGTGCGGCAACCTGCTTGTCTTCAACTGCATTAGTAAATGCGTCAGTAAAATCCATATCTTCAACAGAAGTGCTTACCAGATAAATATTGTAATCCTTAAGCTTTGCGGCAAGATTTTCCTCGATATCCTGCGCCATCTTACTGCGTTCACCAACAAGTTCTTCGGCGGTATACTGTGCTGCAATTACCTTTATGGATTCCATGCTGTTGGGAAGAATAATTGTGTTGTAATAATCCTTACCAATATTGCGATAAATCTGCATCGCATTACTGCTGTCTATCTGGTAGTTGATAGTATACACCATGCTGACTTCCTGGATATCGGAACTGAAACAGGCAAGCTGTATGGTTTCCTTCTGGACACGATTATCCATTTTAACAACCCTCTGCCAAGGCAGCTTAAAGTGAATGCCACTTTCCAGAGTGCGATTCTCAACCCTACCAAATGTTACTACAATGCCGGTGTGTCCAGTAGGAACATTTGCAATAGAAAGAAGCAAACCTGCTACAAGCAGAACAACAATTACCATTGCGATAAAACCTTTTGCACTAACTTCCATTAGTACCTCCAAAAATAAAAATTAGGTCGCTCTTGCAACCCTCGATTACACCTATATTATAGCACTTTTTGGCACAAAAATCAAACCACGGCGATGTCTGCGAACTCAGTACCGTAGAGAGAATTAATGATTCGTTTTGCGCTATCAATCAGGGTATTTACTCGGGTTTCTACCTTGCGCTTTACTTCGGGATTGGCCGCCACAAGGTCAATCGTACTGCCATCACGGGAGTACGCATCAATTACGTTACAAGCATTCTCGGTAAATCTAAGAAGCTCCTCGACATCACAGCAATATGCACGCTGTGCTTCAGCGAGTTCTTCATTTTCACGCTCAAGTTCCATGCATTTCTTTTCCAGAAGAGAAATCTGATTGAAGAGCTCTTCCATCTTCTTCTGGTTTTCAATGCTCAGACCGGACTCTTCCACACTCTTAAGTTCATCGAGCCTCTTACGGGCGGATTCAAGCAGGGCTTCGGCTTTCCTCTTCTGGTCTTTTAATTCGAAGTTTTCGGACGCTATGTTACGAAGCTGAACTTTTGTCTTCTCGTGCTTCTCATATTCATCACGAAGCTGTAGTTCGGAGAGATTCAGCTTATTCATAACTTCTCCCGCAACATCACGGTCAGCTCGCTCCATTTCGCGGCGTACCTGCGCAACTTCAAGTTTCGCATTCTGGATTTCTGCCTTAGCTTTTTCCAATTCGGAATTCGCCTGCTTAATACGCTTCTGCATATCTTCAAAGTCCTCTGCGTCTTCCTCACGAATTTCGTCAATGTATTCCTTTACTTCACGCTGAGACAGTTTAACATCCTTGGGCATGGCGGCAAATACAGCAATCTGTTCTTCTTTGGAAAGACGGGCAAGAAGGTTGGAAGCGGCGGTAGCCGAAATAAAACCTTCTTCAAGAGAATCCTGCAGTTCAGGAATAAGTTCAATAAGGTTTTTAGCTCTATGGTAAGAGCTTGAACTTATACCAAGCATAGCAAACAACTCGTCCTGTGATTTAGGTTCCGAGGAGTTCCCATTATGGGAAGTCCTCTGGTTGTTACCATGCTGAATCCCGTATATCCTTTCCAACTCTGCAATAATGCGTCCAAGCTTAAGTGCGCTGCCGTCGATGTTACCCCGCTGCCGCACATTGGTTTCCAGAAGGTCCTTTATAATGGCATCTTCATCGGCGTAATCCTTAACCCTTGCAGGTATTTCTTCAATACCCAGTTCCTTGCACGCCCTGACCCGCTGATGGCCGGAAACAATGGTGAAGTCCCGTGTTACAACGATGGGTTCAATTACACCGCTTGTACGAATTGATTCAATAAATTCATACCATTTGGAACCCGTCATATCATCGAAGAAGTAATCATTCTTTTCATGGGGTTTGAGGGAATTAATAGATATGTTCTGCATATATTTGACTCCTTTTCCAGAAATTATCGAACATTTGTTTGGTGTATTTTATTATACTACAGATAGATTTGTTTCTCAATGAGAAATTTTTCCGCAAAAAAAGGAGGCGGGATTACCGCCTCCGTCATTTGATTGTAGGTAATTTTAGGGCCTTTTCTCGAACTGCTTCTTCTGTGACTCCAATATATCTTGCTGTGACCTGATTGTTCTTGTGGCGAAGCATTTCCCTCGCTCCGTCCATCCCATATGTTTCGTAAGCCGCTTTACCCAATGTTTTGCGCATTGAGTGTGTGCTGAGGTGAAAGTCCAGATTCAAATCCTCACTGGTTTTTTTAAGTATTTTCCAGTACGTCTTTGAACTCATCGGGCAACCTGTCTTTGTTGGAAATAACCACGCTCCTCTCGACTGGTCTGGTAATGTTTTGATGTACGCCGCAATGTCTGGCTTTAATTCATCGCGGATATAAAGGTGTTCCCACGTTCGGGTTTTCTGTGCCATGTATTCTACATCAGTCTTAATCTGGCCGTCAAATCCTACCACATCGCCGATGCGCAACTTGCCGATATCGCCGCATCTGTTGCCCGAATTGATACCAAAAATTAAAAAAGTCCAGTTGCGCAAGCCAAATTCTTTTCCAGAAAAGTAATCCTTAATGCGGCTTAGGGCTTCTGGCGGAATCGGGTCTGCGGCATGGGGGACTCTGCCGCCGGTGGATTTATATCCCGTGGTTGATTTACTATATACCTTCCTTTTTGGAAATTGTATTACCTTTCCAGAAAGGAGGGGAGCTGTTGTTCCCCTCATGCTTTTGCCTCCTCAAGACTGCCTATCGCATCTTCTATTGATGATATTGCATCCTCTAAATTGCTAATAGCTTCTTCGGCGGCATCGGCACGGCTGCTTGATTGGAGGTTTTCGGGCATGTTGTCATAGTAGTCCTGCTCCGCACTCAGAATATCCTCGGTCTTCTCTCTTAATTTTTCCAGAGCAGTAATCAAGTCGTCTATGTCAGACCTTCTCATTTTGTTCATTTTGTTTACCTCCTTATATACTATAGTGATTTGACACTCCCCATGGATAAATCCAGGGGATTCTCGGTTCGCTCGCCACAGCCTGCATTGAGCGAGGTCTTACACGGTGTCCCCGAGCGTTGAAGGTTCGGGTATGTCCTACCCTACCGTTGATGTTAAGTCTACGTTGCTAAGATGCGCAGACCTTCGTTGAGAATGTTTAGTGCTGCATTGTGGTCTCTGTTGTGACGTGCTCCGCAATCAGGGCAGGTCCACTCTCTTACGGAGAGGTCTTTGGTTCCTGACCACTTTGCTCCGCAACATGAGCACAGCTGGCTTGATGGGAAGAACCTGTCCACCGTGACCACTTCTTTGCCATACCAGTCCGCCTTGTAGGTGAGCATTCTTCTGAACTCACCCCATGCTGCGTCAGATATGTCCTTGGCCAGCTTGTGGTTCTTAACCATATCGCTGGGTGCCAGGTCCTCAATGCAGATTACATCGTATTCCCTTACCAACTGTGTAGACAGCTTGTGCAACATGTCCTGCCTCTGGTTGTGTATGTGTTCATGGAGCCTTGCCACCTTTGCTTTGGCCTTACTGCGCCGATTACTCCCCTTTGTCTTTCGGGAGAGCTGCCTTTGCAGTCGCGCCAGTTGTTTCTCAGACTGGGCGAAGTATTTATGATTGGGATACTCTATCCCGTCAGATGTGACAGCATATGAGCTTATTCCCATATCAACGCCTACCATAGCACCAGTATGGGGCAAGGGCTCTATTTCTACATCAGTACAACACAGGGATACGAAATACTTACCGCTGGGATTGCGAGATACGGTAGCTGAGAGTATGCGCCCTTTTACTTCTCTGGATATGCGACACTTGACAAATCCGAGCAGGGGCAGACGGAGCTTGCCGTCCTCGATTCTGATAGTGCCTCTGTTGTTTTTGCTCTTGTATTTCTGGTCGGGGCTGCGCTTACTCTTGAACTGAGGATAGCCAGGCTTTTCCCCTTTCTTAATCTTGGCGAAGAAGTTCTGATAAGCCGTATCCAATGCCCTCAAAGAGGACTGTAGCGCTGTTGCGTCTACTTCCTCCAGCCAGGGCAATGCAGGCTTTAGGAGAGTGAGCTGTCGGGAACACTCATTGTAGTTTATGGTTTTGCTTTCCACAGCGTACGTATCTCTCCTCAGCGCGAGGAAATAGTTGTAGACATACCTACAGCAGCCGAATGTGCGAAGTATTTGCTGTTCCTGCTTATCTGTAGGATATATGCGAAATTTATATGCGTACTCGCACATTCTTTTAAGGTCTCCTTCCTTAAAGATATTGTTATTATACTATATTCTTCTGCTGCCTTATATCCTCATGGCTCAAGCCAGAGGTTTTACGGCTGGTTTAATAATATTTTATAGTAATAGTATAGAGTTATTATTTTCTCTATATTTTATAGTAATAGCATAGAGTTAATATTTTCTCTTTTCTTTTTGGTTACTTTTTCTTTTCTCTTTTGTTATTCGTATGTGACCCAGCCCCACTCCTGTCTGAAATATTTCCGCGACCACATTTTAGTCTTATTTTTTAGGATTACATTTTTAACTTCATGCCTATCATCATGCATAATAATTGTTGCGGTATATAGGTCGTTGTCGTAAATCTTGTAATTGTCACTAACTATCCATGTAGCCTTATGGCATTTCTCATAGGTGTTTGTCTGAGGATTGTAATTTTCGGCGGAATAAAAGTAACCGTTTATCTCATACACTGACACACTTCGGTTATTCTCCAAATAACCAACACGCTTCCACATCGGGCAATTCTTTTTTACTTCCGCATATGCTCTTTTTTCGCTTGGACCGTCGGAAAGAAACCCATTCAAAAGAAATGCCATCGCAAATAATCCGAGAATAATAATCATATTTTATACCTCTTACCGTTTACTTATTCATATTATAACTCAAGAAAGACTGGAACTGAAGAGTATCTTGCGCCTGTCCGAACTATAGTTTTTAACACCATTATCAGCACATGCCTGTAAAATACTTTCCTCTATTCCCCACCAGGCATCTCTGTATTTTAATGCGTTCCTGTTGTAATATTCGACGGCTGCTTTTGCCGTGTTAACAAACTGTGTTTCATCCTCAAAAACCAAATCGCCAACACCTTCTTTGTATCCAAGATACCCAACGATACTGTATTCCATAGCTTGCTCCTTTCGTATGTCGATTTTTGACGGTTTTCTACAATTACCGCCAATTTTGTCGTATTATTTTCTAAAATCCTTAAGGAAGGTTTGTTTATGAAGTCCTACATTGCCGAGATTCTCAGAACCCTTGGTGCTACTCCGTGTTACCGTGGTTTCACAGCTCTTGTTTACGCCATATGTCTTGTGGTCGAAGATGAATCGCGCTTAGATAATGCGATGCGAGATGTTTATTTTTCAACAGCGGTAGATTTGAACTTACAGGTAGATAAAACTCGTTTATCCGATATAGCTGGATATAAGCTTGATGGGCCACCTTCTTCGTTGCAATTTATTGAAATAATAGCTTCCTATGTTCGCCGTTCGATTTGATTATTTTGCCGTATTATGGTATAATAAGGCAAGCAGTTCTGCACGATACTGCCCATATACCTTTTAGCCGCTACCCCAAGCACCACCGGTAGCGGCATTTTCTTTTTTGGAAATCAGTCTTCCAAATCTATATAAATATTCTTTATTTTTCTGCGGTCGATGCGGTTGAGGTATTTCTTTGCCCACCTCATCCAAGTGTCGCTTATACATATAAATCCTTTTTCGTGCAGTCGTTCCTGCACAATCTTCGCCTTGCCTGTTGTACGCATATGTTCTGCTCGATTCATAGATACCTCCTTTAAATTAAAAAGCCGCCACTACGGGCGGCAATGGGATTTATATCCGTTCATTTAGTTGTTCTCGAAGCCGTATTATTTCTTCGTGCATTTGGAATGATTTATCGAATTGCTCCATTATGGCTGCGTATTTGATATCCTTATCACCAAGGGGCAGATGAAAAGTATCCTTTATTCCGTTCCGTGTGACCTCAAAAATGTCTTTAGAGATGTACCGCTTTTTCAGAACAACATCAAACCCATGAGATTCAAGCCAATTAATTGCATATATCTCTTCTTTGCTGAAATCCCATTCGTGTTTATCAAGGTTTTTCATGGTATCATCCTCCTTTATGGGCGGCTGTGGGTTATCGTGCAACCGTCCTAATTATATCATTGGGTTTAGCCGTCCATCCTTGGAAGTTATCGCCGTGGTAAACGCTGCCGGGTTTGCACACAAGCATGATATCCCGCTTGTTGGTATGCGACCATGCATCTTTGTAGTTGTCAAAATAGAGATTATCATAATTACAGCCCTGCTCGTTGTACTTTTTGACAATGTATTCCTGTTTTTTCATGTCGATTAATCCTCCTGTTAATTCATTAAATCATGTTTTGATTGGGCTGTAAAGGGGTGATTAATCGTCCTCCAATACAACACAATTCACGATACCACTCAGTGCAGTACATCCATCCAGTGCGATAATTCCATCGCCATAGAACGGAGCGTAATTCTCCTGCTGTCCTGGCGGATTTCCAAAATAGTAATGAGCATACGATGTATGCCAATGGCCGCACACAATGGTTTTACCGGGCTCGGTGATGCCTTGCATCATAGCGCAGTCAATGCCGTTGTGCCACCTTGCCTCACGCCACTGGTGCGGTTGTGCGTCACGCCAGTAGTGATGATACTCGTTACCCCAATGCGGTATCCAGCCATGAACAAATATGTAATGCGGCGCCTCGAAATAATCAATGCTTGCGGGAATGAGGTCTTTGCAATAAATAGAATTGGCTACTTTGCGGATAAAGCCGTAGGGGTTGTTGCGTATGGCGGCTTTGCCCATTTTGCTGAGCTGCACTGCAGTGTCGAATGTGCGGTTTGAATTATGGTACGTATATCCCGACAGAATATCATCCATTCTTTCTGGAAATTCCGCGAGCATTTTTACCATAAGGTCTTCGTGGTTGCCGCGAATGAATATCAGTTTGTCTTCCAACAGGAGTTTGTACATAAATTCCTGCATCTTGCAAGCTTCTTTGCCACGGTCCATCATGTCGCCGCACAGAATAAGTTTGTGGGGCTCCTTGTCATCAAAGAACCCCACCTCGGTAAGCTTGTCTATCATTTTTGTGTAGTAGCCGTGTACGTCGGCCAGAACGTAATAGCGCATTTTAATTATCTCCCTATTGTGAAAATAGCTGTGAGAATTATCTGTGCTATATGTAAGAGCTGGTCCTGCCATAGATTTATAAGACCACGATTGGCTTTCATATCGTCTATAACCGCATGGAGACATATATTGAGCACAAAGAGTCTTATAAACACCTTGTCCAGATTAAACGACATTGTTACGGCAATGGGCAACATAATCATAAATGCCCAACTGAAACTATGCATGAGCAGTGCCCAACTATAGTCATATTTGTATTTCGGCTGCGGTGCGTTTTCTTCCCACCACTGTTTCTGTTTTAAAGAGGCTAACCAACCCTGCAGATAATAATCATCTACGATATGGAAGAAAATCATCCATAATACAATGAACATTTTGCTCATATAGCTACCTCTCTTTTAATGCAATATGTTTATGCTTGTTCAAGGCAATATTTCCTCATTAGTCCTCGTATTATTTCATAAGGATTTTTGATATTTTCTATGGTTTCCCACGCAACGTTGTTGTCGGTAATTACATCATCAACAGTTACTTCTAATTCACCGGTGTCGCTATTTATAAAAACAGCAAGAATATATCTTCCAAATGAGTAGCAATAACTTCCATCGGCCGACAAATACCATCCCCACCACATATTATTGCTAATAAATTCTGCGAGCTTAGGGTTGGTGATTATTGTATAAGGAAAGGGCTTGATGTTCATTTCATCTTTCCATTTCTTACTCATTATATCCCTCCGTCAATATTCTGTAGAAATAGCCGTATCGCTCCGCTTCTTCTTTGTCGTGTTTTAAATCTTCTAACGCATTAAATATATTATTGACCTTATCATCGAGAGATATTTCACTTTCATACTGCTCCGAATCCATATTGTCTGTATCCAGACAAACGAAGTCGTCTCCAATCCAACAACATATATCAGTGTATCCGTTATTGAAAATTATAGTTCCATTTTTCTGTTCAAGCTCTTTCCTTATCATTTCTTTCGTGATAATGTATTCTTCCCAACCAACGTCATGCATATAGAACATTTCATTGATATATTCCCATCCACGCTCAATCATAAAATCCGTAAACCAACGGTTGTTAACCAAGCCAAACAGTTTATCAATATTATTTTCTGTAACAGCTATATTGTGGTCTTCAAGGGCGGATTCCAAGTCACCCTTACACCAACGAACTACGCCAAAATATTCATCATTCATCCCATCCACCTTCCATTTCTTCAGGTATTGCCGCAAACAGCATTTCTTTGTAGGATTCAAGTATATCCTCCGGATATCCACAGTGAGTAGTCCCTTCACCAAACCCGTCTCTGCTATCGTAGTAATTCCAAACAGAAATTATCACACGCCTGTGAATATCTGTATCAGTAAGGAAAGAGTTTCTATCAGTTCCACTGCATTCCTTTATGTACGCATTAGCGGCATCAATATCGTTTTCATTTCGGCACCACAAAATAAAGTTAGCATCGCTTGCACTGGAATTCAGCGGCAGGCTTTCATTGCTATACACGAGCTTGGGTATTTCGTCCCACGCCTTCAGTATCGCTTTTATATCTCTTTCATATTCAATGCAACTACTTTCATTATCAAATCTGGTGCCGTCGTACGCTTCATATTTGGTTACATAGATGGTTTCGGTTACAGTTCTCATATTGCACCTCCTGGTTTATATTTTTTGAATACTCAGTTGGGAAAAATTAGGCAAAATAGCCCTGTTTCATACCTTAGTCGATAACTTGGTCGTCTAAACATTTACTCTTGAAATAGAGCTGATTTTGTCCTGTTAATCGAATGCATTTTTAGGACGGAAATGCTTGGCGCTTATCCAGAGCCACTCGTCTTTTTTATAGATAAGGAAATGGGGGTATCCATTTTTATCCACCCTTACGTCATACACTGTATATTTCAAATCGGTTTTTAAATCAATGACGACAAACATCATTTACCTCCGAACGATTTCTTCCACGCTTCGTAGTTCTTTTCAGTATCGGCTTCAATTTTCTTTACTATCCAGTCACAATATGGCATGTTGGCAACCTTGTGTTTTGCCAACACCATACTTTCTGCCTTAATAAAAACGCACCGAACCTTGTCGGGCTCGGTGCTTGTTGTGTAATCTATGCGGTACGTCTTCATTTAAGTGACTTCGCAATCTTCTCTATTGCTTCTGCCATTATTATTTTGCCATCCAGCAGGTTGGTGAGCGGGACGGTGAAATAGGGTTTGCCGAATTCGTTGCCCTTATAGTCCAGAACAGAAATCGCCATACACTTTTCATACATGACGTTGTTGAAGGGGCGAATTACAATTTTGGTTCCGTGGTCGGCGGCAAACTTTTCTTCCAGTTCGTCGGCGTAGAGCAGCAGTGCATTCCAATCAGAAAATGAAATCATTAACTTTCCTCCATTATCTTATAAACCATACTTTCAAACCATCTGCCAACTTCATCAAACTTTTCCGCAGATATATTTTCTTCTCCTAAAACCTATCCATCGTTCCAACGATATCCTTTACGGAATCACCTTCATACTCAGAACAGTCAGTGTTTGAACTGAATACTACGCCGTCATAAGATACATACACAATTCTGTTTTCATCATTCATATTTACCACACCAACCCTACATAATAATCGTCGCACATCTTGGCTACTTCATGCTTGTCTACTGCGTCTACATTAGCCACATTTTCAAATATGGGGAATGAATTATTATCACTGCAATACACTACATCAAGGTAGCCCAACATTTCATTGTATACCACGTCAATATAATCACTACTGTATTTGTTCAGTGCCATTTCAATGGCGGCCGCCAATTTATCCATATCATCTTCCTCCATAACCGTATTGCATTCGGGGCACATAGAAGTTATTTTATCCGGCGTTACCATATATCCACACTCCGAACAGTGCGGCATATCATATTCACCATAAACCCACTCACCATATTTAATCTTCAATCTCAATCACCTCCACGAATTCCATATCGAAATCAATATAACTCATAGAGCCAGGGTACTCATTCCTTTCAGTTGTGTGCTGGCAACCCAAGCATCCACAAACTCCACCTGCGGCATCATAATCAATCTCAGGCGATTCATTTGTAAATCCATATTTGCGCATACAATGACCACAAATTGAAGACCACAAATATTGTTTATTAGTAGCAACATGAAACATCCTATCTGTTTCCCAATTATCAAAATCAATTTTGCCTTTATAACGCAGTATTTTCATTTGCGGCACTCCTTTTTATAGGGCAGTTAGGTTTCTGGCATTCATTACCCAAATAGCAGGGCTTATCATCATCATCGTAGAAAGGATAGCAAGCGTGTATTCCACGCTTTTCCAGTTCAGCTTCTGCTGTCTCCACAACCTCAACAATCATTCCTACATCCCAAGGAATAATCTCATCTCTTGATTCAAATGGGTCTGCTTCCGGCTCGGCCATTGCGCACAGCAACCTATACGCACAACCGTAGATAGTTTCATTTTGAGAACACAGATAGTTTTCAAAGTTGAGCATCTTATTACCTCCCGCATTAAACGCAAAAGCCGCAAGCCACGCCGCCAACAATGTAGTTATTCATTTCAACACCTCCTGTGTAGGTTATTTATCAAAGTAAACGCAGTCAGCTTCGATATTCTGGTAATGATTTACTACACGCCCATCTTCGTCTTTGCGTCGAATATCGAAGTTTGTGAGTTTATCCAAAATACCGCTATTTATTTCACGAGGGGATAAATGACGACGAATCTCCTCGGTTAATTCAGTGAGAGTATCAAAGCTTTGATAACTGGCGCGGCCACCACGAATAAGCAAACTATAATATTTATTCATACTCCTCTCCTTTCCAATTCTTTCTGGAAATGTCCGTACCATGCATCATCTTCACCAACAAGCCGCATACAGTTTCGTATGTGGGATGTTGTCATTTCTTCAAGAGGAATTAATGTGCCATCTCGCGTTGTCCAGTGGTCGCAGGGTATGCCGAACGGAAAGTCCCATACAAACGCGGCATCGGCTTCGAAATCATCCCATAATGACATAAATTACTTTATCGCCTCCAAAAAGTTTGTGATTTCAAGATATCTTTCATCCAGAAGGCTCTGATAATCTTCCGAATTCTCCCTCGCATTAATAACGTCCGTGAGCTGTGCTTCCAAATCTTCCACCATAATACCAAGCCACGAATAAACTTCATCGCCAATGTCCTCATTGAACTCAGGGTGTTCATCGGGGCAGTACGGATAGTTTAGTTGAAAGGAGCTTCCACTTTCGAGCTCATATATATCTACGTCAAACCAACCGTTTTCGTTTAAGCGAAGTGTGAGTTGCAATGTTTTCTCAATCATTTTATACCTCCATCAATCCAAATCCACATACCACCAACCAGTAAAACGGTCGGTTTCGCCATTTCGTTCATCCTCATCGGGGTCAAAGTAACCAGTGTTAACAATCACTTCCTCACCATCGGATAAATAAAAGCTTTCTATTAGGTCAGCCATAAGATTTGAAGCGTATTCATTGCGACACAGGATTACGTAACCGTCCGAATACACATCAAGCATCCGGCCTTCGCACAGTCTTTTCGCGATTTCCTCGTACCAATCCATAACACAAACCCCTATTTGCTACGCATAATGTCTATATAATATTTGTCATCGTTAATTTCAAGGACACATCTTGCTTCATTGTTACTCATGTCTTCAATCCAACAAGAACAAGACATTTCGTCCCCCTTGTCTATTTCTCCATATGCATCAAGCAAAGCACTGTCTTCCATCCAGTAGTCTTCTTCCATCGCGTCACAAATCAGCCCCGCAATTGTTCTTAACATAATGTAATTAGTATCCATAATTCATTCCTTAATACTCTTAAAAATCTCTTCTTCGTCTACATCAGCATCGAATGTCTTTCCTTCGTTATCGTAAACTAAAGTGCCATCGTGATTATTCATTACATAAATAAGCCCTGTGTGCTCATTGTGGAATACATCAACAAACTTGTTTTCATCAACCTCCACCCCGTAGATTTTGCTGTGAGGGTTTACGTTATACGTATCAACAACTTTCATTTCTAAAACCTTACCTTTATCCCCTTAACTTCGTACACAGGCCGCATTTTTACGTTAAAAACAAAGAGAGCTGTATCGTACAACTCTCTGTCTGCGTATTTAAAAATCATGCCGCCTGTTGTATCGGGCGGCTTACTGTATTCCTGGACAAACAACTCCTTATATTCGTAATAATACAGCGCAAACCGTTTGCGCAATTTCCAAAGGAATGGTTTAACTATTCCAAGCATAATATGCTTCCTCCGTACAGCAGGTAAACTCGAGTGCGTTTCTATCGGCATAAATAGGAGCAAGACCATCGTAGGTACACGCCTTAGCATTTTCCAGAAGCACCGCAATGCCGTATTCAAGCTCCTCATACACCCTGCCCTTTGAGTCAATGTAAAAATTGCCACCCCATTCCTCTTCTTCCGGGGTGTACTGAACCACGCCATCAAAAGGGCAGAGGTAATCAAACCAGTAATCGGGTATATCGCCGTTGTCCTTTTCATTTACCACATCGGCAATTATCGCCTGACTATAACAGAATCCCTCACTGCCAAGGTATTTGCGAGCAGTCATATCGGACATCCGATAGAATGCGTCCTTTGCATAACTGTAGGAGTATACATTGTTGCTGTAGTCCACGTAGAAATCAGCCGCAAAAGAATCTACCTTCTTGCCGTCCTTATCCTCTATGAACATATCAACGTCGTCGATGTGGCAAAGCAGCTTTTCTGTGCTGTCGGAATTTTTCTTTCTACTATAGAAATACGTGGACTTATAGTTGCCGTTACTATATAGGATGCCGTTGTCTTCTATGAAATTGCCCGTGGTGTAAATCTTGCCATACTTATCCAGAAAACAAAGACGACTTCCTTCTGTAGCATTTTTGATAAGCTGCATCAGGTAGTCGTGCTTGAGGAATTTGCGATTCATTTTCTTGATTATGGCGAGCTGTGTGGCGATATATTCCATCGTGTCCGAAATCCCCTTTCTGGGGGTGAAAGACAGGATACCGTTGTGAGCAACACCAACGTCGGTATTACACCTCAGCTTCTGGAGAAGACCAATCTGGTCGGTAATAGGAAACGGATGGCAGTTTTCGGGCTTTGTTCCGCCATGGGTTGTTATGCGAAAATGCATTACAACAGGGGTTTCCTTAAGGTCGAGGCGTTCACCAAGTCTATTCAGCTCGGCCTCAAAGTCCTCATACTTCATATATCCTTTGGAAATACGAACAGCGCCGTCTTCTACCCACATCAGACCTGCGCCGTCGGTGTTATTATACCACATATTTTCAATGATGTCCCAAGAAGGCATTTCAATTCCCTTATTCTTTGCACAAATAATACACATATCAATTTCTCCTCTCTTAACTAAGCAATGCAATCATATCAGTGGTTATGGAATAGAAGCTTTGTGAAATACTCTGGTCGTCAAATTCAAGGCTTATATAAGTGTTTGAATAACCACGGTCAATATCTGTTACTGTTGCCTTCTTTCCGCAGAACTCCATCATTGCTGGGGATACAACAATAGGACTCGTAATAAAGTCATCACGAACACCAAATTCTGCGGCCATGTCATCCCAGTTTCGGAATATTACACGGTCACCGACCTGTACATCATTTCTATCCCTCTTAGCAATTACATCAATCATTTCTGCCGTGAAATTCCAGCTTATATCTCCGCTCTTATCGTCGAAGTCAAGACTCAATACGGAGCCAGTAACACGGATTACGGTTGCAGTTCTGCCGCAAAGATGCTTCATGCCATCAACGAAAGGATAACACCCCGTGATAATTGCTATTGAATCATATTCATACTCACTACACATGTTTTCCCAGCTGCGAATTATAACACGGTCTCCTACAGCAACATTGCGCCTATCCTTTATAGGGGTATAGCTCTTCGGGGTAAATGTTGTCCAGAGCGTCGTATGGGTTTTTAAAGAACCGTATCATTTCGCTCGTAATAAGATAATTCTTTTTCATTACCAAACCTCTCCTTGATGGTGGCGGGTTTATGCTCGATAAATACCTTTTTGACTGACGCAGGATTAAAATCCGTACGCTCCGCAAGATAAGCGTTGAGTTCGGGATAGTCAGTTCCGGCAAAGATGTCTTCCCATGTAAGGTTGTCCACATCATCAATGGAGATACTCTTAACGAAACGGCAGAGAGTATCAACAAACTGCAGGGTGGCAATAAATGTGGAGTGCTTCAGCGTGCCGCGGAATATGCGGAATTCAATGGTTTCGTAATTCTGCAGGTTTACGGCAACATATCGTCCCATTCTACTCGACCCGTCAATGGTCTTCCTCCTCTTTACCGCTACCGCATCTCTATCATAAATCGTGCCGACTTCATTTTTCTTAGCCCACTGGTTAATGTTGCCGGTTTGGCGACGTGTGAAGGGGACGATGTGAGAATCCCAGAAGCGATTCACAATAAGGATTACCTTTGCAATATTTAAATCCTGTTCATCCCTATTGTCTCCAAAGAAGCTCCTATTTACATGGACGTGAAGACCGCAGGTGCTTGTATCGTGAGACTTGAAATTGCGTCCCAGAGCAAGATTTTCGATTTCTTCCCAAGGGAGTTTGTTGGTGTGATAATCCAGCGTACAAGGATGGGATATGATTTCAACGCCGCAATTCAGACTACCGTCATGCTTACAATAGATTTCCCTGTAATCAACAAGTTCACTTGCAAGTCCGCGAGGGCCATTGCCACCGTCAACCTCACGTTCAACACCCATATACAACTGTCCAGCAACAGGAATCATATCGGGATAGAAACGGAAACTCGGTCTGTAATTCCAACTGTTGATGTCGCCGCCTTCATCGTCATCATCGTCATCATCGTCACGGTTATGATTGTCGTAATAACAAGACTCACAATGAGGATAATCATCGCCTACCCAATATACATCGTCTTCATACACAATACAGTCACAGTCTGCACAAACATAATAATGGTCACTGCAGTTATCGCATATTGCAATCCTATCGTCTACTTGCCACAAATCATTCTCTCTATACCATTTGTTGCAATGGTCACATTTGAAATAATTGCCACTATAACGAAGACACTCATCGCAAACACAAGCATCAATACTCTCTACGAATTCCACATCATATGAGTTACACCATTTGCCACAATCAGAGCATTTTTCGAAACCATCATCGAGAGCACACTCTTCACTGCAATAAGTAAATTCGTCAATGGCAATAGGTTCAATCTCGTCTTTATTGTAAATTTCTTCGCAGTATGCGCAAATGAAATAGCCTGCGTCCGCTACACACTCCTCGGAGCAAAATACGGCTCCGTCTTCGGCTTGATACTCGACATTATCGAGGAATATCTTTTTGCCGCAGGCCTTGCATTCCCCCCACAGGCTTTCATCTTCCATACATTCGAGGCAATAAAAGAGACCGTCGATTTCGACGGCCTCGGTTTCGATTACGCAACCACAAGAGTTACAAACCTTATCCATATTTAGTTTTCCTCCTTTACGCAGCCATGAAAATATTCTCGGTTTCGGTTGTCGTGGACGAAGCACGGGCAATTGCATTCAGCACTTCATCTTCCATGTACTTAACCAGAGACTTGTGTATGCCGTATTCGGTATATCTGTCCTGAGCAACAGCACGCAGAGTATTGGGATTCTTGGATTTGATAATGGAAACCACATATTCCATTGTGTCGGGACCAAATTTCTTATACACATTTGAAAGGGCGGCCAGCACTTCACTGCAATACCCGCCACGCACAATATGCCACTGTGCGGTGTACAGTGCTTCCATTATCCAATCAAACGCCGCGCCGCCCTGACCGCGCACAATCTTGCGTGCTTCCCTCAGATTACCGAGCCTGCCGTAAACACCGCCCCTGCGGTCGGAAACTTCAATTCCCCACTTGTCACAAATACGCTTTACCTCAGTATCTACGGGGTCGCCGCACAACAGATTTGCTTTCCATGTGTCATACTGGCTGAGAGGACTGGTTGCGGAATTAAGTGCCACAAAACGAGCGGCTTCATCTTCTCTGGAAAGTCCTTCGACAATCTGGCAAGGCAGGAATTCAGCACCAACACGCTTTGCCGCCGCAACCCTGTGCTGACCGTCGATTACATAGAACTTATTGTTGCGGTAACTTACAAGAACCACGTCGCAAAGGTTGTAATCCCAATTTGCAACCATTCTGTTTACCTTCTCCCGCAGACGGCGCTGATACCCTGCGTCAATCTTGATTTCAGAAACGGGAATGGTGGCGAACTTCTTGCCACCGATATTGTGAGCGTTTTCCAGAATTGCAGCGTTAGACATATTTAATTCCTCCTATTAATTTTTGTTGTTAGCACCAGCGGAGCAGGCCGCCGAACACTTTCTTTACACCAATGGTGCCGTACTCACTGCACCATTCGCAGGTATGGTTTACAACGTAACTGAATACGTAGAACTTGTTGGGGTCGTCAGTCTTTTCGACCTCACTTTCCCATTCGTCCTCGTACTTGCTGACGAACAGCAGGTTGTCGCAGATGCCGAATTCGGCATAGGTTCTGATTACCAGATAAACCAGCCCACCACTTTCTTCCTCAAACTTGCGCACCATTTCCTTCTGGTTATCATCCAGTTCGTACAGTGCTCCAAAGGGAGGCTCGGATACCATTACGATTCCGTCCTTCTCGAACATTTCAATTGCGGGTTCAAAAATGTCCAGTTCACGCATTCTGCGGATTGCTTCATTCTTCATTTAAAATACCTCCTCACTCATTACTAAAAGGGTTACAACAACAGCAAACATTGAGAGAAATGAAGTCATACTTTAGATTCCTCGCTTAATTGTAGAAGTGTGCCAGATACAAATCCCTCGTTGATGTTACTTCGCATATAGTAGGCAGATATCCAAAGTAAATCAAACGAGCGTTGAATTCGTTTTTGAATACGGAATTAAGGCTGTCGAGCAACTTGTCTCTCTTTTCCGCAAGCGCAATGGTGTATGGCTTATCATGCATCTTATAATCGTTTTCCAGATACAGCAGCCTTTCATCCATGCCGCACAGCCTGTAATACCGATTCATGGTCTTCTTAGCGAGTGCTATGTCTTCCTCAGTGGGATTGGGGTTGCGGCGTTCAGCTAATTCGCGTACCGACCTGCGGCGCATTTCTGCAACTGTCATAATTCCATTCTCCTTCCTCGTTTTTGCGGGTGATTTTTATGATTTCATCCTTTCGTTCCAACAGTCTGAACACAAATCTCCATCGCGGCAAGCATCGGTAAGTACGTCGCCAAAGAAAGATTTAACGCATATACCTTCCCAATACTCCGGAGTAATCTCTTTCGAAACACAATTTGGGAACACCTGTTCAATCCTCCGAATGAATTCTTCTTTGTAGGTTGGAGGAAATATAATTTTAGCGGTTTTTTCTATTCCTTCTTTTGTTAAATCTGTATAACACGAAACGTGAAATAACGGACAATATTCACAATCCTCCTGCTTGCCGCAAAACTCGTGCAATTTTTCGCTGAATTCCATTATTGTCATCACAGCATCCCCCTTACTCGATTTGCAAAGTCATTTTTGGCTTCTTCAAAACTGGGTGTGTAATTTCCCCAGTAGTAATCGTCTGGCGCATCTGTGCGGAACTCGTGTGTTGCCCACATTTCAAAAGGAGCGTTGCTCTGCTTGTGCAAAACAACGCCGTATTCCTTACCAATATAAATTTCAACAGGCTTTTCAAACATTTTTCTTTTCTCCTTTACAACTCAAATCCAATTTCATCTACGGCATAACGGTAACCATCGGCTTCGTATGTTCCGAGAAGCGCATAAACTTCTTCGTTGCACTCGTTGTCGGGAGCGTATGTGTCGCCCGTTATTGTGTAGTTTTCTGCCACAATCTTGTACATAAGGGGTTTGACATCACCGTTATGCATACGTCGTAACTCTTCTTCGGTGAATTCAAACTCCATTCCTACACGGAACCAAACCTTGTATTTAGAATCCATGTTCATACCCCCTTGCTACACAAGATTCGCATATTTCTTCGCTGTTCAATTCACACACATCAACGAATTCGCCGCAGATTGCGCATCTGCCGAATTCCATCCAATTGCCGCCGATTTCATATATCATATTGATGTCATACATGTTGGCGTACTCGATTGCGCCATCCAGAGTATCGTGCGCCTTTGCGGTCATATAATTGCCGTAATCGTAATTTGCAGTTTCGTAATAATGTCCCATCTCGTTCCTCCCTTCGTTCGTCACGAGGTTTGCCGCAACTTCTTCGGGCTGGACAACTTATTGCCACGTCGTTCAAGCATCGTTCCGGTGAATTTATTTTCGTAAATGATTACGCCGTGATTTTCGCGATGAAATTCAAACCCCGAATCACGCAGCATTCTGTCCACCTTTGCTGTTTTCTGCTTCCCACTCATCAAGTTCTCTCTCCACTTCGTTGTATGTGTCGCCAGAGCAAACAAAAACACCGCTCGTGGTATAAGCGGCGTAATGCCCAAATTCCTGTATTATTTTCATGTTTTACTCCTCAACCAGATTGCCGTTTTCGTCAATCCTTGTGCATACCGAGGGGCAATCACTTCCGAATTCGTATACTGTAGTGAGAATGCCGCCCATGTTGGAGTCGTATTCTATACAAGCAACGAATTCGTCCACGCTTCCTTCTCTCACAATGTCAACAAATATTCCAGGATAATCCTGCTCACAATCACCATCGGGGTGCTTTGCGTACACCTTCAGTTTGCCCATCGGGGTTTCGATATAGAATTCACGTCTATTCATCTGCAAAATACTCCTTTACAAATTCTCCGTAACCAAACGTCTGGAAATCCTTTTCGGTAAATCCAATGTCGATAAGCGATTCAATGAAATCGTTGTCTGTATAACAGCTATCAAGACACATATCTGCATACAAGTCCATCAAATCAACCACCCATTTTTCCAGTTTGGCAATGTAATCATGCGTTTCTGTTGTCATTCGTAATTCTACTCCTTTATTTTGATTAGCGTATTATCCATATCTCCGTCATAAACCATAACGTACTTTAATGCATTGTCGGGCAGCTTCCACTTGTGGTTACGAATAAATTCATCAACCTGATGTTCGTAACAGTAGAACCATGTGTGGTCGCTGAACAATAACATCTTTCCTATCATTTCTTTTCCTTTCCGTTAACGCTTATGTTGATTTTGTAGTTCATTCCCACATCACCTTTTTACGCAATACTCCGTGATGAATTCCCTCGACCGGAATGGGGTCTTCTTCATAATCCATACCCTCTTCAAAACCGAAACCAAGTTTGCAAATTGGACAAACATATTCCGCGTATGCGAGTTCATAATTATAGTTTGGACTCTTATTTTCTCTGTCCGTTATGTCGCATGCGGCGAACCACTCGCCGCAGTGAGGGCACTGCACCACCAAATTGCGAATTGGTGCCACTTCATATTCAACTCTTATTTTGTATTTCATTTTTGTAAATCTCCTTGAATATCTGATTGATTCCCTCGCACACACGGTTGAGGGTTCTCCACCTCACACGTTCTTCCATAAGCGCACCATTGAATTCTCCAGTGGAAGTGTCCAGATAAATACTCAGGCTGCCAACCGCAAACCAAACCCGCACTCCACTGAATTCACCATATTTACTCACGATAAATTCGTAATCCTTAACGTCATTAAGGTAACTGCTCATGTCGGATTCGTCATCCGCATATTCATTAAGGTTTTGGTCGATGTTCCGCATTATTTTTCTAAGCATTTTTGCGTTCCTCCTTCTAACATCCGTTTTCTAATCCACATTCAGCCAAACCAACACTTCTTCGGGTGATTTGCTCGGCCACTTTTCATAATTGGGTGCCCCTGCTTTCCAATCGGGTTCTTCCTCGATTTCAACAGAGGTAATGCACCTTTGCTTTTCGGCTTCTTCAACGCCTGGATAACGCCGCGTGGTTTTCCGTTTTCTCATAAGAAATTACCTTATATGCGCGGCATGTTTTAACAAGCATTCCTTGCAGTGTTCGCTGTGCCAACACTGACAGTTTGGGACGTTAACGTTGCTATCAATCGGGCAATAATGCCAGTTTTTCACAATGAAGGATATAAGGTTTGCCGCAATTTTTTTGTAACACATTTTTATTGCTCCTTTTCAAGTACAAAATCGTATCTTATTATGATGTCGTCGCAGTAATTGTTTTCGGGATTGTATACCAGATAGGTCAGCATTATTGAGTTTTCATCATGGGTTTGGTACACACTGCGATAACTAATATAGTTTCCCGCACCGTCCGCCGCATTGATAATCCGGCCGTCACCAGTTTCCATGTCCAGAACAACGCCGTAGCAACGCTCCACAATGGTTTTGCCTTCCCGATTTTCCAGAATGTCGGGGGTTATTTCACTGGAGTCGTACACTTTTACGTTTTCAAATCCCGCACTTTCCAGAAGAGAAATTACATTTTTCTCGATGAAATCATCTCGGTCGATGACAAGCTTGCCGCCAAACACAACAAGCAGGAAAAATATGACGGCCGCCAATGTTACAATAGTTGCTTTTGCTAATGCATCAGTCATTTTCTAATTCCTCACCATCGTCCACAAGCACATCAAGTGCAAACATGAACGCCGCTGCTTCTCTGTCGCTGGAAATGAAATCCCCACGAAAACGGGCGAATTCCCTTACGAATTCAGGGAACCACTTGACGAAATCATCAAATGCTTCAACTGCTTCGGTATAGCCTGCCACCATATCATCGTTGTCGTACAGGAATTCGTATTCCTTGACGAACTGCTCATAAAACGAGCGGATTTTCCACATAGCTTTTACCTCGCTATACAAGCAGCACACACATTCCCAAGCACCACGCATAACCGGCGGCCACAACACCGCCGACCGCAATCCACCACACAATGCTGAAGGTGCGCAGATTGTATTTGCCGATTTTGATATCCAGAATACGATTCTTCATTTTTTGCACCTCACATTAGCAACTCAGCACACGCAGCGCCGCATTGTACTGCCGCCGCATTTCACGTTCATCTTCCTTTACGAAAGAACAACCCTTGGGAACGTTCTTCCAGTTTTCCTTGCGTGCTTCGTACTCCTTTACGATTCTGAGTGCATCAAACTTACTCATCTTCTCTTCCTCACTTTCATTAATTTTGTAATGGTTTTCTGGGTTAAATTCGTTCGTCGAGAAGGGGGCTTCGCCCTTCTCTTTCCTCACTTTCGTTTTGCCAAACCAAATGGCAAAGAAAAGAACATGACTTTTGCCATGTCCGATTCTTTCCTATTTGGATATTCCTGCGACTAAAATTTGTAATTTTAGGAGCAGATTTCCTGAGCAGAAACTTTATGGGTAAAAAAAATAGGCGTGGATTTCCTACGCCCACTCTTATTCAATATTTTCGTATTCTCTGCCGCAAGCGGTACAAACATAAGGACCACAGGGGCTCTCGTATTCACAAACATCCATAAACTCTTCATGCATCTTTGTAAAAGGGTTTTCCCGCATAGGGTTGCTCACAAAGTTATTTTCTTCGTCCACAATTATCATTGTTTTGATAACTTGGCAAGCGTAAAATGTATCATTTCCGCACAAGCATTTCATAATAACAACCTCCTTTTTAAGTAGTTTAACATTACGAGACTCATTTTGCAATCATGCGTCCCACATCGTCCTTGATTTGGCACACCGCACGCAGAATTTCCAGAGAATCAATTTCGATTTACAGCAACCAGTCTTCAAGTGTACGCCGTAGGTATGCCTGCATTTCGCTGCGGATTTCAGCAAGCGTCTTCTTTTGCGTTTCAATTTCTGCATTAACAGCCGCAAGTCCTTCACAATGGCATTTTCTACGTTGCATTTCCCAATCATCGCAGTCATCCGTTATTTTTGTGAGTTCTGCGATGTGATAGTTCCGCACTCCAATAAGAGCGTTAACTTTTTCAACTGTTGCCTTTTCTTTTTCCAGAATGGAAAGTAATGATTTGTACATGATAAATTCTCCTTTAGATTTTAATTATGGCGGCTACGCCTTCCTCAAATTCAACATCTACAACAGCAAAGTCCATTTTCATTTTCGCATCAAGCATTTTATAAAGTGCGGCGTTGGTTTTGCCATTCAGAAAGTATTCTTGAAAAGCAACATCGAAATAATGAATGCGGTCGATAAGCTCTTGCATTTCCTTTTTCATTTTTGCGATTTCTCCTTTACCAACAGATTTCTATTGTGTTACCGAGATATTCGATTTCGTACCCGATTTTTCTGAGTTCGTCCACCACAATTTGAGTATCCACATCGGCACCCACTATGTACTTTATGTACATTTTCCCCTCATTTGCGGCCACTTCAATTTGCGGGGCAATCCTGTTTTTCAGAACATCAAGGGAACGATTTCTTATACGAGCCTGTTCTTCTTCCTGGACACGGGTTGCGATTGTGCGCATTTCATCTGCAGTTTTCATTTTTGAATTTCCCCTTTCGGCAATATAAAAGAACAGCTTTCGCTGTTCCTTATTTCTGGGCACAATTTCTCTATCTTCTTTTTGTCATAACATCGAGGAATACAAAGCCGCCCCGCAGCCGTTTTCCTCTTGTCATTGGGTCGCAACAGAAATTATCGGCCAAATTCGTAATTTCCGTCCACACCGGCATTTCATCGGTCATCACGGTTATTTCCGTTGTTTTGAACTGGATTTGCCAATTCTTTTTATTTATCGGTGATGGCTCAATTTCAATTTCTGCTTCTGGGTCGTATTCCAACAGCAGTTTGCGCAACAGATTATAGGCCCGTTGCAATTCCTTATACCGCTTATCATTAAAGACATACAACCCCTTTTCGGTTTGTGCCACATATTTTTGCATTGCAGCAAGAAAGATTTCTTCGTCCGTAGGTGGGGTTATGTCTATGATTTCTTTGTCCATAGGCAAAAAGTCCTTCCGTAATTATTAAAACGCCCCGCCGCATTGACGGCGAATGCACCACCAAACGCCTTTTATATGTAAACTGGGTGAGGTATCCAGTTTGCATTTTCACAATGCTAAGAAGCGGGGCAAAATTATTATACGATTTCCGAATTTGATTGTCAATTTTGCAAAACCCAAATTCATGGGCATGAATTTGTAAACCCCATGCCCATTGATTTGTGCTTTACTTGCCTACTTCCTTTTCGGCACGCTTGTACAGGGATTCATAGGTTCCACCAGTCATGATGCGGTTGATAATCTGGGTAGCAAGCTTGATTATGGTATTGCCACGGGGCATTACAACGGTCAGGGGCTTTTTGCCTGCCTTACAAGCAGTATACAGCAGGAATGCCACATCCTGAGATGTAACTTTGTACTCATTAAGGGACTCATCACCAGAATAGGGCTTGAAGATAATCATGTCGATGAATTTCTGGAGGTCTTTGGTGAGCTGTTTATTACTGAAGGGAACGGCATTGCTTGCTTCCCAAGCCTTTGCCTTTTTGGACAAAGCCCATGTATTGAGCAGTTTCTTGTAATCGCCACCCATATCCTTTGTTGCCCTTGCCGCAAGCAGTTTTGCGAAATGCTCTGCCTCACTCTGCCAACCGGCCACAGGCGTGATTGACATTGCCCCACAGAACCTGTCAAATGCAGCGATGTCGATGAGCTTTGTATCGTCCTCAACGATGTATGTCTTGATGTCGGTATCCTTATCGGATACACCCTTGAAGTTTACACAGGGGACTTCAAGCAGCATGATTGCCTCATACATGGGATTTTCCTTATCCCTCAGCTCAGCGAAAACTTCCTTGCACTTTGCGGCATTGTAATCGCTTGCAAGGTCTTTGGCGATTGCGATAGCCTTTTCCACCCTGTCATTGGCGGCATTTTCAAGAGTAAGTTCGTTCACCTTTTCACAGGCGGCGTTAAGTTCGATGCGGAGTTCGGATGCACTTTTAGTCATTGTAGTTTTCTCCTTGTGTGTTTTTTATTTAGAGCCTTAACCCTATATGGGGCGCTATACCTTACAGCATAGCGCCGTGTATAGGATTAAAAAGGGACGGTATAAACCATCCCATAATAAACCATTGATTAACCTCAACATTTAGCCAACAAAGCCTTTTGTGCCGTTCGCCACGCTTAAATAGTAAATGCGGAACATCCCTATTTAATGGACTGTTGTTCCTGTTGTGCGGAACACAACAGACAGCCTGCGACAAACTGCACAGCATGCATTTATGGCCTTATGCCTGTTGGTGACTAACCCTGATACAGTCAAGCCTATTCGCTCAAGGCTTTGCTTGCTTGCTTTCGTCAAGCAATACGGCAATGCAAGGCGGCGCTTGCTTTCGCTTGCGTTCCTGCTCTGCGTGTATATAGTAACGAAAACGGCAAAAACGCAGGGTGAAAATAAAAAAAATTTTTAAAGAATTATATTGTAACATTCTAACATATCTATTTGCATAAATAGATGGGTGAAATATAGCAAAACGCCGCATAAGCCCCATATTTGCCCTGTGGGCCGTTTTGTTGCCCCCTTGATATTTATATCAACGCAAAGCAAAAACCCCTTACAGAGGGCTGTAAGGGGCTGTAAAAAGAAAAGCCCCCATAATGAGGGCTGAATGTGTTTTAATCACGGTTAACCATTGCGATATAGCGCATTGTTATTTGCTGTATGCATTCCATATGTTCCGCAACCGTTTGGCGGCGGATGTTCAGCCGTTCCGCTATGGTATCA